GATCTTCAGCGTTCTCCGCAAGGGTCGCATCCTAGTGACTGCTGCTACGGCAACGGTTGCTGGTGTCAGCAAGCTCTGGGTTCGCGCTGTCGCTGGTCTCGGTGAGACTCTCGGCGCACTCGAAGACGCAGACGACTCGACTGACATGATCGACTGCACGACCAAGGGTACGTGGATGTCGACGGTCGCCGCAGGCGAACTCGCCTGGCTCGAAGTCGACTTCGTCTAAGTCGTCATCCTGAATTGAACTAAGGAATTAACCATGGCACCTCGTAATGATTACGGAAGAGAAGCAGAGAAGGTCGTACTAACGTACGATCATGGCGCTCTTACCGCAACCACGACAGTTAAGCTGTACAAGGTACCGGCAGGGCGTACTCTGCGCGTTGATCGCGTTTCGTACATTAACCCTACTGGCCTTGTTGAAGACAACGCTAACAACTTCGCCGGAGCCGTCAATAACGGCGCCACGGTTGTTGCGACCCTGTTCAACACGGACGCAAACCTTGACCCGGACACGGGTGCCACTCTGGCAGTCGACACCTTCGTCGAAGGTACCCTGGCAACGAGCGCTGACTGTGTTCTCGCTGCTGCCGATATCCTATCTTTTGTAGCCACTGAGACTGGCACTGCAACCCTTCCTGCTGGTCACCTCGTAATCGAAGGCCGACTGTTCTAATTCTGGAGTACCTCCATCATGTCCGACACTAACAACATTGTAGAATTCCCAAAGGCCCACCTCGACGCAGCTATTGCCGAGGCGGCTGCATTCAAGGCGACCGGCGCTGCTGGCGTAACTGCCAAGCCTGCCTGGCGCTTTGACATGGACTTTGTCCAGAACAGCCAGTTCGACGCCAGCGAGGGTATGTTCCTTGCTCGTCAGCTAGAGCACATTCGTGCCGGTACGTACGCAGTCCAGTACACGGATCTCGTGTATGACCGCCTGATGCCGATCAACCGCTCGGTTCCTGGTACGGCTCGTGAGTACACGATCCGCGTCACCGATAAGGTTGGCGAGGCTGAGATTCTGGCCGAAGGCTCGGACGCTTTCGGTAACGTCGAAATGTCGATCTCTGAGAGGACCATGAAGTTCTTCATGATCGGTCTTGGTTACTCGTACTCTGTCGACGAGGCTCGCGCTGCTGCTGCTCTCGGAATGCCGCTCGCGGCTACCAAGGCAATGCTCTGCAAGCAGGCCATTGAGCGTAAGGTTAACGATGTTGCCCTCGTCGGTACCACGTTCGCCAACGGCACCTCGGCTGTCTCGGGTCTGCTAACTGCAACCGACACCGGCGTACTAACGCAGGCTCCTGCGGTTGGTTCTGGCTCGGGCGACACCGAGTTCGAAGGCAAGTCTGCCGACGAGATCCTCACCGACCTCCACGCCATGACCAGCAAGCCTTGGCTGTCGTCTAAGGGTCTGTTCAGCGTCAACACGCTGCTCCTGCCGCTTACGACTCGCACCTACCTGGCTTCTCGCCGCGTCGGTGATGGTACCAACGGCTCGATCCTGAGCTACTTCCTCGGTGCTGACCAGTTCATCAACAACGAGTCGTCTGTCATCGGACTCTGGCAGCTTGAGTCGTCTTCGGCCGCTGGCGCAGGTTCCGCATGGACCGGCAAGCGTGCGATGGCCTACCGTCGTGACCCGGGCGCTCTGGAACTCATGATCAACCAGCCCTTCGAGCAGTTTGCTCCCCAGGTCACTGGCTTTTATGTGAAGACGTTGTGCAGAATGAAGATGGGCGGACTCGCCATCTATCAGCCGGCGACGATCGTTCGCATGGACGAGATCTAAGTCCTAGCAGGTAGGGCTTACCCACCTAACAGCCCACGAAGCTTCGGCTTTCGTGGGCTTTCGTTTTTCAGGAGACAATATGACCTACGTACCCGTAACTACTTCATCAGACTCTTCGACGGTCACTGCCTCCATCGGCAGCTTGACCGGTATGCTTGCGGGTCAACTCTACTTGTTCGTTAGCTCGACGAACTGTTGGATCAAGCAAGGCACTACCAAGTTAGTCACTTGCGCAACCAACGCTAACATGGCTGACGGAGACAAGCTTACGATCGCCGTATCTAACGGTGATTCGGTTACCTACGAGTACGACAAGTCAGCCAACGGTGTGGCTTCTACAAGCACATCATGGGCAGCTGGCGCAGGTACGGCAGCACAGACTGCTGCCACACTCGCTACGGCAATCGGTATCGCTCAGCCTACACTCGTCGTCACAGACAACGCTGATGGGACTTTAACCATCACTGTCAAGGACAAGCACGCAACGTTCACCGAGGAAGTCACCCACGCGTCGTTTACTGTCGCGGACGCTCACCCCCCAGCCGCCGCAGCTGACGGTTCGATGTTTGTCCCTGCTGCAACACAAATTCTAATCGACGGTGACAACGGTCCTCAGCTTGGTGTACTCCGTAACACCGCTGACGGGCACGCTTCTCTGACGAGGGTTGCCGAGGTCCGCTAATGGCCTGCGTCATCTATAAGCATGACGTACTAGCTCTCGCTCCTCAGCTAACTGAACTTCCTGAGCCTGCGTGGGTGATGATCCTCGCGTTCGTCAACGCATTCACGTTTAACTGCGATCCGACGCTTCGCAAGTTGGCGCTGTGCTCGCTAGCAGCGCACTTCGGCGTGCTTAATTACAACGCGTCAATGAGCAGTGCGACGACAGCAGTTGTATCTGAGTCCGCTGGCGGTCTGAAGCGCACCTACGCACAACCTATCGCCACCTCGACAGCAGCAGCTGATTTCGATCGCACCGACTTCGGTAAGCAGTTTATGGCCATCGCCAACATGTCTTCGACGACCAGAGGTCCGAGGCTGATCTAATGGCGATGAAGACTAACTACACACGCGTGGGGTTCACCGACAAGGGGTGGAACGCGATGCTTAGGCGTATGGTCGCCAGCGATCCTCAGGTCGTCGTCGGTGTCATGGAGCCTGTCGCTAGCCAGCAGCACCACGAAGACGACGATGTCACCGTCGGCGAGGTTGCCAATTTTGCGGAATTCGGTTTCCGTCATCGCGGCGCAGAAGTACCACCTCGTCCGTTCCTGCGCACGGCACTCGTGTGGGGCTCTGAGCTAGCTATCAAGAAGATCATGGCGAAGGTCGCTCGTGACGTCGTGTTAGGCACGTCCAAGAATGTTGCGATCCGAGCAGCAGGACGTTGGGCTGTCCGACGTGTTGTCTCGACGATGAAGGAACGTGTATTCGTTCCTAACAAGCAGGCCACAGTCGACAAGAAGGGTAACGACTGGACCCTTCGTGACTCCCGTAAACTGATCTCATCGATCGGCTTTGAAGTCGTTACTGGTCTGAGGGCCATTGCCGCGAGGTTCTCAGAATGAGCTTGCTCCAATCGATCTACGGCCACCAGACCGGCGTGTACACGGTTACTCGTCGCGCTACGGGTACGTTTGTCGACGGTGTTTACGTGCCTAACCCGACGACTACTACGCTTTCGATTCGTGGTGTCGTGCAGCCCGCCCGAGAAATCCAGCGTGTCACCGCCGGTCGCGACATGCGTGAGCGTGAGCAGAACCAGTACGTCGATGACGTGCAGATCATTCATACGGACACCGAGATTCACACCCGCACGGCTACGTTGGATCCTGACATCATCACGTTCGACGGTGGTGACTGGATCGTCATTCGCGTCGAGAAGTGGAAGTTTGGTAATGTGACTTTCTGGATGGGTGTTCTAACCAAGGAACTAAGTGGTGCCGCATGAACTGGGCAACACTTAGAGCCGCACTACATGCTTGGGTTGTTGCCTGTACTGGCCTTAGCAGCCAGAAGGTAACGTGGTCGCGCCAGCGCAATACGCCTCGTCCCGAGGAAGACGGCATCATCATGAAGATCTACGTCGTCGATGACGAGGGTCAGTCGTGGGTGGACGTCGAAGCTGCGCCTCTAACGTTTGCAGACAAATCTATTACAGCGGTCACTGGTAACAACCTAACGATTACGGCGCACGCTCTGGTGACCGGAGACGGACCCATCTGGCTTACCGGATCTGACTTGCCGGAGCCGCTGGTTGCAGAGACCAACTACTGGGTAATTCGCATAGACGCCAACACGATTCGTCTGGCCGCTCAGTTTGAAGACACTGGCGGCGGTGACGCTACCGGCAACCCAATCACGCCTATCACACTGACGGACACCGGCTCTGGTGTAATGGCACTTATCGATACGCCAGACACTTTGCGTGCTGGCGAGGAAATCAATCACGTCCAGCGTGGCACGGTTCGCGCAACTCTTCAGCTATTCTCGTATGTTGAAGACGACACCGGAGCGGACGGGGCGATTGCAATCCTACGCCGCGTCGCAAGTCGCTTCAGATTGCCCAGCAATATCGATATCCTAAACGCCGTCAACGTCGGTGTTACACACATGGAGCGCACGCGTTCGATGCTCGGGACCAGAAACGCGGTTCTTTTCGAGCCTCGTGCCTGGCTAGACATCGGCCTGTCGATGTCCTTCGAGGAGCGAGAGACCGGAACGATTATCGGACGCGTAGAAGCCGAACAGCTTGAGCCAGACCCAACCTGGCAGAAGATCATCGAAAACGAGGACCTCTGAGGTTCTCACTACTTGGCACATATCTTGCATTTGCAAAATGTGTGCCATGGTTCATACTACCCAGGAGGTAACCCGTGGCACTCAGCGAACACGTATCACTAACAATTACTAACGGAACCGTCGGGGTTGCCCGTGCAGGTTTCGGTATCCCGATGATCCTGTCCCACAGCACTGCGTTCCCAGAGCGTATCCGTACGTATCTGGACATCGAAGGCGTTGGCGAAGATTTCGCTACCACCTCGCCAGAATATCTGGCCGCTGCGGCGCTGTTTTCTCAGGAGCCTCACCCCGAGACGATCAAGATTGGTCGCGCTGTCGGTCAGCCTACGCAGGTCTACACGGTTGGTATTGTCTCCGCTGCCGCAGGTAACGTCTACGGAATCGACGTTATCGGCGAAGGTGTCACTGCAACCGAGTGTCGTTATACTGCACTTGCCGACGTGGCCTTCACCGCCCTCAACGCTGGTGATGTGTTCACCATTGTTGCTCACGGCATGGAGACCGGAGACGGTCCGTTCCGCGTAAGCGGCGGCTCTATCCCTGCCGGTACTGCGGTTGACACGAACTACTGGATCATCAAGCTTACGGTCGACACGTTTCAGCTTGCTGCCACCAAGGCTGACGCGATTGCTGAAACCGAACTGACGATTTCTGCTGACGGTTCCGGTACGCTGCTTCGTGCTACCAACGACGTAATCGTAGCCCAGCTAACGCAGGCACTCAATGCGGTCGTCGGCAAGAACTACACGGCTGTTCACAACACGTCCGGTACGGACACCATCACGGTCACTGCTACCGCAGCCGCCGACTGGTTCTCGCTCGGACCGACGGACATCTCGCTTATCAGCAGCGCTCAGACTCACGCTGAGCCTTCTCCTACAATCGCTACTGACATCACGGCTATCCGTGCAGTTGACGACACGTGGTACTGCCTCATCACTCTCTTTAACAGCGAAGCTGTCATTGACGCTGCTGCTGCCGCCATCGAGCCGCTGAAGAAGATCTACTGCGCAGATATCTGTGACACGCTGACGGCAACTCTTGCCGACGGTGGTGCCGATGCTCAGGATGACCTCCAGACCCTGAACTATGACCGTACGTTCACCGTGTTCCACCCAACGCCTGGCTACATGGCCGGCGCTGCCTGGTGTGGCACTCGTCTGCCGTACGAGCCGGGTGCTGCTACCTGGAAGTTCGCTCAGCCTGATGGCGTTCCTGCTCTCAGCCTGTCGGGCACGCAGTCGACCAACCTCGTCACGAAGAACGCAAACTTCCTCCAGACGACGGCTGGCATCGACATCATGCGCGAAGGCATCATGGTCGGTGGCGAGTTCATCGACAAGATTCGCGATCTCGACTGGCTTGAGGACGACCTAACGAAGTCGATCTTCGAGGCACTCGCAAGCAACCCGAAGATCCCGTACACGAACGCTGGTATCGCGATCATCGAGAACGCTGTTCGTGGTTCGCTGCGCCGCGCCTTCCAGCTTGGCATCATCGACTCGGACTTCACCATCACGGTGCCCAAGGTTGCTGACACGGCTTCGGCAGATCGCGCAATTCGCTTGCTCCGTAACGTGAAGTTCAGCTGCCGCATGCAGGGCGCTATCCACAAGGTTCTCGTTACCGGTGTGGTCACGGTCTAAGGAAATAACACATGTCCCTAACTAACTATCACACCGACCAAGTCATTCTCATCTGGAATGACATCCACATCAACGGTTTCTCCAACGATACGTTCATTGAAGTTGAGCGTAACGAAGACGGATTCACGACGTACGTTGGTTCTCTAGGCGACGTTTGCCGTACGAAGAACATGAATCGCAGTGGTAAGATCACCGTGACACTCATGGCGACGGCGCCTGTAAACGACACACTAGCTGCGCTGGCGCAGGTGGACGAAGATACCGGACTAGAATACGCGCCTATCCAGCTGAAGGATTTGAACGGAAACATGCGAGCCGATGGAGCAGAGGCGTGGATTTCAAAGCGTCCTAAGATCGAGCGTGCGAAAGAGTCTGGAACGGTACAGTGGGTGTTTGAAGTTGCGGTTCTAAATCTCAATGAAGGTGGAAACGTCCTTTAATATTAACTAGTTAATCCCTAGTTGCGAGTGAAAAATCCACCTTAACGGGTGGATTTTTCATTTGTGCTAGAATCGTGCCATGTCTTTAAAGACCGTACCTATCACAATTGACGATATCGAGTTCAACACTACCCAGTTTGCCGCCATGCGTGCTCTGGAAGTCATGGTGACTCTTCAGCGCCTCACTGCCGGGATGAACCCAGACTCGCAGGTTAACGCTGCCGGGCTCCTTGCAGGGCTCGATGGTCCTGGTGCCCGTAAGCTAGTGCTTGACCTTTTGGAGGGCACCACGGCCCTCGTACGCACTCCTACGCACAAGATCATCACTCTGAACACCCAGGCAAACATCGACGCGGTGTTTTCTGGCAAGCTGAAGATGCTATTTCAGGTTATTGGTCATGCTATTGAGGTCAACTTCGGGGATTTCAACGAAGGGAGCGAAGACCCCGCTCCCCCAACCCAGACGCTCGGCCAGTAGTACTCCCCAAGCACCTTGAGTACCAGTGGGTTTGCTGGAGACTCTGGTGTGACGACAAAGCGACCTGGGATGATCTTCACTTCAAGATGAGTCTAGACGATGTTCTAGACGCTAACGACGTACTCGATGCCTGGAGTGAGGCCTCTCGTGGCCCGAATAAGTAACTAGATTTTGTTGTGGCGACGCTCACGAGCGTAAGTCGCCGCTGCTTCTTTACAGGCAGCACAAGGACCACAGTTGGCCTCACTGTTTCGTCTAGCTTGAACTGCTCTGGCATATCCGAGTCGCGTACCACACTGCACGTCCTTCACACGCTTCCTTTCGTGAATTGCGGCAAGGTTAGCTAACACCTTAGGATTCGACTTGTGACTTTCGCTGATTTTCTGACGCACTTCGGGGCGTTTTGAAACGTTGGTCTCACCGATCTGCAAGCCTCGCATCTTTGCTTTTGCTTCTTCGGTGTGACGATACCCGACGTTGGCCTCACTGATTTTTCGGCGTGTGTTTTCGCCGACGACCTTGCCCAGATTAGCTTGGCGAATCTTATCTTTGGTTTCTTCGGTGTGAGATCGACGAGGGCGCTCCCGTGCGGCTTTCCGCATTCTTGCGCGGGTGACTTCTGAGATCGTCGGGCGGGCATTTACATGCGCTTTAATCTTGGCGCGAACTTCTGGTCGTTTGGCGACGTTGGTTGCCCCCGCCGTAGCACCGTCCCCACCGTCGGTGCCGTTTGTGAGTCTCCACCCACTCAATCGACCATAGGCGATCCACCATCGCTCACTGTCGTTAAGGTTGGCTTCTGTGGTTTCTTCTAGTACTACAACGTTGTAGGTTAACCCTGATTCACGGAGCTTACGTAACCAGTACCCCAAATGTGTTTTGGCACTGGTGGATTTGGTCATATGTTCCATCGGACGCTCTAGCCCACGTGTTGTTTTTCCTACGTACCTGACAATAAGGGTCTGTGGATCAATTAAACCATACACTAGATGCATAAATATACGCACCAACCTACCACAAGGTGTCCGACATGCAAGGCAGGCGCCAGACTGCTATCCTGATTGAGTGTCGAATCGTTATAACCCTGTGACAGGTGAACAGACTTACCTAAGTATGGAGAATCCTTCATGAATGTGGGAGCCCTTAACGTCACCTTGGGTTTGCTTGTGGATAAAGCTAGCTGGAAGAAGGGTGACGCACGCATCGACCACTTCCGTCGTATCGGAACGGCGGTAACTGCGATCTTTGCAGGTCGTGCTCTAGGGAGCGCACTGATCGGCTTCAACATGAAGGTTGAAGACGCGAAGAACCAGATCGCGTCGATGCTTTCGTTCGCCAAGAAGACGTCGCTAACGGACGAGCTTGGCAACGCCGATAAGATGTACGACAGCCTGCGTGCAAAGGCCGCAGAGCTACCTGGTAGCACGCAAGACTACGTGCAGATGCTCGGTATGATTACCCAGCCTCTTGCTGCGGCAGGCGCATCGCTTGAGCAGATGGAACAGTTCACCGTTAACTCGTTCGTTCTGTCTAAGGGCCTTGGCGAAAACTGGCAGAAGTCCGCACGAGATATTCGAGAGTTTGTCAACTTCGGCAAGCTTAACGCCGTCGACACATTCTCGCGTACCGTTCTGAAGAACGTCAAGCGACACGACGGAAAGAAGGGCGGCTACGACGCCGTCGATAAGGACCGCGCTTACCTTAAGTCATTGACCGACAAGCAGCGTGTGGCGCTGTTTGAAGAGGGCATCGGTAGCAAGCAAGTCCAGGAGATGATCGAGCGCCAGGCCAATAGTATGTCTGGTCGCGTCGATCGCTTCAAGGACGCTATTGCTCAGACACTCGGCAAGGTTGGTGAAGGTCTTTTTCTCGCGCTCAAGGATACCCTTAAGGATATCGGCGACTGGCTAGACAACAATCGAGAGCGAATCAAAGCTTGGGCCGACGCTGTCGGTGCGGTACTGGCTACCGTATTTAACGCAATGCGAGCCGGTTTCGGCTGGCTCATGGATCACGAGGATATCCTCGTGTCGTTCCTCGTGATGATCGGTGCGATGTTTGCCAAGATGGCTATCCTGGCTATCGGCTCGTGGCTCGCTATCGCATGGCCGATGTTTGCAGGCGCGGGTCTGTTCTACATGTTCACCAAGCTGTACAAGCACCTCGGGGCGCTCCCGACGATCTTGATTGCAGTCGGTGCGGCTGGCTTGATAATGTGGCTCGGAGTAGGTGGACCCGTCGTGCCCGCTCTAATCTTGCTCGCAGCTTTTGCGGCTGCACTCTACGTCTGGAAGGATGAAGTCGTCGCAATCTTCGAAGCAGTTAAGAATGCTGCTGGGGACGTTTGGGACGTCATGAACAAGATCCCGCTAATCAGTAACATGATTGGCGTTGGAAAAACTATCGCCGGAATCGCCACCGGTGACGCCGGTGCTGCCGGTCGTGGTGTGGAGCAGATGTTCCTGGGACCAGCAGCGGGAGCTTTCGACGTCACGGGTGGAGCTTACCGTACACCAGAGCGTGACATGAGCGGTTCGAATGCGGTCAGCATCAATGCGCCAACCACGGTCAACATCACCGGGGTGAAGGATGCGGCAGAGGCTAAGGACTCGTTTGCCGGTACCTCCGAAGATGCCATGGCCGCAGCCCTTCGTAAGGCAAAGAGGAACGTCAAATGAGCAGCACATTTGTACGCATTGGACAGTACATTCTTGACGTTTCTCTAAACGAGGATCACAAGTTTGAATCCGAAGTAACCGAGTTCCCGGTTGAGTCTGGTGGTGCCATCAGCGACAATATCCGACCAAAGCCAATCACGGTTTCAATCACAGGGATTATCACCGACACGCCGTTGACTAGCAACGCAATCAACCAGCTACAGCAACTCGAAGATCCGTACAAGGAGAATGCGACTGTTGACGCCATCTCTGGCGGGTCACTGTCTCCTACCAGCACCATGCAGCTGATCGGTAATCTAGCCGCACCGTCGCTTGCTGCACCGGTTGCAATCAAGTTCTTGCGTTCTGAACAGGCTTATCTCTACTTGAGGTCTATCTACGAGTCGCGAAACCCTGTCACAATTCGCACATCACTCGGCACGTTTAACAACATGGCGCTCGAATCTCTCAGCGTCCCACGCTCCAAGGAGACGACTGGTGGCCTGACTTTCACAGCTGACTTCAAGCAGATCAAGCAGGTCACGAACCAGCGTATTCGTACGGCGACACGTAACAGCAAGAAGAAGCGAAATCGTGGACCACAGCCGACATTGTCATCCGGTCAGTACGAGCAGACCGTGTTGTGGCGTCAGGCTAACCCACCTGGTAGTTCGCTGATCTACAACACCGTCCAGGTTAAGTACATCCAGTCCAACAAGGGTAGCGAGATCGCTGCGTCGATCAGACATACCGGCGGTGCTGGCGGTTGGTTCTTTTGGGAGAGCGAGCGAGGGCTTAAGAACGGCCGAAACCCAGAGGACGTTACGCGTGCCACCGGTGCGATCGGTCCAGGCCCAACCTACGCCCCTATTTTTGAAACCAAGCGAGGAGCGCGACTCAACGCAAAGGAACTTCGCGATTTTGAGAAGGACTATCTGCGAGACAAGAAAGATCGCGAGCACCTAGGAAACTATCTTGTGGATCAAGGTTACACACGCAACCAAGGCGCTGGCCCTGCTGGTGTGGCAGGCACACCATATCTGTCAAAGAACGTGCGCGACGATATGGGCAACCTGAGTCGTAAGGACACGCATCCACAATCCAACCTGACGGAAAGGCCCGGATACCAGAGCAAGGGTAATTTCGAGGACACGAGCGCTAAGCCAAAGGGTCCAGGCCCTCTTGAGCAGCTACACAACAACTGGAAGAAAAAGTAATGGCAGCACTCCTAAATTTCATCCCGTCTGAAGGTAACTACCGGTTTAGCTCTGAACTAACGACGTCGGAGGGTACAGGTGTGTACACGTTCGACGTTCACTGGAATGGTCGCGACTACCGTGACGGTGCTTGGTATTTTGACCTCTACGACGCCGACGGTATCTTGTTAGTGGCAGGAGTAAAAATCGTACTGAACGTGGCTCTTGGAAGACGAGCAGCCCACCCGTTCTTTAACGAGAATTCCATCATCGCAATCGATACCTCACTCGACAAGCTCGATCCGGGATTCGACGACCTCGGCACACGTGTTCAGGTCTGGCACTTCACGACGGAAGATCTCGCTGCACTGTTGACGAGGGCTTGATGGTTGCTGATCGCCTATTCGACCGCCGCGTCAAGGTTACGGTTCTTAGTACGACTGAGCCGTTGTTCCTTGACTCGTACGACATCAAGGCAGAGCCCCACGCGAACGGTATCGTGATTGAGGACATGCGCGTTGAGTTTGAAATTGAACACAACCTCAAGAGGCACCCTAACTCGTGTCGTATCAAAATCACAAATCTTAGCGAAGAGACCAGGTCTGCATTCAAGAAGCCTCACCTGCGTTGTATTCTAGAAGCAGGCTATGTCGGCGGGCTAGCCACAATCTTCACAGGCGACGTGACGTGGTGCATGTCGACGTTGAATGGTGCGGATTGGGAGACGGCTATCGAGCTTGGTGACGGAGATCGAGTACTGAACAACGCACGCGTTAACAAGAGTTACGCACACGGGGTTAAGCAGATCTCCATCCTGGAGGATGCCTTTAAGGCAGTCGGGCAGCAGGTTCCAGACAACATCAAAAAGAACCCGATCTTTCAAAAGGTTGTCCAGGGCGGTGTTGCGCTATTCGGAAAACACAAGGACGTCATTGACACTTTCTTGAAGCCCCACGGCATGACGATGTCTATCCAGGACAATCAGCCCGTAATCGTCAGCGAAGAAGAGACTGTCGGGCAGACCTACACACTAAGCGAAGAAAATGGGATGATCGGTTCGCCAGAATTTGGTAAGCCTAGCAAAAAGGGCAAGGCTCCGGATGTCACGATTCGATCCTTGCTTTACCCTGAGATTCGCCCAGGTCACCCGGTAAACGTCATCTCGCGCGACCTAAAAGGTGTCTTCAAAGTGAAGAACGTGAAGCATCGCGGCGACACCCACGGCCAGGACTGGCTCACTGAAGTTGAAATCAAGCCAATTGGTAAAAAATAGTTAGACCGGGATATTGAGTGTGTCGACCGGAGTTAACCCGAATTGACAACGCACTTGCCAGCTAACTGACAGACTTCGTGCGGAGCGGTTATGTACAATCTCCATCTTCGTAACTGAAATGACATCTTCGACGCTTAGGAGTGTCTCGGTGAACGATGCTCCGATTGCTGCAATGGCAACAGCAGGCTTCTGGCCGAGGATTTGTCCCCAGTAAGGGATGCCGGCGTCGAGGTCGAGGAACCACTCACCCTTGAACATCTGAAGCTTGATGCGACAGTCCTGCATTACGCCCGGGATTCCTCGTGACCACCCGAGGTCTGTAGTTACAACCAGGTCGTTCTGGCTGTCGAGTAGGAGATCGCGTGGTTCTGTTTCAAGCATTATTCAGTCTCCGTAACCGATGAACATACCGGGAAGTTCAGGGCGTTCAGTGCGGTGATAATCGCGTCGACAGCAATTTTCCCCGGGGCGCCGGAAACACCGAGTGTATTGAGTGCGGCACTCGCTGTTGCTAGGGCTGCGTTAATCATCTGCAAATCCGTCTTCATCGCAACAGGCGAAACCACAAGACCACCACCAAGCCTGATCTTCCCCGGCGTGTGGATTGTCAGCGTGTCGCCGATAATCTTTGAGGAACCGCGTGAGAATTGCTTAGCGGCAGTACTTACCGTCAAGCCGCCCGGGATGGCAACACAGTCAGTCAGCGAGTGCTTACGCTGGTCATCCGAAATCATGGTTACGCCCTGTTGTGAGAACTGCCAGGCGGTTTTTGACTCACTCAGATGAACGAGTAACACCGTCGAACCGGGCTCAATCGGGAATACTACACGAGCTTCCGATGAGCCGAAGAACCAGATCGGCACGTTCGGAATGATGGGCTGTTTGACCCACGAAAAACCACCGTCCTCCCGTTCGTACTTTTTCATGTGAACCGGTTGAACACTGACGGTATGGTTCTGTGCATTGAACGCCGTGACTGTGCCGATCTGGGCTGTCTCGACTCTGCCCAGGGCCGCTTCGACCCCGTCTTCGATAATTTCCTCTAGAGATGGTACGTCACTCACCTGGTAAAGGTACGTCTTAATCGGTAGTTAAGCAAGGAGCGTGCCAACGTCTAACATGCTAATATCACAGCAATGGCGTATGGACTAACTACAGAGGGCTTCCTACTAAAGACCCTCGACATCATTCGTGACGAAATGGGCGCAGCTTTGCAGCAGGCCTTTGGTCCTTCGATCCGCCTAGATGACCAGAGCATCCTGGGCCAACTCGTCGGAATCGTTGCAGAACGTCTTGCTGTTCTCTGGGAGCTTGCCGAGGTAGTTAACGCTTCCAGTGACCCTGACGCTGCCACCGGCGCTGCTCTGGAACAGATTTGTCTGCTCACTGGTACCCTACGCCCGCCTGCTACGTACTCAGCAGTCGATCTCGTTCTGACCGGCGTACCGACGACGAACGTGCCGGCTGGCCAGAAGGTTCGTACGGTCAGCACCCAGGTCGAATTTCAGACCAACACAGATGCTGTGATTGCAACAGTCGACGCTTGGGCTGCGTTGACAGCATACGCCGTCGATGACCGCGTGTTTGTTGACGACGGTGTCTATCAGTGTCTAGTCGCCGGTGTTAGTGCTGCGACCAGTGAGGCACTCGTCGCGCCCGACTTTCCGGATCCTTCAAACGTCCCTCAGTCGTTTACTGAAATCGTGGACGGGACCGTCACCTGGGTTTACCTCGGTCAAGGCGAAGGGTGTATTGACGTTGTCGGTCGTGCAGTTGAAGCTGGTCCCGTTACCGCAGCTGCCTACGACATTCTAGAAATCGTTAACTCTCTGAGCGGTTGGACTGGCGTCATCAACCTCGATGATGCTGATGCTGGAACTGCGATTGCTACCGATTCTGAACTACGTCTGCTTCGCGAGCAGGAGCTTGCCGCTGGTGGCTCATCTCCAGTCAACGCCATTCGTGCAGAGCTTCTGGCAATCCCGGATGTCGTCTCGGTTTCGATCTTCGTCAACAACACCGACGCTCCTCTGGTTGTAGCTGGCGGGACACTGCCACCACACTCGATCGAGGCACTGGTGCGTGGACCCGACTCCCCCGACGCAGCATTCGATCAGTCGATCTGGGACACCCTGCTCGACGGTGTTGCTGCCGGAATTCTGACCTACGCAGATCCTGCGGGTACTGACGTCGTCGGTACATCGCTGGACGACGAAGGTACGGCTCACACCATGTCGTTCTCACGTCCTACCGAAGTTGATATCTACATCGACATCGAGTTGACCAAGGACCCGGACCTTTACCCGTCCGACGGTGACGCCCAGGTCAAAGCAGCGATCGTTGCTTACGGAGACGCTCAGTCAACAGGAAAAGACGTTACGGCCTCGCGCATCATCGCAGCAATCCACTCCGTCACCGGTGTACTCGACGTGACTCAGTGCTTCATCGACGACGCCGCTGCTCCTGCTACGAGCACGACAATCCCGATCAGCCTTCGCCAGTTGGCGGTGTTTAACTCGGCAAATATCGCTGTCACCAGCGTGGACGGTACACCTTGATGGCGATTGGGTTCCTTAACGTGCCGATGACGGATCGTGAGAAACTCGATGCGGTTGCGAACCTGCTGCATAGCGCAGTGGGGTTCAAGATCCGCAACAAGGGTTCATCGCTGCTGATGAAAATCATTGCCGTGTTGCTCTACCCGTTCAATCAGAAGTTCATGACGGACTACACGACGACGATCGGTAAGACGGTGTACTTCCCGGACGGTTACGTGAACGAACAGCCGGGCGCTGCGGCCCGTACACTCGCCCACGAAGGGCAGCACCTTATCGACGGTAACGGTAACCAGCCGTGGTTCTCGCTGTCTTATCTGTTCCCGGTCCCGCTAGCGTTGCTAGCACTCGGGGCTATCGGCGCGATCTGGTGGGCTCCGATGCTGTGGTGTTTGCTCGCGCTAGCTGCTCTAGCACCTTGGCCAGCGCCGGGTCGCACACACTGGGAACGTCGTGGTTACCTAATCTCGATGATCTGCGACGCTGCTCGCGGTTGGGATATCGAAGCTGACTGGTACCAGAACTACATGGTTAGTCACTACTCGTGGCCGTACTACCGACCAGTCTGGCGCCTGTCTAAGGCTCGAAAATTCTGTCTGGAAGATGCAAAGCTTGCAAGGCAAATTCTGGCAGGTCAAGGCGGCACGACTTATCAGCGAGCAATTGTAGCAATTGTTAAGGATAGCAAATGATTGGAGCACGACTATCAGGGCAGGGCGGTGGCGGGGGCGGCGCCGTTACGGACTTCTTCGGAACAGGCGAAGCCGGCGATCTTGTTTTTGATGGTTCCACCACTGTCAACGTTCCTGATGCGTCAGGCGTAACCACAGCGATGGCACCGTCTGCTGGTGCGCAGTCGGCGGTTGATGCTGGCGGATATCAGCAGTACATCATGACGTTTGATATCTTCGCAAATAACCTGACAATCGATCCTGGGGTGTGGCTGTACACTGGCGGTTATCGCGTGTTTGTAGCCGGCACGCTTACGATTGGTGCAGGTGGTGGTATCGGTTTCTGGGGAGGAGATGGCGCTACTGGTGCAGCCGGTTCCATTCTAGGTGGAGCGGGTGGGGCTGCTCGTGCGGCTACACTTCTCGGCGGCAGTACTATCGGTGGCGCAGGAGCCAACGGCGGCGGTGGTGGTGCTGGCGGTGCTGGGGGTGCTCACGTTTCCGGAGCCAAGGGCATGACTGCCGGTGGTGCCACAGGCACAGGCGGAACGTGTCAGGGCGGCGCAGGCGGCGCAGCGGCCGGTGGAGGAACCGGCGCTGGTGGTAGCATTACCCTGCTCAACGACAACGTTGGTAACAACCTATCCTCGCCCTGGAACGCGATACACGGACGATCGGTTACAGGAGTTCAGTTCTTCGGCGGAACTGGCGGCGGTGGTGGTCGTGGTGGTGCGACCGGTGGCAACGGATCAGGTGCAGGAGGTGGTGGCAGTGGTGGTGGAGTGTGTGTAGTCGCCGCTAACACCATCGTAGGTACTGGTATCCTGAATTGTAGAGGTGGTAAAGGTGGGAACGCTGGGCCGCTTGTAGGTAATAACAGCGGTGCAGGGTCTGGAGGCGGTGGTGGTGTTATCCTATGTTTCATTGGTACAGGTGATTTTCCGACCTGCTCAGCCGCAGGCGGTGTTCACGGAACTGCTGGAGCGGCGAACGTTACCGCTAACAAGGACGGGTTTGACGGTGGGCCTGGTCTAATCTACTTGTTCCGCCTGGGAGCCGAATGATTAGAAACCAGGCGGGTCAGCTTGTACCTGTTTACCTTGAATCGTCGTCGGGCACTCCAGTAACAGGAGTCACTCCGACTGGTGCGGAGTTACGTGTCACCAAGAGCGGTGACACGTTAGTCAATGGTGCCGGGACGTGGTTAGAGGTAGGGCAAGGTTACTACCTATACACGCCGACAGCTGACGAGACAGACACCGAAGGATACTTTGCACTGCTCGTCGAAGTTACTGGTGCGATGCCGTACCCATTCATGCGCTTCATCGGTGACGGGATCACGACGACATCAGAAGCACGTGCGCGTCGCGTGCCTATCTACCTGTCTCTGGATGGAGTAGGTGTTGAGGGTCTGACCATCGACGATGGTAATACTGAATGGGCCGTCACTACCTGGGAGACTGCAAACGGTAGCGGCGGTGAATCCGGCGGTGGTCTTTACTACTACGAGTTCGACCTGGGTGAACTTAGCCCGTTCCCGATGGCTATCCGGGTCGACGATGCGGGTGCAGACACATATGTATACTGGTTTGGTGTGGCTGTAGGTACTGTTGAAGACGAGCCACGTGTTCTAATTGAAGCTCCGTATGTTCCGGAGGATCTAGAGTATCTCGATCATGTTCAGGCAGCATTTGATCGTCTGTGCGAGCAATTCAAAGGCAAGCTATGAGTGACACTGAAAACAACATCAAGAAACTAATTCGTGCTCTGGTCACTCCGGTTCAGACACTAGAGTGTGAACTTCAGAAGTTGCTAGTCGACCGTTCGGTGGATACTGCCGTCGGTGAACAGCTGAACGTACTGGGTCGTATCGTTGGTCAGGAACGTGCCGGGCTCGACGACGATGACTATCGTCGTGTGGTCCGTGCTCGCATTTCCGTGAATCGATCTAAGGGCACGATCAGTGACCTGATCAAGATTGCCAGTTTGATTGTGTACGACGACCTTGCATACATGAAGGTCAACAACCACGGCGCCGCCGCTCTCACGATGTCAATCGAAGACGTCATCGTCTCGGTCCAGACATCGCTAACGCTGGCTAGTTTGCTCCAGGATGCCGTAGCTGCCGGAGTGCGAATTTATCTGGAAACAAACAACACCAGCGACGCGGACGCGTTTACGTTCGACGACTACGGTGACACAGGCCTCGGACCCGGCCAAGGCTTTGAATCTTATGACACTTTGACCGGTGGCAAGCTCGGTAACGTAGTCTAGCCGCGCGTGCGTAACTGTACTATCCGTGCCATAATCCTCCCGTATGGCCAAGCCAGTCACATTACCCGTTTGGGCAGAAGATGCCAATTACCCTGCCGGTGCGGAACCGGAAGCGGGTACTCCAACTAAGGTTACGCCGGCCTCGACGTACGACGACGTCGGCTATCGCCCGGAGCAGAAGCCCAAGGCCCAGAATCTCAACTACATGCTTTACTGGCTTAGCCAGTGGGCATCGTACCTTAACAGCAACGCATTCGTAGGTAACCACTCCATCACTGGCGACCTAAACGTCACCGGTGATCTCGACGTTGACGATGACGTGAACATCGATGGCGATCTTCAGGTCGACCTGACGGCAAACGTCGGTGGTCTCGCGACTGTAGGTTCGCTGAGTGTCACTGGCGCAGCTGCACTTAACGGTAACGTTACCGGCACGCCCAACTTCACCGACATCCCTACGTTCGTCGGCGGAACCTCGACACAACCTTGGACTGCGACGGAGTACAAGCATACTGGCGTCCTCACGCTGCCCATCTCTGGTTGGAATAGTTGTCTGGACACTCCGGGTGCAGCTGGCGGACTTGCTCAGGGCACAGGCGGTTGTTGGACTTTAGGTACTTCGACATACGCTTCTAACCCTGTCATCTACCCAATCGAACTTCCTGTAGGCACGCGAATTACTGGTTACGAAGTCTATCTGACTAAAGTGACTGCTGGTACTGACGTTATCCGTGCCAGGCTATACAGACAACACGACACGGGTGGCGAAACTACCGCTGGCGCTGAGTTTATCAACGACGAGATCACGCCCGGAGACACGTCGCTCCCGGCGTCCGAGAACGTTACAGTTGCTGCTCAGTACCACTACTATATCAAAGTAGGCGGCGGCGGGACTACCGGCAACACTGTCTGGCGTGTAGAAGTTTTTTATGACCGACCATAAAACTTGCAAATGTGGTGCCGTTCTGGCAGCTGGTTCAGTCCAGTGCCGACCGTGCGCCAAAGAGTCGCTTAAGAGGGTTGCTAAATGGGCCGTCTTAGTAGGCGCAATCCTTAGCCTTGTTTGTCACGCTCTCCCCGTAAAGTACCAGGCCCCTTGCACCACAGTGGCCACTATCATGTCTGCCTGCTAATATCCTGAGGAACCTATGAAGAAACTAACCACAGCCTTTCTATTCGCCGTTCTGGCCTATTTCTCTTTCGTAGGGGTTGCGCTTGCACAGGGCGCTGTCACCGGTGAGGAGCCTCTTCTGGATCTGGCGAAGCCGTTCTACGAGGCCATCATGGGTGGGCAGTACTGGCTCGCCGCGATGTTCGGTCTGATCCTTGCAACGACTGCTGCAAAGCGTTATCTGCCTGGTAAGGCTGGCGAACTTGTTAACGGTGAATATGGACAGCCTGCAACGGTGCTTGTACTTGCGTTCGCTGGTTCGGCCATCGCTGCTTTGACAGCAGTTGGTCCTGGTGCTGTTCTCACGGGCGCGCTCGCATGGGCTGCTCTGAAGATCGCTGTCAGTGCTGCTGGCGGTTACGCACTACTCAAGACGCTGCTTGTGCCTGTACTCGTCAAGCTACAGCCTAAGGCACCGGCCTGGTTGCAGTGGATCTTCCCGATGCTCCTCTGGGCATTCGGTAAGCCTACGGCTAAGGTTGCAGCCGAGGTTGCTGGGGACAAGGCTGTCTCTGAGAACCCGCCCGCTGGCACGCCAACCAACAACGTAACGGAGATCTAAAGATGCGCTGCAAAGCAGCGATTCTGATTGCAGCCTTACTGGTTGCAATGCCTACGACGGCAGAGGCAGAACCTCAGCAAATGCCCAGTGCGCATCTCTGGATGCGTTCTGCTCCTGGTGTACTTCATATCAACGGCCTGATGTACGATATCCCTCAAGGGTCTCACATCATCACCGGCAGCGAGTGGGATCTTCTAGAAATTGAGAAGAAGCGTCTACAGGAACAAGAAATTCGTCTGAAGGCTGAGAACGATAGTTTTCGTGAGTCAGCTGACGAAGTTCCTTGGCGTTTGATTGCGCTCGGAGTAGCAGTCGGTCTGATCACGGGAACTTACATCGGCTTGAAGTTCTAACAAGCCTTCGCTAGTTACCAAGATCAGGTGAACATGACCAAAGTTTGTACACGGTGCTCCACCGTCGGCATTGCTACAAGAGATTTTCGTCCACAGAGAACCATCTGTCGTAAGTGCGAAAGCAAGGCCAGGATGGCTCGCGTTCGACGCGAGACACCTCTGCTGGATGAAGTCGAAGCTAAAGCACAAAACACATTCATCCGTACAGGTAAGTGGCCCGACGACGGTCGTAACTCTAGATTCCCGAGTGTCGAAGCGTTCGATACTCAGGTTGAAATTGAAAAGTCTGAAGTTGTCACAGATCTGACTGGTCTGAGCCAGGCGCCCGAAGGCTACTACGTAAAGGGTGAGTCCACCCTATTCGATGGTGAAGGTAACGTCAAGGCTAAATGGGTCAAGACAAACAAGGAGCAGGAAGAACGCTACCTGGCGATGGTCAAGTCGTTCACTGCAATCTCCGAGCCACTTCGTTCCCTGGCAAACCCAATCCCGCAACAGGCGAACTACAATGACGATCTTCTCGCCGTGTATCCGATGGGTGACCCTCACCTCGGCATGATGGCCTGGCCAGCAGAGACTGGCAATGCTTTTGATCTGAAGATTGCAGAGGACAACCTTTTTGCAGCTGTTGATCACCTTGTCGGATTGGCGCCGCCAGCGTCGCAGGCAATCATCATGAATCTCGGTGACTTCTTCCACGCCGATAGCAAGAAGAACGAGACCACGAAGGGCACAGCAGTTGACGTCGACAATCGTTGGCCCAAGGTTCTCGCGACCGGCATCCGCGTGATGCGTCGCTTGATTGACCGTGCGCTTGAGAAGCACAAGCACGTGACCGTCATCAACGAGATCGGAAACCATGACGACCACACGTCGATCATGCTCTCGATCGCTCTGGCGCAGTTCTACGAGCGCGAGCCGCGTGTAACGATCGATACGTCACCTGAGCCGTTCCACTGGTACCGTTTCGGTAAGGTGCTGATCGGTGTTCACCACGGTGACAAGACCAAGAACGCCAACCTTCTTGGCGTGATGGCTTGTGATCGTGCGAAGGACTGGGGCGAGACTCTGCATCGTTACTGGTACATCGGTCACGTCCACCACGACAGCCTCAAAGAATATCCGGGCGTTACCGTCGAATCGTTCCGCACTCTCGCTGGGCGCGATGCATGGCACCACGGCCAGGGTTATCGCAGCGGCAAGGACATGAAGCTGGATATTATCCACCGCGAGTATGGTAAAATCAATCGGTACATTATCGGTATCGAACAGATTAATCATCTGATTCCTCACCAGTAATCAACGGAGTCGTGCGACCTCGGGCTTAGTTTTCACTAGGCCCGTTTTGTATTTTAAAGGAGCCTAGTTACGTGACTTACGAACCGACCGGATTTGCCCTACAGATTTTCCAGACACGCCACGCTTCTCACGATAAGGAGACCTGGTTAGAAGCTTGTGAACGAGTGTCACTTACTGTTTCGAACGCCGAGTCAGGCGATGCCCGTACGACGTGGAAGGACAAGTTCTTCAGTGCGTTGAGCAACAACTTGCTAATGCCTGGCGGTAGAATCTGGTACGGCGCAGGTAGAGCACGTGGGCAAATGCTCAACTGCTTCGTCGTAGGCACGTCCGACAGCCGAGAGGGCTGGGGTAAGACGGTGTCGGACAGCATCGTTATCTCGGGCACTGGCGGCGGTGTCGGCCTCAACTGCTCTCCGGTGCGCCCTCGTGGCTCCAGCATCAACGGTACGGGCGGACAGGCAACTGGCGCCGTGTCTCTCATGGAGATCATCAACGCGACGGGCGAGGTTATCAAGGCTGGGGGCGGGCGTCGAACCGCACTCATGCTTTGCTTGTCGTTGAGCCACGGCGACATCGCCGAATTCCTGGATAAGAAGCTAGATCTGAAGCAGCTGAACAACGCCAACATCTCCGTCGTATTCGATGAGGATCCGGAGATTTTCTTCAAGCTCGTGCGTGAGGGCGGCGAATGGCCACTTATGCACCAGGGTCGACAGGTTGGCTCGATGCCGGCGAAGCTGCTATGGGAACGCATTGTCGTCAATGCCCTAAGTGGTGGCGAACCTGGCGCACTCAATCGTCACCTGGCGAACAAGATGTCAAACATCTGGTACATCGAGGAACTCACTTCGACGAACCCGTGTGGTGAAATCTGGATGTCTCCGTACGATTGCTGCTGCTTGGGCGCGCTAGTTCTGCCACGATTCGTCGTCGGTGGTGAAGTCGACTGGGACATGCTGAAGGACACCGTAAAGACGGGCGTACGATTTCTGGATAACGTACTCACGGTTAACGAGTATCCTCTGGCAGAAATCAAGGCGAAGTGCTCGCAGCTTCGTCGTATCGGTCTGGGTATCACTGGTCTGCACCACATGTTGCTGGAACTCGGGCTCAAGTACAACTCGCCCGCTGGCCTGGAATTCGTCGACAACCTGATGAAGAAGATCAAGAACTGGTCCTACGAGGCGTCGAGCGATCTAGCCGCCGAGAAGGGTGCGTTCCCCGGCTTTGATGCAGACAAGTACCTGAAGGGCATGTTCATCAAGAACCTGAAGCCCTCGCTGCGCTCCAAGATTCGCAAGGACGGGATGCGTAACTGCGCCACGATGACAATCGCACCGGTCGGCACGGGTTCGATTGTATGCGACGTATCCTCTGGTATTGAGCCAATCTTCGCTCCGGCACACATCCGCCGGTTCCAGACTGGAACGCAGACGGATGGTACCAAGATCTTCGGCACCGAAGAACTCGTCGATCCAATGTTCCAGCGTTTTGTAGAAGAGGGACGCGACGTTACTCACTTTGTAGGTGCTCACAATCTGTCGATCCGTGATCACATGGAGATGCAGCGGGTGTGCCAGCGACACGTCGATAACGCCGTCAGCAAGACGATCAACGTTCCGCACGACACATCGACCGCAGAACTCGGCGACCTCATGATGGAGTTCTTCCCCGATCTCAAGGGCCTCACGGTTTACCCAGACGGTTCTCGTGAGAACCAGCCACTGACGCCGATTCCTCTGGAACGTGCCCTAGAGCTTGCGAAGACGGCGACTGCTGGCGTACTTAGCCAGGATGCTTGCCGGTCGGGACTGTGCGACACATGAGTCTAGTTGGTAAAGTGCTTCTGTTCGCTGTCAAAGAAGTGGCAAGGCCAGTACTCACGAACGTCGGGCGTCACCTCGGAAATGCATGCGGTAACGTCTTAGGTCGCAAGATCGACGAGAAGCACGGCACTTATGGGGACGACGATGCTGAGGACGAAATCGTTGAAGAGGACGAGGATGAAGAGGAAGAGGAGAGCAAGTGATGTGGTCACTTTACGAAGCACTCAAACTAATCCAAAGCATCCAGCCACAACTCATGGTGAACGGGTGGTTTGTCGCACTGGCCGGCGGTGTTCTGAACAAGGGGCGATCCGAGCACGATTTGGATCTCGTGCTTGTGCCGATGAAGACCGGAGCGGCAAGCATTGCACAGCTTCACATGGTACTGGATTTCGCTGGCTGGAAGCGCACACACGAAGCAGAGCAGATGCGTGAACACTGGAAATCCAAGGGCTCCCCTGACGGTAAACATGTCGAAGTCTATCGAACTTACGACGGCAAGCGTATAGACGTTATCGTGGCTTACCCGGAGGGAAAATGAGTGGACCTACACACGTCGGCCAGGATATGACGCCATGCGCATCCGGTGCGCATTTCCGTGGGAACTGCCGATGCATCGGCGCCCGAGGACTGCGTCATCGCGCCGAGGATGAGAAGCTCGGTATCAAGCGAGACTGGGACTGGTATTACGCAATCTACAAGAACGACAACACTTTTGATTGCTTCAAGATCCTGGGGATTCTATGAGTACCCTACTAACCCTAGATCCCGGCCTACGCTACCCTGCCGTCGCCATCTTCAAGAACGGCGTATTAGCTCACGCTAGCCGCGTAAAAATCCCAGGCACGAGCCACAAGCTCGAAATGGGAATGCGTTGCCTGAACGTCGCCAGGCTCGTTAACGTACACGTCAGCCCGTACTGTCCGGTCGACGAACTCGTAATCGAGTGGCCGAGGTGTTACCGCATCCAGAAGGGTGACCCGGCCGATCTGTTCCCACTCGCGGGCGTAGGTATGGCTCTAGCAGGAATGCTTGGCGTTCCAGTTGTTGCACCGACTGCTCCGGAGTGGATCGGTAACGTGCCAAAAACGACGAAAGGTGACCCGTTAGAATCACCTCGTGCTCGTCGAATCTGGAACAAACTAACAGAAGCTGAGCGAGCTTGTGTTGTACTTTCTCACGATGCTCTAGACGCTGTAGGCTTGGGTCTCTGGAAACTCGGCAGACTCGAAGCCACCAAGAGCTTCATCGGCGCCACCTAGAGTCTCCTCAGCGACGTGATCCACTTCGCCCTCAGGCTTCACCACGTACCCGAAGCGCTGCCTTGCGAACGGTCCGAGGATTCTGGCCAGAGCTAGACGACCACGTGCCATACGCGAGCGTACGGTGCCTGGGGCGATATTCAGAATCTGGGCAACCTCGTGAGCCGGCGTACCTTCGATGTACACGAGCTTGACTACATCAGCCCACTCTGGCTTGATTCGATCCAGAGCCTCACGCACTTCGTCGCCTAGGTCATCTGGCTTGAAGTACGGATGCTCAGCCACGTCGGACTGGTGTAATTCCGCCACGACCATGTCAGCTTCAGGTAGACGCTTTACCGGCACGTCGACCAGACTCTCACCGCCTCTACCACTAGCTAGGGCACCGGTAATCCGGGTGAACGTCTTCTCACGACTGTACGCCGTAGAAAACACGTTGCTAACCATGCGATACATCCAGGCTCTGGCGTACTTTTCTGGATCGCCTTGCGGGACCCAGCGATCCCAGGCAGCTAATGCGCGAGCCACGGATTCCTGAACAATATCTTCGGCTTTGACTTTGCTCTTAGTACGCTTCGTGGCGTAGGCAATCAACTCCGGGTAACATGGGAGACACAACTTCTCGAAATCGTACATCAATACCTCTGTTCACAATCACTCCACAATTAAAGGTTAACCGGCCCAACCGACCCACACAGCATCTGGCTTGTCCCAGAGGTCCGCAGCGGTGAGTTGCCCGATTGCTTTTCCAGACAACTTTCGTTTCCAGGAAGCATTACAATCTATCACCTTGACGAGCTTTAGCAACTCTCTGCGAGCCTTCGGATCCCACTTAGTTAAGTTCTCTGGCCACTCTCCGGGCACCTCCACGACAAGCCCGACGTGTCCCATTCTAACCATCTTACCGTTCTTCCACAAGGAGGGAAAAATTACAAGAGAACCGACTTCTGGCTTGTTGAGGATCTTCCAGAGCCCACCACCGATTCCTGTCTTGGCGTCCTGGATAATCGAGTCCGTGTTCATCCAGCCGTCGTAATGTGTAAACAACTTCGGCTGGTAGCGGTCGATTCCGAGGCACCAGAGAACGAAGCCGATACAGTCTGAACCTCGCTGGCCCTTCGCGTTCGGCGTAAACGGGTCTGGGTTAACTGGAGCACGCCCACCCTCGCCGAGGATGTACTTAGCCTTCTGAGTCGTAAAGTACCAGGCCTTAGCGACACGATCGGCAATGCTACGCAATGTCGGTAGCTTGCGCACAGGTGCAGGCTTCCAGTTCTTCAACTTCTCCTGCGTCTGAGGGCCGGCAATTCCGTCGACCGTCAAACCCTGATCTTTCTGGAAGGCTTTAACGGCTTCCTCAGTCAGAGGTCCGAAGACGCCGTCAGCGACAACAAAGTACTTCTCGTTTAGACGTAGCTGTAAACTACGTACCGCTTCACCCTTATCACCTAGCTTCATGGCGCTCATTGTAACACACGTACAGTGGCTGTCAGCCCAGACTGCCCGGCAGTATCGTCGATGGCCTCGTAGAAGTTTAGCAGCGACGTAAAGTCGTCCCCACCTGACTCTGACTCGATCTTCTCAGTGAATGCACACTTAGACCACTCTGCCTCGCTCTGATGTGATGCGTCGGCTGTGGAGTTAGGCAGCCGGTCCGACTCGATTCGCCAGATGTGAACCAGCGGGTACTTAGGATCGTGGTTGATGTTGAGAGACAGGAACCCGTTAACTTCGTTCTCGAATCGGAAATCGTCGATGACGGCGAGCGGCGGGTTGTCGTCCAGAATTTGCTGCATGCAAAGTTCCCACCAGAAATCCGGGCCTAGTGTGTTACGAATTCCTTCGGTTCCGATACGCTGGAGGAGCCATCGCGGCGAAACGTTGTATCGTGGATCGATCTTTTCCTTGCAAGCCTGACTGCCCCAGACCTGGTCCTTAGTAAGATCAAATGCTTGACGCACGATCTTCTTCAAGGGGTGTGCAAAAGAATAGCGCTTAGCGCCGTACTTATCGACCAGGTAAGTTGCGGCAGTGCTCTTACCGGATCCTGCGGGACCCAAAATTCCGATTATCTTCATTTGAAAACTACCTTCGTGCGACCCTCGTGCCCATGAATCTGCTCTACAACATGTAGATTTGCGCAGATTTCAATCGAGTGCATCTGGCTTAGCCAGTGCAAAACACAGGTGCCTTCAGAAAACTCGACACCCTCGGCTACGACTCCCAGACCCGAGGTCCCGGAAACGTCTTCCGCACGCACGAGCATGAATAGACGACTGGTTGATTCTTTAGCTGTTGCCATTGCGTTTCTCTTTCCAGGCTCCAACAATCGACGGGAACACTTGTTCGACCATGTCTAGCATGGCAAAGGCGTACTGCTGTGTTTCGAATTGAGCGTGTGGATCGGTCCTTAGCCCGGCCATATGGAGGAAATTGTGAAGGTTCTGCTGCCAGTACCACTCTGTGTAGGTGTTCGCCGGCAACACGGCACGAGCTAGCTCAGGTGCGAGCCCTTCGTTTAGCAACGCGTCATACGCGTTAAACGATGCGTCGCAGGCGTGGCGCATCAACGCCTCACACTGTCCTGGGTTCTTCACTAGTTCCGACGACGAGCCTTGTTTGTTCGACTCGGCCTTCTTCTGCATACGGTCTAGCTCGGGAATGTAGAACTCTCTGGCTGCCGTAACGTAGCGGTACGAAACTTCGTTGATGCTGACGGTACGGTGTCGCACCAGCTGGCGAGCCACAAAGATTGGCAGCTTCATGTAGAATCGGACCTGACAGAACTCGATCGGTGTGTTATGTGCGTGGTTGATCAGGTACTTCGTCAGCTTGGCGTCCTGCTCCTCGCTGCGTTCCTTGTCAGCGTTTCTGAAGGAGGTGCGGGCCGTACGAGCCGGCGTGCGGTCGTCGCCCATTACCGATGTGAGCGCGACGTATCCGAGGTCTAAGACCTTCTTTTCGATGGGTAACTCAATCACGCTTCATCTTCTCCTTGAGTAAAATCTTGTACTCATCCAGAATCGCCTCGTCGGTGGCGTCGACACCGAAACCACGAACCGCGTCGATCATAATTGGCAGGTATGGGTGGTCCGGGGTGTCCAGGACTTTGAGTAGTTCCTTCATAGTTTTGTAGTTCATTACTTCACCAGAAGCAGCTTTACGCCGCCCTCCTCTAGAATCTCTGCTGCAATCTTTGCGTCCTCCACCCAACGATCAATCGTCTGCGGTGGCGACACGACTTTAGTGATACCTGCCTGAACAATGAGTAGAGCGCAGGCGGAACACGGATGTAACGTGCAGTACATAACAGCACCGTCGGTCGAACCTTTAGAATTTAGGATCGCGTTGACTTCGGCGTGTACCGTGAACTTGTACTTGGTTGGACGATCATCTAGACGATCTGGATGGTCGTTCACTTTACGTGGGAACCCGTTGTAACCAACCCCACAGATGCGTCGCTGGTCATCGGCAATCACGGCACCAACTTTGGTGCTCGGATCCTTGGAAGCCGTAGCGACGTGCTTGGCCAGCCCAATGAACCAGTTCTGCCAGAAACCTGCCGGGTGGCTCATTGCTCCACCCGACCGTGACCTAGCGTTGTCCACTTCCACGTGCGAGGGTTGTACTCCTGCCACGTCTTAGCCCACGGCCCACGGAACGACAGTACCCACGTCGTACCTTCGCTGACGACTCGGTGCGTGCGCTCGCGTGGCGTAAGCACGGGGCGAGCACTAGCCGAGAGGTGCTTGGTCTCCATGGTAGGGCTGATGACTTGTTCAGTCACCCTACCCTTCAAAATCCAATTGACAGAATTGAAGGCATGGCTATGATACTCGTCACGAGACCCGTCTTCGAATTTGAGTAGCACGATGCTGAACAGGCTTTTGATTTCAGCGAGCCAGTAACCAGTCACTGTGGACTTAGGTCCGCCGTCTTTTGCTTTGCGTAGGAACTTCATGGATTCACCTTCACATAGAATCGCCAACACTCTTCACAACCTGAAGTAGGCTTTCGTTTTGCCTGATATCTCTTATGCTTCTTGCAGGGGCACTTATCCAGATAGTGTGTCTTAGGTGCCATGATGTTCGTTGGGTTGTACAGCTTCTGATACGATGTGCTGTGACAACCACACGTGCAGCCTGTATAGCCGCAATTCTCCTGGCAACAACCGTAGCAGCGGCTCACTTCATAAGCTCCGCGATGATTCGATCTTGCTCATCGATGCGAGCTTCTAGGCCCTCAACGATCTGCATCAAAGCAATGACAGAGTCGCTACGTACATCCGGACATTGCTCTGGCGCATGATAGCCGTTCCAGACAAACTTCTTGAGCGCCATGTAGTTCTTCCACAGGCGCTCTCTCATAGGCTCTCTCATGTCATCTTCCTCAAGAACATGGGCTCCAGGGATTCAATTGCCGAGTTAGCCTTATCTTGGCTCTCCCAGACTGAAAGGATGGTCGACTGCGACGGCTCGTCATCTGCTACTGCTTCGGCGTTTGCTCCCAGAGCATCCGATAGAAGCATCGTACCGAGTGCTCGTGCCTTGTGATCCCAGACCACAACCCAAGCGCTGGCCACGTCAAGCCCGCCGCCGTTGAACGTGTCGACTCGCTTGGTCATCTCCACCAGTCGGGCTGACATAGCGTTGACTTCCTCAAGGCTCATCTTCTTGTATTCCATCCACCTAATTGGATCACCACCAGAGTCCAGCCAGCCTTTCAGATGGCCCGACGTGTAGCTTACGAACAGGTCGAGTGAGTAATCTCCTGGCTTCACGACGTAATCTCCTCGTCAGGCTCCCACGTACCCCAACGGCGTTCTACGCCAGTCTCGGAACAAACGAACAGGAACTCATACGCATCCCCATCCGGGCTGGGCAGAATACATTCCATCGTCCGCGAATAGGTGTGCTTGGTGATTCGAGGCACGCCAGGGCCGTAGCCAAAGCTCGGCAGCAGCGCGACCTTAGTCACCGGAACAGGAAGCTTGGATTTACTCACTTTGCTTCTCCGGTTGCGATAGCGTGCTCGATGCACGCTCGGACATATGCGTCCTTGGTAAGTAGCAGCTGACGCAGCGCGAACGTGCGCTCTGCGCTAGCGGTTGGACATCGTACGAGCATCTCGGCAGCCGCGTCTGCAAAAATCTTGCTAGACGCTTGCAACTTTTCCGGTAGATGGTCGTACGAAAAGAACTTCAGGATAGCTTCTGGGCGGTCTGACATGCTCTGTTAACTACGACCGACCAGTGAAAACTCCCGTTTTCTAATGTTTAAATCAGTCAGCGTCCTCGGAGGTTTCCTCGGCTCGCTCACGCAACTCAACCAGGTCCAGAATAGCCTGCTCCCTACCAAGTACGCGGCAACGACGTGCAAATTCAGCCACATACGCTGCCGGCAATTCGAGTACCTCGTCGGCAAGATCGGCAAACTCAGGTCCGAGAATGCTAACCACGACGTTGCGGTCCAGCTGCTCAAACTCGATGATGTCGTCAAATCTACCCGGACGAATCGCAGCGCCCGAGAGTGCTGAGACGGAGTTGGCCGAAGCCATCACAATTCGGCAGGACTGCCGCGCCATTTCCAGGAATGCCAGGACTTGGGCGTCGACTTCGATGCGGTCGAGGTCGTCCAGAATCATCACATCCGGCTTGAGGGCTCGCAGCATCGTTTCCAGACCCATGGCGACCGAAGAGCCACGGCGTTCGGATTCGCTGCTGAGCAGCCTCAGGTCGACGCGTACGGACGACAGTCCCAGGACACCGGCGAGCCAGCGAATAGTAATCGACTTACCAGTACCAGGCACCCCGCTAAACAGGTAGCCACGAGGCTCCTTGGCAGCCAAGAACTTAGTCATGCGATCCAGAATCGACGTCATCTGCGCCGTCGGGATAACACCAGTATCGTGGTATGCATCGAGCACCAGACCGTTGGTCGAGTAGAGCAGCTGCTTACCGCCAAGGGTTCGCCAGAGCATTCGACCGAGTTCGGCGTAGGTCTCGTTCTCGCGCTTATCGAGATAATACGGGCCGTCAGACATCTGACCGGCTTCGACGGACCATCCAACGGTCTCGGATCCTAGACGTCCGATGCAAGCATACGGAGCCTTGACGTCGGCATCAATGAATTCGTCGGCGACCTGGAGATCCACAGCGTTAGCGAGGACGATCTTGCTGTACTCATTGGGAAACAGTGCCCAACGGTCGTCTTCGTTGAAGTACTCCCACGTGGTTCCGTGTAGTCTGGTTTTCTTGCGATCCGAATACCAGCCGATCCCGGTGTTAGCGGCACGCATACCCAGCGAGAACCAGTCCATGCGGGACGGCTTGTCGCGAAGGTCCATCACGATTCCACCGACGTCGGAGGCCAACTTCAAGTAAGCAATCAGCTTCCTGACTTTGCTCTCTTTACGCTTGGGTAGTGGGCGACCAGCGTCATTGTCTTCTTCGCTCATCTGGTACCTTTCTAACACACCGGGCTTGGGCGCGCACTAGCTAATAACAAAAACGTACAGCAACACCAGAGCCCAAATGAAAATCACTTGGAGCAGTAGGGTCCACCAGGTCCATTCCACTCTCTTCATTAACACCTCAACATCGGACCCCACGGAGGGGTTCCTAGAGGGACGTCACCGTCATGTGCCTCCTGAAGCTTACCGTCCGGATCAGGCATTGATGGGTCGATCTCGTGCTTGAATACGAGATTGATGTGGTTTCGAATCGTCGCCCACTGAGCAGCAGTCGGCTGCTTACCAGAAATCTCTGCAAACCCTTGAAGCCAATATACAAAATCACGAGCGGTCACACTTGCCTCCTTCGTGCTCTACATTATTCATTCCGGTGTAGGTCCCCTTGCCACATGTCTCGCAGGCACCATTCCACTTATCCTTGTCTTTGTTTTTATTGACTATACACACGTCACCTGACGACCCGACGTGCTTTACAAACCCGTCTTCTGCTTCAACCTCAATAAACGTTCCGTCAGCGTGACCTGTGATCAGGATCCCGTTGAATGTGATGGCGATGTCGTTAGGATCGTATTTCTTGGTCACCGGCACAGTGGTCCCTTCTGAATCTTCCCCAGATCTCCGAATTCTCGAATGAAAGCGTCGTGATCGACGTTAATACCACAGATGTAGTTTGCATGAGCCGGGGCACCCTCATAACCGTCATGGCGTGTAAAAGGAATTCGCTTCCGGTGATAACATATGGAGAAATCCGACGGATGTGCCGCTTCGTCGGCTAGTATTCCAAGCTGTTCATTCGAGAACCCGATCCACATAATCTGTTTAGCGTCGGAGTTGATTGCCTTGCGCCAGAACTGTTTCGTCAGTCCACCCGGGTGGTTACACATGACATTGCCGTACCAAGGCAGAAGTAGACCATCTTCACCTCGTTCCAAAAACGAGTAGTAGGTGGTCGCCTTTACGACAGCATTGAAACGAGCTTCAGAGCACGGGTCTAAGTCGATCGAACCCATGACTCGACGACAACGATCCACGATGTCTTCACCGTCCTGAGCAGAACCGTTAGGGGTCCCCCAGCGGTTCGTTTCTTTGCTGTGCTTGGCGTTCTTGGTCACGGTTGGATGCCTCGTCGTTTCAGGTCAGTATAAGTTTTCCAATGCATCCAGCCACCAGGCAGGTGGTAACCCCATTCTCTGGTCTTAGGTCCCATGATAGCAAGCGTCAGAGTCTTAGGGGCAACCTCCACAATAGTATGTGCAAACGTCGGTGTCGCGCGAATGAAGTTGTACCAACGATGTTTAACAGTGTGTGTCGTCGTCAGCGTTACCGTTCGCTGTTCACGGTACCAACCTCGCAAGATAAGGCTGAGGAACGTAACCGGATGGTCGTGGTCATATGGTTCCGGGTCTGGGTGATTGAGCCAGTGAAGACAGATGGCAAACCATGGCGTCTTCAGTAAGTGAAAACGCGTGATGTAGCCGGTGTCTGTCTGGGTCCAACGCCACAGCGCAAATTTTGAACCGCTTTTGTATAGCCTTTTCTTATTTTGCACGAATCCTCCGTTTATACTCCCGCCAGTGCTTACGATCACACTGCCGGCATCTTCGGTAAGTCATCATACCACGTCGCAGGTGAATACTGGTATTAGTGGCGTCATAAGGATGACCAGAAGGACAGTGACTTCTAGCAGCCTGTGCATCCCCGGCAGTGCCGCGACGGACATTAGTTTTGTGTTTCACCGCTTCGAGGTGCGCGGGGTTAACACAACACCTGGTACGACAACGATGATCCATCTCCAGCCCGCACGGTACTTCCCCGTTCAGTGCTTCCCAAGCGACACGATGTGCTGGATGTAGCCTGCGAGCTATTGAGAATTTACCGTACCCGTTGGTAGTTTTGGACGCAATCCATAACCAGCAGCCACTATTAGGCTCTGGAATACACTTCGACCAAAAGTGTTCTGGTAATCGAATATCGCCGAACTCCAGGTAGCGACTGCCAGACTTATACAGTCTCATCCGGCTTCTCAGGGTCGGATTCAACCTTCTTCGGTCGGCCTGGCTTCTTGGGCTCTGGCTGAACGCTAACGTTCACTACTGAGGTAGCAGGCGGTTCAACTAAAATCTCTACCCGATCTAGTTGTAGGCCCATTGGAGGCTGATGTACAGGAACGAGCTTATTCTCCCAGAGGACAAGCATTACGTTCTGAGGAGAGATAGCGATCACACGAAGGCTGATTTCGCGTACTTCGCCACGCTTATAGTGAGCTACTAAAGGAACTGAAGGTGTCATACCTCAGTAAACCAGATCAGGGCTTCACAGACTCCGGGACTAGCACCGGTCCGACGTGAGACTCGACGTTGATCGGGGAACAGGTGGTTCCTTCACACACCTTCTCGGCACGCACGCCAACACAACGCTCACTACACACACGACGTGTAGCTGGCAGACAAATCGTAACCTCGCCGCTGCCGTTGTGGTGACATTGCGTGTAATGTTCGGTATGACAGTCGTAGGTCTCCCAGTGACCGCCGTTATCTGTACACTTGGCGCGATGCTCTGCGTATTTCCAGATACCTAGCCCACTTAACGCAACTATGCCGGTGATCACCCCAATGATCCCGGCCAGCTGCCAATCGAAACGTCCACTATGCCTCATACAACCATCTCCTCTAAGTTACGCCGTTGTTCGGCTCTACTGTAGCTTTTTACTAACCAACAAGGCACTCCAAAACACATCGGCTCATTTACGACGTGTGCCACACCGATGGTACCGTACTCGTATCCGCTAGTGCCTGGTGCCAGTGGTAACATACGCTTACAACCGGAACAGTAGTGTTGTTTGTGTACGACGCCTTCAAGGCTCACTCCTTGCCTCCGTTGAACACCTTGTCACCAGGCTTCGTATACGTAGCGCCTGCCAGCGTAAGCTCAGCAAACTCACGCGATTCGTCCGTCAATACGGCGTACCAACAGGCCATCCCGTAGTCCTGCTCGTCACCCTTGAAGAATCCGTACATGAACATGGAGTTCTGGATTGCGGTCACGGTATCGCGATCCGCGTTGTTGAACGTCCTGAAACACAAATAGCGCTTGGTACCCTCGGTGCCAAGCTTACTTGCTTCCCAGATTGTGTAGTTCCGCTCACGCGGCAAGGCATTGACTACCATGTTCTTCATCCAAACCTCGGCGCATTAGGGCAATTCACGGCAGCACAACCGGTGTCGCACCCGCAAGCACCCCGGTGAGATCCAGCGTGGTCTGGGGTTAGATTACAGTCGCCCTTGCCACACTTGGTGCGGTCTAACTCACGACGTTCAAGACGCTCACGTGCTTCTTTCCCGCGCATTTTATTCACCTCGTAAGGTAGTTCAAAGTCGCAATCGCAATCGTACTCCGGCTCCGGAGGCCAGTGTCCTGGGAGATCGTCATAGTCAGGAAGTGTACGGCCCTGACAGACCCAGCATTCGCTCACGGGAGTTTGCGTTGAAACTGGAATTTAGCTGATTCGAAGAGATCAGCAAACTTCAGTACCGGCTTACTAATAACTTCCCAACCGAGCTTCTCGACTCCTGCGACGAAGTCGCCGAGGCGAGCATCTACGTCGCGCTGAGACTTGACAGGGTTATCCTCGGGCAGAAAGATCTCCTTGGCAAGAGCCAGAACCTCTCGGTTGTTGCTGCTGTTGCAGCGCTCATAATGAGCCTTGACGATATTGTCGCTGTTAGTTGTAAACTTCTGCATAATGCTCCTTAAGTTCCTGGTTTCTGAATCAATAGGACTGGTAGATCTAGAGTCTCTTTGGTCAACCACGATACCCCGCCCATGTCATTAGGGCCACCGCTCGCCTGCACACCAGGGATCCAGGGCGGGGTGCTACCTTGGTAAACGTAACGAAGCTCGCCAAGCACAGGCTTTCTATGCACGGGCTGGTCGTGTACCTCCAGATAAACGAACACGTCGCCTGGGTTGAGATCGCGACGCTTCACTTAACCTCTCCGATATTAGCCATCGCGGCAGCAAAGCGAAGAACGCCTTCACCCCATCCGCCGAGGATATACGTACGGTTGTAGAACTCCGGCATCAGGGTGTCCTGGTAACCGGCGACCTGGATTAGAAACACGTTGACCTTCGGGTTGACCTTGGCGCGATACGTGTTGACGAGCTTGGCGACGTCGATGTGCGGCGAGTTAGCTGCCGGCCAACCGTACTCACGAGAGTACGACGCCATCGACGCACGCGTACCATAGAGCCCGCCGTGACCTGCCTGCATATCAGACATCACGAACACGTTGTCCCAATGCTCCTTCTCGCGGATAGCCTTCTCCCAGAACAGCCAGATACCGTTCTCGGTAGAACCGCCGACTGCTGCACCAGCTTCGTCGGCAGCCTTCAACTGATCGAACACCGACGACCTCTTGCGCACCGGCACGACGTTCAACGTGTCACCGAAGACACCGATGTAGCCGTCGTCCGACACCTTGCCGGCCACGATAGCCGTCAAGTTAGCAATCGTCGAAACCTGCATCGTTCCCATCGTGGACGTGGTTGCACCACGAGCCGAGCCCGAGTTGTCGGCAAGCGCCATCGTACGGCCCGGGAACTTCGGCAGGTTACCCAGCGAAATCTCCAGACACTGCTCGATAGCGTCCATCACCGGTGCCGAAGAACCGGCGACAGCCTTGTACGCCGAGTAATAGCGGAACGGAAGCTGCTTACCGGTCGCTGCGCCACCAACGAGCTTGCCAGTGTACAGCGACGGGTTAACACCCTTGTCGTTGAAGTTACGCAGGTTTCGCAGTAGGGCCATGTGGCCCATCTTGTCGATGGCCTTCTCCCAGTTTTCCTTGGTAGATCCGCCTTGCGAGATGATGGACTCCCACGTCTCGCCCTCGGTCGTAAGTTCACCCTTCATGAGCTTTCCGATTGCTGGAGACTTGGCGTGAACGAGGTTGACGACGTCGACCGTCTTGACCGAGTGGTCAGCCAGGCGATACTTGGCGAGGTCGTACTCCGAAGCACGTGCGAGGCGCTGTGCCCACACCTTCTTCAGGGCGTTCGGGATTGGCTTCTCCTTGCCGTAGGCAAAGATGTGGTATGCGAGACCGACGGCCGGCTCGTCTGCACGTGCCATGATCTCCTGAGCATACTTCTTGAGCATGCCAGTACCACGAACCTTGGGGTGGTGTGCTGCACGAACCAGGATAACCTGGGGCGTCGTACGGATGTGATCAGCCTGGCGAAGCGCTGCTGCAATGCCGAGCGTTGCCTCAGGGTCGTGGTCTAGGGCTGCGTCGATAGCAGAGACCATCGCCTGAGCCGGCGTCATCGACCGCCACTCCTGAGGATCGATGGCCGTCAGCGTCTGACGAAGCTTGGTAAGCTGCGCTGCCGGCAGTGTCGTCGGCTTCCCGAAGTTAGCAGGCATAGATGCCTGACGCGCCTTGCGCTTGTCGTCAGGGTCCGTCGAGTAGTACTGTGGCTCGCCAAAGAAGCACGAGCTAGCTGCGATGCGCAGCCGCATGATTGGATCGTTGATGTCGAACGAAGTTCCACCCATCCAGTTCTTGTGGGTTTCGACTTGGTCGATCTTCTTCGGAGACTTTGGATTCAGAATGTTTGCCATTGTGTCACTACCTTTGTTGGAGTACTTGAGTTCAGAAACACGCTTGCCGTTCTTGTAGGAGCGGCCTCGCCATACACGTTTTTCAGGGTTGTAATGCTTGCTGGACATAAAAGGATGTGCGCCCCTGGACCCCGTCCCCCGACCCTCAGTCCAGGGGCGCACTTGAAAAGTGCCGAAGATAATCGATTGCGGTGTTTTCGCGCTCTACTATTAAGCTACACACCTTTGCAGGTGCGCCGGGGTTTGCAGCCCGGACCTCGTTCGTTATCAATGAAGTAACCGCTCTCATCACTATCGGCAAATTGGCGCACCCTACCTTCATTTTGTCGTGACTACGCTTTCGCGACCAGTACTGCTGGTGATTCACGCCGCTGCTAGCTATAAGGTGCATAAATTAACGCGGAGATATTGTTGACTCGGGTTTATTTCCCCATGAAGTATCCGAGTCTATCACTACCGCTTGGCGCCCCTGCATGGATTTTCACCACGATCCCCGGTCCTAATGACCGGTGCTCTAGAATTAAGCTACAGGGGCAAAATGAGAAGATATAACGTTGACGGGGTTTCTTTAATGGATGAAGTATCCGTCAGCTTCACTGTCTCAAAAACAATCTAACTACGAACTAGTTCTCTGTCAAGGGCTTATCGTCAAGGGACGGATAATGCGAAGGGATCTCGTTGTTCATCACCGATGCAAGAATACCGACAAGGCCTTCGACGTTGCGTCGCGGCAGCTTGAGGCTTGCCGCTGCAATGGCACCAGCAAACGAGAACGCGTCGGTAATGTCTTCAATCGGCTCACCGGCTTCGTGCAGCTGAATAACCAGAGCCTGTACCGCCTTCTGTGAATTGTTCATATCACTCATTTAGTCACGCTCCAATCCTTTGTCAAGATCACACCAGTGTTTTTCTCGATAGTCACTGCACGGTCGTCCAGAAGAAGGTCCATATCATAGTCCTTCACGGCAGTTACAGGTAGTTCTCTGCCGAGATGCTTCATGCACCAAGCCTGAACTAAACGCTCCTGCTCAACTCCGTCGTCGTACTCTGCACGAGTTACGTGGTTCTTGAAGAGGTTACCGACGCGTGCCGTCATGATGCGAACTTCGCGCCCTTGAGCTAGGTAATCCTTCACGATTGCTAGGATAGCTGGGACAGGTTCGCCGATGTCTGGCCACTGGCGAGTGCCGTAAGTGGCTAGAGTTCCGTCAAGATCGATTCCGATCCAGCCGAGAGATGTGATACCACGTGTCCAGAGGCTCACTGGTCCCTCTTGTGTTTATTGGCGTTGTCAAAAGCTTCAGCGGTGTAAAGCAGTGTCAGAATCTCTTCAGCAAATTCATCACTGTGGATGTCGTCTGGTGTGTACCCGTTGCCTGTCTCGGCAAACCAACAACACTCCACACCGGGCTCCTCGTCGTCCTCAACGTAGTTAAATTTGTCGACTTCGTATTGAAGTACGGTCATCTGCGGCCCGCCCGAGCGCAGAACAACGACGTCACCAATCTTGAACTTTCGATCGCTCATTTTCCCTCCAGCTTTGCAAGCGTTGCGCGTTCCTTCAACGTAGTAATCCCCTTAGGTAACTCGTCACCCTCCGCAAGCACCTTGAAGTACTGATCTGCGGCGTGATGGAAGATTACAACTCCCTCAGGCTTCATAAACCCGGGCGCAGACACGCTACCCTCACTCGTGAGCTTGGCCATGATTGCAGCAAGATCCATGTCCTGGTAGTTACCGTTCCAAAGAACTGGAACGCAGCCCACACACGCAGGACGTGTATCCGGATTACCCCAACGATGCGTGTTGAACAACCAGAACCTACGCTCGGTTAGACCGTAGCGGCGGTTGATACCAGAGCCCCACCATTCACCGAAGTGATGTCCAGGTCCGAGCTTTAGAAGCTCGTCGCGGTTTTCCTCTACCCAACGAGCGAAACCGTAGTTATCATCCTTGGGAGTGATCCACTTCGTCCGAGACTGGGCACCGATTTGAGTACCGTCATCAGAAATCCAGACCGCAGCGTTTGTTCCATCGATCTTCTCCGAAACGGTAACCTCACGGTTAAGTCTCGGGATCTTAGGCCAAGGCTGAAACTCTGGCAGAGGACGGCTATCTGGTCTCTCGTACGTCATGCCCAGATAACCAGCGAAGGTCTCACTGGACTCCAACAACCTCAGCGCCCGGTCCGAATTTCGGCTTCCACAGCGAAAGCCGTGCGCCCGGCGCGTCGGGCTCGCACTTGTTACCCGCCGCGTCGCGGTAGACCGGCTCGGCGTTCTTGTACCAACGCTCCATGATGGTAGGGTCGGCACCAACCTTCGCAGCCATGTCCGGGCAAACATACGCAAAAACATCACGCATTACTTCACTGGTGCGCATTGCACCGTCAACCAGCATCGACGCCGGGTGCTCCATAAACAACTCGTCGTGAAATGGTGCAACCGGTGTAGACCGGAACAGTGGGCTCTGCATACCAGCGTAACGACTACGGTTGGAGTTGTAGAACAACTGTGTTGGCACCTTGATTGTCGAGTCGTAGCACTCACGAGCGACGAGGCGGTATGCAAGCTTGGTGATCTCGGCCAGAAGGACTTGGAACCACCCGTTGCACGTCGTCGTGAAGTCCATACCACCACGCAAACGACCGGACCAGTGTTGCATCACCTGGCCAGGTTCGGTCTTCGTGCCAGGGCGATAGACCTTCTTGAGCCACGGCCAACGCTCCAGAGCTTCCTCAGTGATCATCATACCTTCGTTGACGATCCCGTCGTTGATGTCGTAGTACGGCTGGTTCTCACGCCACTGCTTGAGCCAAATCTTGCCGAGGTGATCGGCACATTCCAGACAAGCCTTGCAAGTCGGCGGGATCTTGTCGCGACGACCCCAGCTGGTTACCTTGATGTCACCACAGGTAGGTGAGCCGTTCATCAGAATGCAGAATCTCGTACCCTTGTACCCGCGAATCTTCTTGCCGGTATACGTTCCGTCGTCAATCCACGACGGTCCTCCCTCGGCTGGCGTATCCTGGCCCTGGGCGCGGTTAGACAAGACAAGCTTGATCGACGACATGCCGGTGGGCTTTCCAAACGTAAATGGCTTGGCGCCCTGACGAGCCGCCTTAAAGAGAGGTTCCTTACGACGCTTGAACCATTCTTCGTAGCTCACACCAAGAACGGATGCAGCGACGGCGCCGTGAGGATCGACGTCGTTCAGGAGAGCGACACCAAGGTCAGAGTATCCGAGCAACCAGATACAACTCTGGGCGTGCGTAAACGTTTCACCGGCCTTGAAGTCCTCGGACGAATAGCCCTTGCCGTCGCGAGCTTGAAAGCATTCGCGCATGCTGGGAACGTACTGTGCGCTCCATCGCTTGATTTTCTTCATTGTGTTGTCTCCAGGTATTTCGCTGCATTCCGCAGCGTTGACGGGTTGTCTTTGGCGTGACCCACTAACAAGTTACAGTTAACACACAGTAACCCTCGTATACGTCCGGTTTTGTGATCGTGATCCACCACCCAACCGCGTTCCCATCCAGGTTCAATTGCAGGACATACTGCACATCTGGAACCTTGCTGTGAGAACCTGTCCTCCCACTGATCTTTCGTAATCCCGTACTTCTTCAGAATCGCACGCCACTTGTTACGCTCTCGATTACAATCGTTCTCCCGTTTGCGTCTACTGTCGTCACAGGCCCTACATTGGGCTTGCCGATAAAATCTTCCGTTAGCCTGGTGTTTGACCAGGTAAAAACTATCAATCGGTTTAGTTTCCAGGCAACGGGTACACCCCTTCTCCGTTTTTCCGATGTGATCTACGCCCATTCTTCACCTTCCTGAAGGACGTAGTCGTCTGGCACTTCAATCTCTTCGAAGAACTTACCCATAAAACCGGGGCGGCGTGGCAGGAGCATTACAGCCCCATCGTAGCTGACACGTCCTGTATCAAGGATAGGGTTTGGGCGCAGGGTCAGTGGGATATCTTTCCAGCCGGCCATCGCACAACCCTCTTTGTGAGGATCCTTGTCCGTGCCGTGATGGTCACACGAGACACACAAACGCCCAGTACGAAGGAACGGAACGTAGACGTTCAGAACCTTGGCGTCTTCCATCACCTCGGCGTAACCCATGAGGAATTCGTCACCACTATCAATCAGGTACGAACGCCCGTAACCGATGCCGTCCTTCTCAGAACGCGGCACATCAGGGTGAAGAATCAGACCAGTGCCGTCACAAGTCTTGAGCTTGGTCTGCTGGTCCTCGGCCATCTGAAAGCAGATGATCTTGGACTTAGGGTTGGCCGGGCTCGGTACTTTGCCAGTGCCGGAGCAGACAGGGCACGGATCCTTGGAACCAAAAGCAACAGCAACGCGGCGCTTAAGTTCGCTGCGATCCTCGGTACCATTCGGACGAATCAGACCCGCTTCAATGTACGGCTTGAGGCCGTCGATGCGGTTCTTAGACGAATAATTCTCGATGATGTCGACGTACTTCTGGTCGATCTTGAAGCCTGTAGCTGCGCCCATGTGCAACCAGAATGCCGTCGAGGTCTGGCTAGCAAGGTCGTGAAGGTTCAGGTGAGGCTTCGTGATCCAGCACGGCGTACTCATGCCCGTGGCGCCACAGTCGACACACGCACCCTTCGGTCCCCAGGTGTGATACGGGCCGATCTTAGGGATGTGACCAGTCTGGGCCAGTGCTGCTTGCTTACAGTTGACGACGTCGTCTACTGGGTACTGGCGAGCCTTCTCGGGAAGTTGATCGAGCGGTACACCGTCGAACTCGCCGTATCGCAAACGGAATTCGTCGTTAATCTTGGCATCATCTCTGTCAAAGTTAAGCTTGATAACCTGATCCTGCGAGTAGCGTCCCTTCAGAGGCTCACCGGTTCGCGGGTTCTTGCCGAGCATTCCGAGACCGATGGCGTTCAGAGCCTCGGCGTGTTGAATGTCGTAGATTCGACCGTCGTCGATGCCGGTCATGTGTTCGCGATGCTCGCCCATAAGCGCCATGGCGATGTAGGGGATAATGTCAATCCCTCGCTTGGCGAACTCGCGAACGAGAACAGCTAGATCGAAAGCGATGTTAGCGCCTTCGATGATCTTCGTAGTGTCGTCGATGACCTGAGCAAATAACTCAAGCGCCTGCTCCTTGTCGAGCAGGGCGCCCTGAATGTTAGCTCCATCGTACCAGGCAACGGAGCCCAGGACGAGCGGGGGAACTAAGTTCCCCGGACGGATCAGGTACGTTTCTAAGTCGAAAGCTATGCCGTTTGTTGGTAGGGTTTGCAGACGTTCTGGTAGCATCAATCAGAAAACTAGTTCAACCTCTGAAAGACTCCTGTGGATGCCAGACCAGAATATCGTGCAAGTCTTCAGGGTGGATCTGGATTTGGTCGTCAGGTTCGCTATGCCCACAACCCCAGACGTGATAATGCCCGGACGGCAGAAGGAAGTAGAAATGTTCGGTGTACTGGTGACTAAAGATCGTTAATTCTACAGGAGGTTCGCACTGAACCATGCAGTTATAGCCGTGCCCTTCTCCGGTGTTAACATAGCGCAACTTACCTACACCTATAAGCACCCCTTGCTTATTGATGATCCTAACTTGTCGTTTATCCACGAAAAGACTCCGTCATGCAAGCCACACCGGCCGAGCTAAGAATACCGAGCATCCTGAGCGCGCCAGCGTAGTTCCACGAATGAATAACCACGTACTTAGGACGCTTCTCCTCAGGCATAGCTGCGATAAACTCGGCCACGTGCGTACCAGTCTTCTCCTCTGTCGGTAGGCCGGCAGTACTTAGCTCGTCGAGATCGTGATCAAGATAAGCGATGTCAAACACCTCAAGGGTCAAGTGGTGGCACGCCTCGGCGTAATTCCACGCTTGCGTGATGTCCATACCGACGCGGTTGTGTTTGAACTTGGCGTGGCGCTCAGCGTTGTCGTCCAGGAATAGGATCTTCATCGTTTCTTTCCGGTGATTTTATGAATAGAATCGGCGTCTTCAAACTTATCAAAACGCTGAAACCTCAGGCGATCGATTTCTCGAAACTGGTTCCAGTCGTCTTCATCACCACCGTCACGGATTTCGGTGGGTTGCTTACGCCTCGGGAGGCTGGCAGCAAACTCGGCCAAGACATCTCGGTCATGGTCTGATAGCTGCTCCGAACCCTTCATTGCTTTGACTGTAGCGTAATCACGATCTGGCCCGTTGCCAAGCAGCCATTCGACCGAGCAACCGTAATATGATGCGATGACTTGCGCCATCTCCTCCGGTGGTCCGGGATCTTTAGGATCTTCAAACGTATGCAACGTTTCGACAGCTATGCCAGTGACTCTGGCAGCTTGTTGAAGTGATAACCCGGCTTGCTCTCTGGCTTTTTTACAGCGATTGAACACTGATCCCTCTGAATTGTAGTCGGATCTCGTCACCTGGTCCGACCACCATCGGGTAGTCCAGGTCAACTTCGATAACTGGCTGTCCTTCCTCGTTGTAGAGGTAAATACTGACAGGTCCCGCTTGGAACACCTGGTTAACAGACATTTGAAACGTGCAAGGTGCCGGCATGCCGTCATGAAAGCGTTCGACAATTCGGGCTCTCGCTGCCTCTTCCCCGAATCGCCCCACTGCTTTGATGTGTGTGCAGGTGCGTATCAGATCACGCTCCATCCGCTCCTTCAAAGTTTGTAATTTTGTAGTCAGTACCACGGAATCACCTGCCCGCTCGGTATCACCACAAAAACCGGCTTGTTGTGACTCAGTGCATAACGAACCGTCGTCCACGTTCCGGACCTAAGCTGCATATGCTCCTCTTTCGGGGTAGCTAGCAGCACGTCGACCGTGGAGGCGATGACCGCGTTACGGAGCAGTGGGGGTTGTGGTGCTCGCATAACGTCACCAGGCGACGCTGGGACGCTCCCTGCTTTTGGACCGACACCTGAGGCCGGGTACATCACCATGTGTTCAAAGCCGAGCGCAGCACGTGCCAGCCCGTCGAATTGTATGTCAGCACCGATGCAGAGCCCGTGATGGCCGACGAACCGGGCAAACTGCCCCAGAAACGCCGCAACACCGACCGCTTGGGCCGGTGTCATCCCGACTTTAGTGCCGGTGAAGCCTAACTGTACGACCTGGTCAGGTCTTGCGAGTTGCATGCTTCCACCAGTAGTCCTCGCCCTTCTGGACGAGAACTAGCGCGATAGTAAAGACTAGCAGTGCGAAGATCCAGACAGCGACGGAGGTGATCGTATCATACGACTTGAATGGGATCCTCTCAATCGTCTCGAAAGCGATAAAGTAAGTCACTACTCGACCAAGGCTAAAACTAGGCCTGAAGACCTCTTCGCGCATTGTCTGCGAGATCACAGAGCCAAGGATTAGAACCATAAGAAAGATCAGTGTTAGCATTAAAGCTCCAAATCAATCCACACGTGTTCGTGGGCTGTACCAGATGGTGAAGGTAAATTCCTCGCGACAGTGTCGGCGTCAATTTCGCGTGAGAAGCGAACGGCGTTCGAACTGTCGTAGGACCACACATTACCGGTGATTAGTAGTCCGCACCAGTACATCGGCTGTTCGTTGCGATCGTAGCGCTCAATGAGCCAGCCGGATTCAGTCATCACTTCACCGTGATCATCGTCTGGCCCTCGACAACCTTACGGTTCATCGAGCTAGACTGGACGAAGATCTGGTACTTGTCATTGTGTGGTCCCGGGTGAACACGAACTTTACCGGTCTCCGGAAGACCGAGCAGAGAGCGAACCGCACGAGAGCCCAGGCGATACTCGTTCGACGACTTGACGAGGATCACAAGCTCCTTGCCATCCTGGATGTACTCAGGCTTGACAAGCTCGTAGTAGTGGTTGCCCGGGTCGAACTTCGAGCCGTAGAAGTCCGAGATGGCACGACCGTCCATCTTCGCCGTTACCTTGCGCACTTCGCTAGGAGTGACCTTCTTGGTCATACCGCGAACTGCCGAGACAGAAACGTCGCCTGGGTCGGCGTAGAAGCGTGCCGAACGGGTAACACCCTTCGAACGATCCTGGATGTAGTTGTCCATGCTGGACGTCGTGCGCTGGACAGTCTCCTGCATTGCACGCTCAGAACCATCCCACGACTGGAAGTTGCCCTCAGGCAGGCCGATGTTGCGCAGCATGTGGCGTGCGCTGTCAGGGCCGGCAAACGTCAGGGTGAGGTTCCCGGTCGCTTCCTTGATGGCGACCGCAGCCTTGAGGCGAGAAGCACTGTAGATCGTGCTGTGCATCTCCTGGCCGTCGGAGAAGATTGCGATGATCGCGGGCGTCTTGCCGTTGAACGATTCGAGGGCCTTGCCGATAGCGTCAATCAACGCCGTACCCTGACCGAACGGAGAGCGCGTGTTCAGCCTCTCGACCTGGCCAGCAGCGGCAGAAGCCGGCCACGGTCCCCAGACCTGAGCGCTGGTAGAGAATGGAAGCAAACGAACTTCGAAAAGCTGGTTGCCCTTCGCCTCTTCGTTCGCAAGTTGCTGGATCAGCTGGCTAACCATCTGACGGAGCTTGTACTCCTTGTTACCCTGCATTGACCCCGAGAGATCGGCTACGATTGTCACTTCTGTCTTATTCACTTTGTTGCTCCTAGAATTTCTGTTACGGGCGTTGTAACGCGCTCTCCACTTGCTTCAGTCCCACGATCACACGAATAGATACCAGCGTCATACGCACACGACCAGTTGTAGCCGACGTATAGGCAAGACTGCTTCATTGCAGTCGCGCCAACATACTTGTCAGCCAGGCACTTACCGTCCGCAATTGGCGGTGGCGTATTCGGACGTTCAACCTTTTTACAACCGCTTAGCAGTACTGCTACTAGTATTAGCTTCTTCATTATTCTTTCTCCTGCAACCCTAGTAAGACTTTTTGGCGCGGTGTCAAGGTACCAAGTGCGATAGCTTTCAGATAATCGTCGAAAGTCGAGAATACCTTGATACCGTGAGTGCTGGTCGTAGTGTACGCCTTCTCATAATAAAGTGTAGGTGACACCTTAAACACAGGGACCACGTCGTCTGGTTGGCCGTTGTAATACGCAGCATCTTCTTCGGCTGCTGCTTTGTTACTGTAGATAACGTGTCTAGATCGGTAACAAACCTCAACCTGCCGGTCTTGAAGTTCCTGAATCTTACCGAGAACCTTAACCATAGACGGTTCAACACCCAGAGCTTCGGCAATGCGCCCTAGCTCTGCAATGAGTCGCTGGTTTGACATCTCCAGCCGCTCGATCTCCTTGAAATAAGGAGCATGCTCACCAGCCACATCAGAAGTATCGAAGACGCTCATTTAGCTCTCCTGGTCCAGAACTCGTGTCGCGCACGACGCCCCATCGCCAACGAATCAGGCTCGCGGTTGACGACAACGTCGACCGTACCTTCGGTTGAATGCCGCTGTTCCTTCACCTTGCGAGTTAGGTAGCGCTCTGGCTTAGCCAGGCGAACACGTGCAAGGTCGCGCTTCATCTCTGCGCTGGCAGTATGCCCGTCGTTATAGTAGTTTGGGATGCTCATAAATTAGTCCGAAGAAAATCGCAGCGGGTATTTACGGGTCCCGAAGAACCCGTCCTTAGACAAAGAAGTAACCGCTAGCATCACTATCGGATGGTGGTGAGGGATGGACATGAACCACCAAACACGGGCTTTATAGTGCCCGCCGCTTTAACTTAGCGTACCTCACCTAATCGTCACCAAGTGTTTCATGCGAACGAAGAACAACTTGGTCGTGCCCTGAGATCTCCTCAGGTACCATGCTTGGTGACTCAGATACAGTAACCACCCTGGTGGGTGGTGTCAAGGGGCAACCTGTCGGTTGTTCCTATCGCTTCAGAGCAGCGAGAAAGCTTGACGTGTTTCCAGCGGGTGCCGGTGCGGGCGTAGGAGCAACCTGCTGTACTGGAGCAGCCTGGACAGGCGCTGGTGCAGGAGCAGCGGCACCGTCACCATCGAGCAGGGCTCGACCGGCCTTGATGTCTTCCATCGTCTGGGTCACCGGGATCCAGCGAATCTCCTGGTAGAAACCAGTAGCCGGTGCCTTCTTCGGCTTACCGTCAAAGACATGAACCTTGATGGCAAGGCCACGACCTGCCTGTGCAGGGCCAGCGAGCATGGCACCGATCTGAGAGATCGGGCTAGTATCACCGATACAAGCAGCGACAGCGGTCAAGAACTCCTTGAGGCGAGCCTCAGCATACGTGCCCTGCCAACCGGCAGCGCCAATGAACCACGGCCAGCCACGGGTGGCATCCACAGGCTCGGTGTTAGAGGCTAGGATATGGAAATCCGCCTCAACAATCTTACCCTTACCCTTGGCCGATTCCTTGACATTGAATCGCTTCAGGAGCACAGTGTGCTCACCGTTCGCAAAGTTTGGCGAGAAGCTATTGAGAGCCTTCGCATTTTCGGCACCAAGAAACGCATTAACTAGTACATCACTCATCTTTGTTCTCTTCTTTTCTACGGCGTCTGTTGCCGTTCTTAGTAGAGAACCATCCTAGTCTTCCGAGGACTCCCCGTCATCTTCAGGCCCAAGCAGCGCCGCGTCAGCACCATTCAGCAGCTTCTGATCGGCCCCTAGAATGTCACGCACGAACCTAGACCTACGCACAGCCTGCTTCAACGCCTTGCGAAGCTCTGGCGTATGCAGATAGATCTCCGTCGTAACTAGCGAAGACTTCTGACCTCTTCGGTGAGCACGACCAAGCAGCTGTTCCGTCCTCGTTGCAGACGCCGGGCAGTTAATCAGCAGCTGGCGATCAAACGAAAGCTGCAAGCCGTCTCGACCACGACCGTTAGAGTCGATCGAGCAAATGATAGAGCGGTCTCCACGCTCTGCCATCAGACGCAGACCACCCTTCGGACCGCCGTCGTGGATCGGAAGCCCGGTTAGCTCCTGGATTCGCACAGCAAGAGCACGCATGCGGTACCAGAGAATCCCAGGGCGTTCCTTGGCCCACTCGGCAGCGTCAACACACAGGAAGTCGTGCAGCACGCAAGAGTCCGTCTGTGGTTTGACCTTGTTCCTGATTTCCTTCCAGGCTGGCCAGGATTCGCAACGCCACTCAGGCCGGTCGTCACGCTTCTGCTCGTCACCCCAGAACCGCTGGGCAGCTGATTCGCAAAGCTTCGCCGAGTCGAGGTACGTTTCACCCTCTAGCGTCTTCTCGCGAATTTCGCGATTGTAGTCACGACGCTTCAGCAGCCACTCCTTGATCAGAGTGCGTGGTTCGCGGTTAGGGTACTTCCAAAAATACAGAACACCGACCGATACTTCCTGAGCAGCGCGAGCAATAGCCATCGCGTCCTCAAGGGTCTCGTCGAGGAGCAGGTCGTCGCCCATCATCTCGGCGATATCTGGCCTGACTCGGCTGATTAGTGAGTCGGGACGAACGCCGTCGTTTCGGATCATCGCCAGTGCTTCCTCGATAATCTCGGGCAACGGCGGCGCCTCTTTCTCGGAGATCGAGTTCTGCACAAAGCCCTCACCGCCCGTTACTTCGATCTCGGTCTGGTTGGCGATAATAAACCCCGGAGTCTCAGCAAGCCGACGACGAACCGCATGGCGCACGTTCTCGCCAGGCGAACAGAAGCGCTTTAGCTCGCCGGGTGGGCTGGCGTTGCCGGTAGCGTCGAGACAGCGCGACCACTCGATGACTGTGTTGGGGTCGAGGGGTAGCGGCGATTTGTCACGGAGAGCAAACAGAGCCAGGTAGTTGAACTCGGTGATTGAGGAGTCGGTTAGCGAACCGGTCCAGCCGAGAAACTTCGTTGCCATTCGCTTGGCACGTTCCTCTGGCGTCGTTCCGCCCGCGAACCACTTCGCGATGCGGATACCTCTGGAAGAGGTCATCGCACGAATACTGTCGCACTCGTCCGAGATGATGGCATCTGGCTGAAGACGCTGAAGAAAGTCGCTCTCCTCAGGCATCGACAGACGTGAGTATGGGAGTACGTGGAGCGTGGGACGACCGGGGATCTTTCCGGTCGGGTACAACGGCTTCTCGACGCCGATATGCATGACAAACCCGGGCACGATAAAGTGTTGGGCAATCAGCTGATAGTCGTGCTGGATCTGATCGCGTAAGCTAGCTGGAACTAGAAGAAGGATCGTGTTGACGTTCGTGAGTGCTAGGCCGGCTAGGATGTTGAGGAGGGTCTTGCCAAGTCCGACGGATGCATGTGCCAGTAATCCTTGGTTCATCGAGACTTCACGCAGAATCCACGCTTGAGCCGGCAGTAATCGCGTGATACAGCCCTTGCGAGGGTCGATACTCTTGCAGCGACACTGCCCGATGTTATCGGTCCGAGCGTACTTCTGCATCTCAAGCTCGACCATCGCCTCGGCGGTTGCAGAGGTCAGGTCAAGCTGCGGACGACGAGGCAACGCAAGAATGCGCTGGAGGTCAGCCGAATCCCCAACAGGGTCGCCACGACGAAACAGGTCATCGGGCGCCTCGGTTTGCCAGCCGAATGGCGCACACATCGGATCAGCAACAGCGTCTGAAAGCTTAAAACCCGAAGGCTGGGGTGCAGGCTTCGGGCTCTCTACTTCCTTCGACAGGTTGGCTAGGATTTCAGCTAACGTCATACACGCTTTCCAGAGCCCTCACATGACTCACCGTTCTCATCTTTATGATTACAGATACGCCAATAACACGTACGTCCGTCTGGAATACGCGAGAAATCAGAATCTGTTCGATACTTTACAGCTACGCCGGTTTGCGTAACCTGTTGTAGAGTATCGCAGGTCGGACACCTAGCTTGCATCACTCTCCGTCGTATCTAATGATCTCGGAGTAAATGCCCATCGTGATCATCGGAGGATCGATCTCAGCGCCAGACTCCGTATACTCTAGTCCAGAATCAGCTAAACGTACAATTCCCTTACGGACACTCTCCACGATTGCTTCAGTCGCCGACTTATTACCCTTCACGTTGATTACTTTGACTACCTTCTGACCCTTCTTAAACATCTGATCCTCCCATCTTGCTTTCACCTGCTGCCTCTAAATCTGCCATCTCGGCTGCTCTAAGAAGAGCGGCGGCTAGCATTCTGGCTTGCTCTGATCGCATTAAATCTGGCTTCTCCCTCACTACAATGCCAATCTGCTCGCCTACCCTACAAACCTTGTAGTTAGCTACTTCACAAACAGAGAGTGAACCTGAACGAAGCTCGTCCAGAACATGTACAAGGTTATCGACAACCCAACTAGCCAGCTGCTCAGTATCCCCAGTCGCACCACGCTCCAGAAGAGTGATTGCGAGGTCCAGAGTTTCATCGATCGTCTGCATACGCTGCTTCCAGAATTGGGGCTAGGTTCGGTGGACGATAGGATTTGCCTTTTAGGACCTTCCCGTCGGCTCTCTTGAGCACTTTGCCGTTTTCGAGTTTGCTCAGATTTGATCGATGGATTTCTCTGAAAGCAGCTTCCTTCATCCCATGAAACCCGAGGGAGAGATAAGTACCGTCGAGGACGTACTGAATATCCGTGAGAGCATCGAGAACAGCCGCTTCATTTCCGTCCTTTAGAGCAGTCTTTAGCTCGTTCAATTCCTCGTAAAGTAAGTCCAGTCGAAGTTCGTTAACCTCTTCGTCGTCCAGATAAGGAAGGTGATGAATGGGCTGGTCGCATTTCTCGTGGAACTCACGCACAGCGTCTAGAGTGTCGATGCCTCGGGACTTCACCGCTTACCCCTATGAGTCTGTCGAGCCCTGCGACGCTGACGGCTCTTATGAGCCAGAACGGCTGGCGACATCGGGACACCAATATTCTCGACGCCTCTTCGAAGGCGAGAGTACGAGCGACAAGCGTCCTCAAGGGACATATCGACGGCGGACTTGATGCCCATCTGAGCAAGAAGTGCAATCATGCGCGAAGCACGTAATTCACGGTACAGCATTATATAGTCCCTTCATATAATTCGAGTTCTGCATCTTCTGTTTCTTTACCTTGTGTTTCGATGTATCGGATTGCACGCCTCATTACCACCGGATCGTCTCTTAGAGAGCCGAGTGCTGTATTGCAGCGACCGTGTAACAAACCTCTAACAATTTTGGTACCGTGGATGTGATCGATGTGTGGGCCTGATTTACCAGTGAGTGCTTTAAACGGCTCTTTGCAGATCACACAAGTATAGTTGCAAGCTGCAAGCATCTGGTCAACTTGAGATTGAGTCAAACCATAATCAGTCAACAAGCGGTTACGTCGCTTCTGCCCGTTTGCCACGTATTTTGAGTTCATCTGAGCCTGATACAGTCTGGATTTTTCTGGATAGGCAGCTCTATTTGTTGCCATCCATGTACGATTACTATCTCGTTTCTTATTAGTGTCATTGTAGTTTTTCATGTAGGTTGAATGTGATTCTCTACACAAAGTACAACGACACCCTTTACGATAACCTCCTGTCCCGTGCTTCACATGATGCCACGAACCAAGAGTCCACCCGACTGTGCAACAATATCTCTCATAGCCTCCACAACTACACCACCAGTCTCTGTTCGGGCCCCGTCCAGTACGTAATTACCGGCTGGGATCTCACCAGCCTGAGCAAGGGTACGAAGTCCGTGTGCCAAAAACCCTTTGTACTTACCGAAGGCTGTTGGCTTGTCGTTATCCGCTGCACGGTAGTCAACGCCACCATACTCCTTGGCCATGGCCTTGGTGATACGGTCGACATATGGCCAGAACGATTCGTACTTGCAGCTGGGAACGCAGTCGACGAAGAGGTTGATTCCTGCTGAGCTTTCAGCTGCCACGTTAGTGACGTGCTCAGCCGAGTCAATAAGAATGGTCTTGGCTACTGACTGCCCAGTCTCTATAGCCTTGTTGACTTCCTGCGGGGTAACAGTACCGTTAACCACAACGGTTACGTTTGCTGTCGTTTCCTCAGGGGCAGCAACAACCTTCTTCGGCCTGCCTGCTCTCTTCTTCGGAGCATCACTTGCCGCTGCGGCAATCGCCTCAGCAGCAGAGTTGATCGGAGGTGCCGGAAGTTCCTCAACAGGTGGAGAAGCTTGTGCAGGAGGAGCATCTTCTGGGAACGGGCTGGTTACGGCTACAGGCGTAGCGACCACCGGAGCAGGTACACCGTTCTTGACACGCTCCGCAACAATCGCCTCGGCTTCTGCGAGAACGACTGGTAGCTGTGCCGGGTCGTCGAACTCGAAGCCAGCTAGCTCCCCGTTTGCGTAAGGAGCGTTACCCTTGATGACAGCGTAAACACGTGCAGCCTCTCCTAGAAGGACCGGTAGACCGAGCCCTAAAGTCTCAAGCTTCGTGATAGTGTCCCCGATGCCAGGGTACTTCACAGTGATCTCTTCGAGCGCAAGTCGCTTCATTTCTAGAGCAACCTCGGGCTTTGGTCCCGGTGCAGGTGTGGTGGCAGCTTGTAGTTTGGCTAGTAGTGACATTTTTTCTGGTCCTGTATTTTCTACGGTAAGTACTTCTGGTTTGTCCAAGCCTAGTAGGGCTGATGCAAAATCCGAGGAGAAAAGGGAAGATAAGCTATTGTGCGCGGCAGCAGAGCAGTATGAACGGTGAGGACATCCTCGGTAGGCATCGCAAGCCCGGGTGTTTGCCGGGACCTTGTCTACGTTGTCTTCTTTGATGGCCTCCTTCAGAGAACCAGCCAAGGCTTCGACGTACTCCCAACGTTCGTCAATCTGATCCTTATGGACACGCAGTGAAACTTTACGAGTCGTGTGACGACCCTTGGTCACGTAGTACCCGTGACTTAGCCGTACCCACTCGGCCTGGTGTGTGACGAGAGCCCACTTGCCGTACGTCGTCATCTGAAGAGTGCGCGCTACTTCCTGAGGAGACTTGATGTACTTAGCGTCGGAGGTCGTCTTCCAGTCGATAACTTCTACTGTGCCTTCAGGATCAATAGTGTCGGTTATGTCAGACGTCCCGGCGTTCGTACCTTGCCAGTGAATGCAATCGATGAACCCGGCAATTGGCACGCCTGCTGCTTGCAGTGGTGCTGTGGCGAGGTTGCCAGCGATTTCCCATTCGATCTTGATACGTGGATCGATAGTCTGTGGCTTCGGTAGCATGTGAATTCCCGACAGTGCCAGGGAAGTCATGTGCGAACGATCACCGGTTAGCAGATACTTTTCGTTCTCGGCGTGAAGATCCTTGCCCGTCGTAAGCCATTTCTGCTCCGGTCCCTTTAGTTCCAGTACCTTTTCGTAATACACCTTACGAAGGCAGCCTTCGGTGGTGCCTAAGTCACCAGACATCAGGGTCGATGGTGAAAAATAACGCCACGTCTTCTTATCGGCAGATAATGCCGATCCGTGTTTCCAGCCTGCATTCGCCATGTTAGCCGACCTTGATGCACTGCCTGGAGTCGTCGGGTGTGGTTCCGCAGTTCTTCAAGCACAATGCAAGCGACCACTGAGCATAACGCGAGGTCAGGCGTGCGACACCTTCGCCGAGCCAGTCACAGCCGCCATCTGCTCTGGGCACTCTTTCTGGTGGACTTGTCCAAATATCAACAATATCCGACAATACCCCAGCAACCTCGTCTCGGGTACACCAGTAAACCGGGTGATCTTGGGTGGCTACGAAGGTTTCAGGGTTATCCATACGAAGTAAACCACCCAAAGTCCTCCAGAAACTCCGAAGACTAAATGGGAGTCATAAGCTAAGCTTATGAAGTTACCTCAATAGGAGCTTCCCATGCATTTTCTCGCCGTTGTCATCGCCCTTCTCACTGCCTGCTCTGCTTGTGGCAGTGCTCAGCACCCTGGTCAAGCACCGACTATGTCTGACCCTGCGGTTGCTAAGCTACAAGCTCTGGCAGAAGATGCCGGGTCTTGCACTGTCTGGAAGACAACGGACGGGTTGGCAGTAACTGCTGGCCACTGCTGCGAAATGAATGAGATCTATTCAGCATCGGGACCGCATGCTGTTGCCGGCGCAACCTTTACCGTTCTTGTGGATGACGACATTCATGATGTGTGCGTGCTTCGTGGCGAGCTTCGTGGTAACGCTATCAAGATTGCACTTTATGATCCAAAAATCGGTGAGCGTATCTGGACAGCCGGGTATCCTCGTGGCAAGTTCCTGATCTCTGATGGTTACTGGGCAGGTCGAGATGAAGATAACGAAGGCATCTGTTCTTCTGTTGTCGGCTTCGGCGCAAGTGGTTCTCCGATCATGAACACCCGTGGTGAGTCTGTTGGCGTACTTATCAAGCGTTTCGGTGACATGGACAACCTGACGTTCGTTGCTCCAATCGAGTGGGTTCGACGTGCTGTTCTGATGGCTCGTACCAAGTAACGCCGGAGTTTCGCGAGTACCTCGCGTAGTTTACTTGGGATGACGGTCGTTATCCCGCAGACTGCGGGCAGGTAAGCTATTATGTCGGCGACGATGCTAGATTTTGCCTTAGCCTACAGTAAAATCGGTTGGTACGTGATCCCGTGCTACCCGATGCGTGATGGGATCTGTGCGTGCGGTAGACCACAATGTGTATCTCCTGGTAAGCACCCGTGTTCCAATAACGGGCTGACGGATGCTACCACAGACGAAGCGCAAATTCGTGCCTGGTGGACTGCGATGCCAGATGCATCGATCGCCGTCGTCATGGAGCCTTCCGGGCTCCTGGGGTTTGACCTTGACGAGTACAACAAAGATCTAGCTAAGTTAGCAGCACTTGAGCAAACACTCGGGCCGCTTCCTTCGACGGTTACACAGCGCTCTGGCTCTGGTGAAGGCTTCCACGCGATCGTGCAGTCTCCCGGAGGCCCGGTGCGTGGTGTTCTCGGCGGAATTGTTATCCGTTCGAAGGCGTACATTATTGTTGCGCCGTCAAACCATGCAAGTGGTGGTAACTACGCATGGCAGGAGGGTCTTGGTCCGACGGAGATCGCTGTTGCGGAGCTTCCAGATTCCTGGAAAGAAGCGCTGCGAAAGACCAGCGAAGTCGGTGACGTCGGTATTCCGAAGGAGGAACCGGAGTGGCTCGCCAAGATTCCAAACGAGCAACGCATCGCAGACATGAAGGCACACTTTGCTCGTGAGCCTGGTGAAGTCAAGGGTACATCGACGGCAGGTACGACGTTCAACATTGTGCGTTCGGCCATTCGTTCTTATGGTGTGCGTGACTCGGAAGCTGCGCTTGAAGCTGCAATGGAGTTTGATAAGAAGTGCGTCCCTCCGTGGGGCGCACGTATGGGTCGTCATGTCTGGTCGGCGTACCAGCGTGCCAACATGCCGGTTTGGGGTGCCGCGTATCGAGGCGAGGAACAGCGTCTAGATGCTCTTGGGCTTAGTGACGCTCCTGTTCTACCGGCGTACACGAAGCCACCAGACATTCTCGTTACAGAAACCCTGAAGGCTATCAAAGCAAAGCGAACGTCGGATCCTGCCAAGGGAGTCGACAAAGAACTAATCTCGCAGATTCTGGATAAGAAATATCTAGGTGATAACGAACTACTAGCTACACAAGCACTGATTCGTAACTGTCCTACCGGTACGACCGACGATCAGTTTGCCACCCTTCTGATGGGCACCAACATGCCCGAAGACCGGGCACGTGAATTGCTTCGCCAAGCTCGGCCCAAGAGTATTGCCGGAGCTTCTCAGTTTGCTAGCCTGGCCGACTCCCTTCCTGTTACACCTGCTCCTGCAAGCGCACCTGGTGGCGGTCCTGCCGATCTACCCGAGGCTGATTACGACCTCATGGCTACGTTAAAGCTTGACAGTGAAGGTGAAGGGGTCAAGAATTGCCCCAACAACCTTTACCAGATTCTGAACGGAGATTCCGTAGTGGGAAACAGCATTCGATTCAACGGGCTAACGAAGCAAGTAGAGATTACAGCAGAGCTTTTCAAGGACGTTTCGAGCAACGTCCTGGCAACCGACGTCATGAACTGGATGGACCGCAAGTGGCAGGTGACTGCCAACAGGACGCAAATCGAAGATCAGCTTCTACTGATCGCTCGACGCAACGAGTACAACCCCGTTGCTGAGTACTTGCGTGCGGTTAAGTGGGATCGTAAGCCACGCATTGACACCTGGCTCATCGATTACTGTGGCGCCGAAGACACAGATTTCAACCGTCGCGTCGGGGCGATGTGGATGATCTCGGCGTGTGCTCGTGGACTCGTACCCGGAAGCAAGGTCGACACTGTTCTGATTCTAGAAGGTCGCCAGGGTGTTGGAAAGTCCAAAGCTGCCAGCGTACTTGCCGGCTCTTGGTTCTCTGACTCTCCTCTCGTAATTGGTAACAAGGACTCCATGCAGATGGCCAGCTACCGCTGGATCATCGAGCTTGCTGAGCTTGCTTCGCTACGTGCTTCTGAGACGGAAAGCCAGAAGGCGTTCATCTCGGCCCGCGTCGACAACTACCGCCCGCCCTACGGCAAGGCTCCAGAGGAATTCAAGCGATACGCAGTGTTTATCGGTTCGACCAACCAGGGTGAGTACTTGCCAGACGAAACCGGTAACCGTCGTTACTGGCCAGTAGCTGTGGGCGAATGTGACACGATTCGACTTCGTGCTGACCGCGATCAGCTGTGGGCAGAGGCCGCTTACCGTTATCTTCACGCTGACTTGAACCCTTCTCTGGCGCACCCTGAGTGCCCTGGTGAACGCTGGTGGTTTGAGACGGAGACCGAGCAGGATATGGCAGCGCTTGTCGTCGAGAAGCGTCGTCCAGAGAACACCTGGGCTGGGCTCATTCGCGAGTGGTCGCGTCGTAATTCTGTGGGTGTCAACGTGCGCCGTCAGTGGACGCTGGCCGAGATTGCTAAGTCCGCGCTAGACATCGAGATTGAGAAGCTTCCTGGTCGCCAGAAGGGCATCTCTGCTGCTATCAAAGAGGCGGGCCTGCTGCCAACACTCGGTGACGAGGGGCAGCCGATGTGGCGTCTTCCGGAAGGCACTTCACCAGAGATTGCAGAAAGTTCAACCTCAGGCTTGCGCGATAGCAACTAGCCTGTTGACAGGCTTGCCGTGCGTGATTACTCTGGTTGCATGTACACAGCAATTTTTGTTCACATGATCGAAACGGTTCCGGACGAAGCAGAACCAATTCTGCTGGTTATGCTCGCCGAACCGAATGCCAAGATTCTGGTTAAGCAGCTGCGTCAGGCCTGCGGGGAAGAGCTTTTCCTGAAGATCAGCGCACACTCAGAAGCGCTACGTGCCGGCTTCGCCAAGCACTACGCGGACGAAGTGTCGTGAAGTTCGCTTTGCTCGTACTACTGGCTGGCTGCCTACCGTCTGGATCTACGGTTGAGAAACATCTGGGACCTAAGGCGGTGTGTGTTTGTGACGGACGTAAGTGTGATTGTATCAACCAAGGCCAACGTTGGGTTTGCCTACGGCGAAGTGGTGACGACTCTATTCAGTGTGTTGCCGCTTGTCCAGAGAAGCCTTGACAAGCCAGAGAAAGTGGTTAAATAGAAGCTATGAACGAATCCGAGGCTCGCGAGTATCTGGCAAATCAAACATCGCCAAAACTCGATGCGTTCCGCGCAACACTACGTACTGAACGCACCAGCAACTTGATCGCGTACTATACGAGCCCTGAGGCTTTGCTCAATCTAGTTGATGATAGCTTCCTCAGTGATGAGGAAGTTAAATTGCTGATTGCGGCAGCAGTGGTCGCCGTTGGTGATGAGATCGACCGTCGAATTCCTATGGAGAAAACATGAAGTTACACGCCTCACTAAGTTACGACGAGTACTACTCTCGCGAAGTTAACCCAGACGACGAATGGGACATTGGCGAGCGTGGTCTGACTGATATCTCAGTCTCACTGACGCACACCACCAAGGACTTCGGCTACGAGCTTCCAGATGCCAAGACGGCCTGTGTTCTCGTCGAACACTACTCTGACGGCTGCACGTTTGGCTCGGCAGAGTACGTCGAGGTCAAGGGGATCTTCCCAGATCAGGCTGCTGCGGAAGCGCATGCCAAGACGTTGAACATTGATCACGGTTACTTCGGTAGCCACATCCAGTTTCTGTATTTTACGGAGAAGGTCTAATGAAGAAGATTCTACTGCTAGCTGTTCTCGCCTCTTGTGGCAACTCCTCGGCTGACAACGAGGCCATTGGCCAGGTCAAGAAGATCGTCAAGAAGACGCCCATCTTCTGCTCTGACTACACCCTGGTCGACATCAGCCTCGGCACGATGCGCAACGGTGTCGGCTCGATGTCGCGTGAAGACGTGTTCATTGCCGTCGACAACTCGGAACGTGAGGCTATCGAACAGCTGACCGAGGCTGCCGAATCGGGCGCAATCGTTCGTGTATCCTACGACGTGCATCGTGTTTCGCCTTGCTGGCCTGACCACAGGTTCACTGGCAAAGTTGTGATTGAAGCAATTCCAGAGGTCAAGTGATTACAAAGCAAGAGATGTTCAACCGCGCAGTCATCGGTCTGCGCTCGCAGGGCTTTACGCGTTGCCAGGTCAACGACGAGTCTGTCTACGGTGACGACCAGGGTCGCCACTGTGCTTGGGGCTGGGTTGATCCGGAAGCTTCGGCAAAGCCAGAGTACGCCAGGTACTACATCAACGGCTTGATGGCCGACGGTGTCGGTCTGGCTGCCTCCCTTGATCTAACCGGGGTCACTTTCGCCACGCAGCTTCAGTGGTGTCATGACGACTCACGTAGCCCGGCGATGATGGAGCGCCGCCTGAAGCAGCTGGGCGAGCGTGAGGGGCTTGTGTGGCCCAATGCGTAAGCTGTTCGCTGTGCTGATGGTTCTGCCAATGCTCCTGGTTGCCGGGTTCTCCTGGTTCCTGGGCGAAGCAGAGCGTATGCGAGACTGGAAGGGTTAGATGCTGGATCCGGATGAAGAAATTACCCAGCCAGCAGAGCCCAAGACTTTGCTGGAGCTTGCCAAAGAGTGGCAGGAAGAATTTGCAGCAGTAGCCACTTCTGAGCGACCGACGCTTGACTTGAAGAAGGTGAAGAAATGAGTACTCGCACATTCTACCTAATCGGCCTACTAGGCATTGTGTTTCTAACGGCAGTCACTTCTGTGGTCTTTGCAGCCACAAATAACCTTGGGTTGGCCAGCAGCACGATTGCTTGGGGAGCGCCTGGGGCTTTCCTGTGGGGTATCTTCAAGGAGTCCGAGAATGACTAACATCAAACGAGAGTGTTTGCACCCAGAAGAGATTCCATCGGAAGTCCCTTCTACCAAAATCGGCAAGCCTTGGGATCAGTGGGCTATGGTGGTGGGTGTGGTCTTTTTTGCTCTTTGTTTTGTAGGTGTGCTTGGTATTGGTACCGCAATAATTGCCTACTATGAAGGTCGACATGACGTCCTTCAGGAGATGCAGGAGCGCTATGGACATCGCACTCTACGGCGGTAGTTTCAACCCTGCTCACGTCGGCCACCACTTGGTGGCTGCACTCGTTTTAGCCACACAACCGGTGGATGAACTTTGGTTCGTTCCGACATACAAGCACATGCTTGGCAAGGAGTTGCTCGACTTCGAGCATCGCCTGGAGATGTGTCGGCTGATGGCTCGCGACCTCCCACGTACGTCGGTGTGTCGTGCTGAGCAGCGTCTGGCCAAGCAGCCTGGCTTCGTCGGTAGCCGCACTATTGACCTCGTCAAGTATGTGCAGGAGGAGTGGCCAAATGACCGATTTCGCTTGATCCTTGGCTCTGACCTAGTCGACTCATTCACGACCTGGGAAGGCTGGGCTGAGATTGTGGAGATTGCGCCTCCGATTGTCGTGCGCCGTGACGGGTACGACTTACCGGCGCTTGCTGCTCACGCGGTCGTTCCAGACATCTCTTCAACGATGGTCAAGAAGAGGATTGTCGACGGCGAAGACTTCCGTCAGCTAGTTCACCAGGATGTAGCTGACTACATTGTGAAGCACGGGCTTTACGATGTGTTCGGACGTGGTCAGCTGATGCGTACGCTAATGCCTCAGTGATCTTTGAGGACGTCAGCGACTTCTCTAGCCACCCTCGCCGTTCGATCGACAGCTGAGAACGGCTTAGCGCCGTAAAGCTCCGCTACTAGCCAAACGACCCCATCTTCGTCCTCGACGAACTTGTTGAGCTTGGCTTTCTCGTTGTCGATCCAGGCAATCTCCTCGGCGTGGCCGTTATGCATTGGTCGCGTGAGTTTGACTTGACGTAGGATTTGCTCGCTCATAGTAGTGCTAGCTTTCCTGTGACAGTGTCGATGTCGTCGGACCATGCGGGACCAATAGCCAAACACGTACGTGTTGGTACGCCGTGGAATTCGGTGTGCCCGGCGTCGGTGATTAGCTTGACCGGCAGACCAGCGTCATTAGCGGCGTGGAAGATATCCATAAGCTCGCTCTCAGAACTTACAGACACGCAGATTTTGGTGAAGGTGCCTGTCATCCACTGCCTAAAGGCCTCACCCCAGGCATGGCCTGGCTCACCGTCTAGCTCCTTACGGATCACCAGAACAGCGCCCAGAGAAGCGTGGGCTCCCTGTGCAACCATCTTACCCTTGCGCATGTTGAGATCCTTGCGCATTACGATGACTTGTTTAGCAACCTTCACGCGATCATCTCCAGCGCCATGACGAGCTTATTCATATCAGCCTTGTAGAAGCCTGCACTATTGAGATTATTCACTTCGATAATCTTCAAGCCCTCGGGTGTCTCCGCGATATCCATCACGTAAGCCTCGTTAGGTGACCAGTCCAGTGCGCGATCCTCCGCAAACGCGATTAGGTCACTATCAAAACGCGACCTGCGAAGCTCCTCATACCGTTTGAGGGTTCCTAGCTTGTACTGAGAAGCTGTGACAACACGCTTGTGTACGACCCAGCATCTGGTCTCCGTGTAGATCTCCTTCTTGGAACACACCATCACCCAGGTGTCAAGATTGAAATCAGGCTCAGGTCCCATGCGCTCGATGCCGGCTCGCCAGCCCTCGTAGTAAGGCCAGTCGCACACGAAACCGGTGAAGGCCTTGGAGTCCTCGGTAGGGCGCAAAAAGAAAGGCTCACGCTGGAACGGGATCTCACCGAATTTGCAGACGTGTGCGTCAGCGTTCAGCATGTGGTTGCCCCAGTGGTTACGCTGGACCTCGAAGTCGAGATTGTCCAGCCAAGCGCCCGGCGTCCAGCCCCTCTGCTTGGCGTGCCGGGCGAGGGTGTAGGAACCCATCACAATAACAGGCCCGGCAGGCGGGGTGGCCTCGGGCTCTAGTGTGCCGACGAAGGGCACGCACTTGTGAATCGAGTACGGTACTTCTAGACGGTCTAGAGCGCCCGTGAGGGCGGCGAAGCCCTCTTCCTCGTAGAGATTGTTCTGAAGGATCCAATGAGCCATAGCTCAAAGGTAATCACTTCTGCTCGGCTTGCCAAGCCACAAAGCGATCTCGCTCAGCAATCGTCTTGAACCACCAGCCCGACCAGTAAACCTCGTGCTCATGAACGAACGGGATACCATCGTCGGTCCAGTCGCGCTGGTAGAACGTCTCGCTGGCGATATCGTCCCACTTAGTAGCGAGATCGTTAGACTCCACGGTACCTTTGCCTCGGACGTGTGTCAGCTTCACAAAGGCGGGCGCCTTCTGACCATCAGCCATCTCGATTTGCCAGCCGGGGTAGCCGTCGAGGCATACCTCAGACCAGTCCATGCTGCTTAGCTTCTTGTTCCACCCGTGGTTTTGCTTCGGCAGGTCACGATACGTGATTCGCTTGAACAGTTGACCGACACGCGAGGCCGGGGTTCTCGTGTTCGCACCTACCAGATTCTTCATGAAATCGGGGTCCTTAGGAGCGTACTTTGCGTAAAGATTCATCTCTGGCTTCCGTGCCATGATCGACTTGACACCAATCGCCGCAGCAATCGGATGGATGATGTTGTGGAAGTTGTTATCGTCCACGAACTCGATAGCGTTCGGGAACACTTCTTTGGCCCACTTATCGACCATCACGTAGTCAACCAGCTGGCTAGTTGGCTCGACAAACGCTACTCGTCGTCCCGCGATATCAGCCCAGTTAACGGAGACAACAACAGGACGGTTGTCAACCTTGCCGATCTCCTGCCACATACCGAGTGAGTCCTGTTCCCACGGCACACCGTACTCGTCGTGCCACTTTACCCACAGGTTGTGATGGTTATGGCAGGGGACACAAACGGCGAAAGTGTTTAGGAAACGTTCGTCTGGTGGCTTCATGGCTTCTTCTTGAAGGTGTAATAACCTTCGTAGGTTTCGTTATACCCGGGCTTATCGAATTCACAGTACCAGCCAGCTTTTCGGTAGACGGGTTCGATGTCTAGCCACTCTCCAGGCAACGCGTCAACACCTTCGGTTAGATTCATCTTCAATCGCAAAGCTTTACAGACTTCACCAATCTTCAAAGTGGCTGAGTACCCGTTCCACTTCTTGGCGATTAAGTCGTTGAAAGTCTCTAGCACCCCGTCTGGGAGTGCTGCTGCTTTGGCAGTAACAACTTCGGCTGGGGTGATCGGCTTAGTCACGCCTTCGGCCCCATCTTCATCGCTCTACCTGCCGAGAAATCATCCAGCCCGCGTCGGTGAAGCTCGGCGGCGATCTCTGCTGTGGTAGCGGTAGGTTCAAGTCCGAGAAACAGACACTCCTGCTGAAGGTCTGCATCGGACATATAACGACGGCCTGTGCGCTGAATATCGAAAATAACCTGCATACTAGCTCCTGTCTCCGTGGTGGTCGATTGGTTTGAACGTCTTCTTGGCCATAATGGCTTGAACTTCTTCGAACGAAACTGGTGCGTAGTTGAAGCAGTCGACCCCTACGTCAATTCGTAGCGCGTTAGGGTCGTCCGTGAGATTGCCGTGGGAGTGCCCGTGGAGATTCCACGCTCCGCGATGGCTTTGATTCCAAGTCAACATAGCGAAGTGGCAGAGCGTGATCTTCTGGCCCTCGACCTCGATCTGCGTGAGATCTCGGGTCCACTGCCACTGCTCGTTGAACTCACGGTCACGACGCATTGCCTTGTCGTGATTACCGTAGACCAGAAACTTCTGTCCTGCAAGACGCTTAGCGATCTTGATGGTTCGGTCTCGGTTAGCGAACGAGAAGTCGCCGAGGTGGTAGACGAGATCCCCGGGCTTGACAACAGCATTCCAGTTTGTGATCATTGCCTCGTCCATCTCTTCAACAGAAGAGAAGGGACGTTCGCTAAACTTGATGATGTTAGCGTGGCCGTAGTGAGTATCTGAGGTGAAAAATACCGTCATCAGTCATCCTCACTCTGTGTAACCACGGTCACTTCACGACTGGCATCCTTAGCCTTTTGCTCGGTCTGAAGAGCAGCAAGCTGCCTGGCCCAAGCGTCGCGAGCAATCAGCTTCTCCTGGCCGGTAAGTTTCCAACGGCGAGGACTTCCGTCCGGGTTCACAGCTTCGCGCATGTTGTCTAGATACTTAGCCAGAATTGCTTTGGTGGCAGAGCCGTCTCCTACTCGACCAACAGGGCATTCCTTTTGGTGGGGTGACAGTTTCCCTGGATACGGAATCTTTGACTGGCTGGTGAGTGTTTCGAAGATACCCTTCGACATCTCGTCTTCCATATGCTTTATAGTTTTTGAGTAGTCCATGTTTCCAACAGTAATCACTCCCAGTGCCCGTGTCAAGCCTTCTCGCTGCGCGAGGTTACACTTGACTTTCGCTGCCCGGTGCTTAGCTTGAGAGGGTGATTAACAACTACGACCTCGTAAAACGCTTTCTTCCTGGCGAGGAGCTAGGCCTGGATTCTAACGGAGATCACTTTCTGTACACCGAGCTTCTTGACCGCACAAAGCGCGTCGGGAACAACGGAGTGCGGATTGTGAAGACTTTCTATCACCGGTCACTTGCAGACTTTGACCGCCACATGCCGCAAATGGTGGCGCTTTGTGATGCACTGAAGGTCCGAGCATACACTCGACTTTCGACGCGTAGCTTCAAGAAGGTGGGCGCCGAGTTCACGCGCCTGGTGGTGGACGCTTCGTTGACTGGGAATTTTGCCGGCATGAAGTCACTTTATACCCGAGCCTGCGGCATCGTCACGCCCAACAAGAAGCTTTGGATGTTTGACGTCGATAGAATTTCAAGTGAATCGGAGGCGTTTGGAAAGTGGCTGGCCACGCCAGACGCTCGTAGCAAGCAGCCACACCTCGTTGCTACCGTTCCTAGTAAGAAGGGCCTACACTATATCACCTACACCTTTAGCTTGGACAAGTGGCGCGACAAAGACCCCATGACGGGGGATTATTTGGAGGATCGCTACACCTTCCCACCAGACGTAAGTCTCCACAAGGACAACGCCACAAACCTCTACATCCCCGATGAGGCGGCATGACCGGCGAACAAGCAAAGCGGTTCCCACTAGCCGAAGCGGAAATACTGCTTTTTGAAGCGGAGGATCGCATCCTGCGCACTCAAAAAGCGCTCGACTACTCGCTAGAAGATCTACCATGGCCTGAGAAGTCTCTAACAGGCGCGGCTGGGCGGATCTGGCAATCTCACATGAACGCCTGGAATGCTGCTCATGGGCGATAAACCCCGCGAGTGGGTACCCAAGACACTTGAGTGCTGGATGTGCGGCAATTGGGGTTCTGGTGTAAAACCCACCAAGATTGGTAATCGTGGCCGCTGTACGGACTTGGCCGCGTGCGATACACGTTTGCGTATCAAGCAAATCGTCGGCTACAAGCTGTAGCTAGCTTCGGATTACGGGTAATGGGACCTCGCGCAACTCTAGCATTACGACGCGAAGTTCTGTGTCCGACAAATTCTCTGCCCATAGGAGTACGATCTTTTTGGTTAGCTCAATAAATCGTAGGTACATCGCTGTCATGAACGCTTCTTGCGCTCGCCTGACTTGCGCCTTAGCAACGCCTTCGATAGAGTAGTCGGTGCGGGTATCTGGTGCGCCATTTGTTGGCCACTCGTCTAGCTTTAAGCTGCCTACCCTAAATTCAGTCATAGGGGTTGAGAAAAGATCGTCGATATTCACTGCCTGTGGTGGTGTAAGCGGCGGACCGGTCTTCACAACCTGTGCCACACAGGCCACATGCTTGGCATACGAACCTGGAGACCACTCTACCTGATCTCCTTTGGAGATAAGCTTTCTACAAATCGAACAAATTGAGTCGAAACGTGCCGTGATGATAGACATTATCCATAACTCGCCTTCATCCGAGCAGCCGTCGGATCCTTCAGCATCATAGGTAGAGGCTTGATGTGCTCCTGATACACAGGCTTAGGGAGTCCGTACCAGCGAATTGCGTAGCACTTCATGGAGCCACAGGAACAGATGATAGGAACCATCTGAGTCTTCAGGCGTTCCTCTTCTTGGGCCTTGAGGGCTGCCTTTTTGGCGTTCTCCTCTTCCTGGATCTTGAGAATCGCCAGCTTGGCAGCGAGTTCTTCCTGCCCCTGCACAGTGTCTCCGTACTCGATTGCGCCAGCCTTCAGGAGCATCCCCTGATAGGTGATCTCCTGGGAGTCATCGTCTCCGTGCTTGATCTCGGATTCGGCTTCAGTTTCAAGCCAGTTACTCATCAACATGCTCCTCGCCACAAGGGCAACGGTTGAACCAGTCTTTTTCATCAAGGGTGTAGTCCCGCAGAGGTTCTGCTTTCAACACAGCGATGAACATCGCAGCCTCCACCATCACGTCCTTGACACACGGACAATACTCACTAGCGTAGTCACCGTGATTCTTCTGCGCCACCTTGTAGGATGGGAGCCAGGTCCACAAGTCGTGAGCGGTGCTCAACTCCTCGGAAAGTCTGTTTCTGAGACTGCTGAACATACTAGCGAGATCGTTCTTCACCCTACCAGCCTAAACACCATCGGCTCGTATGTCAAGGGGTTGACGCCAGCCTTCGCGATGCTTACATTGCTCTCATGATTCCTGCAAAAAGTGAAGTCGTCGACTACTTCCGTAGCCTCGGTTACGAAGTAGACTGGGATTTCAACCGACGTAAACAGAACTACTGGTACGAGATTCGCAATAGTCAGGGTATGATCCAAATTGACGTTCACGCGTCACTAGCTTCGATCAAGGAAGATCTGCCGTTGCTGGCTCAGGATTTGCCAGGCACTAGTACCGGCCCAGGTTCCGATTGGGAACTTCGTTGTGAAGATGACCAGTTCTTGCGCGATGTGGCTGCAAGAATGATTTGGGGGTTTGGCTACCCCACCGATACCTGACAAACGGTTCTCCTCGTGCTTACATTAGCTCTATGCGAAGCAAGAACATCGAAATCGACGAGTGCATCGACCTTGGTGACGACGAGTACGTCGTTACCTGGCACTTCCGTGACGGTGGTATTCCGGTTGACTCTGTAGTCTCCTGCGAGTATGAGGGTAAGGATCCCGGCTGTGGGATCCCTGAGGGCTACTGGTTCGGCACTGGTGACTGTCCCAAGGATGTCGAGGAGTACGCAGCAGAAATGGCGGCTGACAAGGCTGCTGATGCTTGGGACGATTCGCAGGAGTACGAGCGTGAGTAAGTGGCCCGAAGACCCGTACGCTAAGCACTTTTACAGGGGCGGTTGGCCAAGGTTGTCTTACACCTCAACGATGAAGAAGTCTCCACTGGGGCATTACTACTTTTACTTTGTTCACGATCACACTAGGCCTGCTAACGTGGACCAGGTTTCAAGGGATGTGAGGTTTGCATGACTTACGCTTTCTGGTTCAGTGTAGTCTATTTCTTCCTGGTACCTTCATGTATCGCTTTTATCGTGTACCTGGACCTGAACGGTCTGAAGTACGCTTCGTGGGCTCAGTGGTGTAAACACTTCCGCGAAGAGTGGGCTAAGCTTCGCTACGTTTTTCCGAAAGCTCGGGTGGTACGATGAAGATCTATGACCTCATTTGCAAGCTGTTTGGTCACAAAGAACGTCAAAAAATGACCTGTGGAATCTGCGAGCGCTGCGGCAAGGTGCTCTGGGAGGGCTACCGTGGCTGATAAACCGCGTGCATGGACGGAGCGAGAAATCCGTCAGGACGACGTGAAACGCTACGCGGACCATCTCCAGCGAGAGCTAACAGCACTCGTCCGTGACGTCAATGACAACTACCTGATTAGTCGCGATCAGCAGCAGCAAATGGTGCTTTACTTTGGCCAACTCCTGATGGCAATGGGCGAAGTTATTCAGACAGAGCGGCGAGAATCGGAACGTAAGGGGAGAAAGAAGTGAGGCCCCCTCGCACCCCTCTCTCTCGCAAGCACCTCGTGATTTCTAATGCAGTAAACCGCGCACGGCAGTGTAATTTCGAGCTTGAGTACCAGGCAGGAATTCGCGCTACTGCTCTAGCAATTGCTGATGAAGTGATTGTGCCAGGCGAAAGGGCGTCGTTTCTTCTGGCCTGTGGACTTGACGCCTTCCCTCTCGATGGTTAGTATGGATCCAGACGGACGCAAGGTGGTGATACAGCACGGTGACCCTTGCCGCTGCAAGCTACTTGACGGAGCTATCTACGTTGGACCAGAGTGCAAGCGAATCGGTCATCACGTAACTAAACGACGAATTCAGCAACTGATTTACTCTCTGAGGAACAAATGAAGCAAAAGACATTCGGCCCCGCCAAGAGCACAGACGCCAAGGAGCTTCTTTTGGCTAAGCTAATCCAGAATGCTCACGCCTACAACATGAAGTTCGCCGAGAGAGCAGCCTACCTTAAGAAGGGTGAGCCATGTGGCGGGATAGACACCGGTCCTGATGGCGCCGACTCGTGTTGCGCCATGGGGGCGGCATGGTTGGAGACAGACACACACAAAGACGTGTACCACAGCGTCCGTATGGCTCGTGGTAACGATTTCCCGGAAGAGCCGTGGGTAATCTATAGTGGTGGTACCGACATGGAAGATGTCGGGCACGCCTATCGCATGGCTATGACGGTGGACGAATGAAGTTCTACAAGTGGACCATTCAAATCGAAGTCGCCGAGACCTGGGTCGAGGACGGTTTTGATATCACGCCTGAGAATGTTCATGACCGTCTGGGCAATCTTCTGCCTTACGCTTATGGTTCTGAATTCAGGGCCAAGGTACTCACGGCTCCGAAGGATGAAGAAGTGGCTAAGGCGCAGGGGTATTCTGATGTCGAGAAGTATCGAGCGGAGAAGAAATGAAGATCAACGGTACACAGTCACAGATCGTGAACATCGAGGTTCGTGACTCTGATATCATCAAAGCCGCTATTGACATTATCCGTGCCAAGGCCGGTCTGGGGCACGACCAGTGGGTGGCCGATAATGGTGATCTGATGGAGGAAATCGATCATCCTCACCGTTCCTACGACGAGAAAGTTGGTGTTGCTACACTACCGCAACTCATTGGCTACAAGCTCTGCGAAGAACTCAAAAAGTTCATGTACTAATTCTTGCTTGGTCCGGGGAGTAACGCCCGGCCGTCTCATGTCCGGTAACGGTGAGACATACTGGAAGGTGCGAGCCCTTCCCCGAGCGCGATGAGTCGTACTAGACATCATAACGACGATAATCGCCCAAGTCGATCTAGGTTTCGTTGCGGGCTTACTGTTTGGCAAAAGAAAGCAGAGCATGGAAAACTAGACCTTCTGGCTGGGATCTTCGAAGCACAAGACGGGCCGAATGCTCTGGTTCTTGCATACGTAGATGCTAAGCGCACACACCATCGTGGTAAATGGCGGTCTCAAGACCAGCGCATTCGTGACAAAGCTGAATGGAAGTACCAGATGTTAGTGAAACTTCGCGAGGGTGGCAAGTTCTTCACGATCGTCAATCCTCGTGGGGGTATCGCCCGTGTGAATCGATTCAACGGACACATTGACTACCTCGGCCCTCGCTAGCCCTTGACGACCTTCCCCTACATGCTTATGGTGATGTCATGAAGCCGACCATTGAAACGCGCTCGACGCTGAGCAGCAACCTCGACTCCACCTCTTTCCACATCTCCAAGGCCAATGAAGCTGCCATCATGGGTATGCTTCGCGACGGTATCTACACCGATAAGGTGCTTGCCGTCCTCCGTGAGTACTCTGCCAACGCGTGGGACGCCCACAAGATGGTTGGCAAGGGCGACGTTCCGATCAAGGTGACGATCCCAACGCGGTACGACTCGACGCTGCGCATTCGGGACTACGGTCCCGGCCTCTCGCATGAGGATGCGTTCAATATCTTCTGTGCCTACGGCAATTCTACGAAGCGTGATACCAACGATGCGGTTGGCATGCTCGGGATCGGTTCGAAGTCTGGCTTTGCCTACTCCGACACGTTCACTGTGATTTCTTGGCACGGCGGGTGGAAGCGTACCTATAACGCTTTCATGGACGAGTCTGAGAAGGGTCAGTTTGCCCTGCTCGCTGAGACTCCTTGCGATCCTAGCGAGACTGGCGTCGAGATTATCATCGCGGTTCGCTCGGAAGATCTCTATGATTTCGAGCGGAAGGCTCGCGATCTCTACCGCCACTTCTCACCTCGCCCCGAGATCAACATTTCGCTTCCGTCGGAACCAGCAGAGCAGACTGTGTTGACCCACGGTGCAATTGTCAAGAAGGGTCAGTACGATAACTCCGAGTGGATCGCGATCATGGGCTGCGTCCCGTACCGTGTCAACCTGGCACAGCTGGATCAGTCGCTGGTTGCTCGCTGCCTGAGCACGCTTTCTGGCTCGCTGTTCTTCAACATTGGTGACGTTCAGATCTCCACCTCTCGCGAGGAGCTTAAGTACTCGTCGGCCACGAAGGCTGCACTGGTTCAGAAGTTCAACGATCTCGTCGATGAGTACGTGATGAAGGCTCTGGTTGACCTGGAAAAGCCTGGCGTCTCGGAGTGGGATAAGCGCCTCAAGGTTCAGGTTCTCGCTACGATGGGCCTGCCACTTCCTGAGGAGTACAAGGATCTTGCGTTCCAGACTGCCAAGGTCACCTACGCTCCTGGTACGTTCGTTCTGCTCCACAATTCCACGGTCACGACGCGCATTACCGTGACGTCGAAGACCCGTCTGATTATTGATGACACCGGCAAGAAGCTGGATGGCTACTATCTCACGCCGGATGACTACGTTGTTCGTGGTGAGAATAGGACGCCTGCTGACACGCAGGCTCTGCTGGAGCAGGCTCTGACGGATTCCGGGCTCACGGGTGCCACGATTATCCTTCTGAGCACCCTGTCGTGGAATGCTGGTCCGGTCAAGCAGAAGAAGGTCGTGAACCCGAAGCACAAGGCTCGGATGTTCACTCTGGATGCAACCAAGAACAGTTTTCCCTCGCCTCTGTCGGATCACTGGACGACGGTTGACCGGATTCCCGAGGACACCGACGTTTATCTGCTGATCTCTGGGTTCACGTCGCATGAGCGTGACTCTTTCTTCAAGGAGTACCTGGAAGATCGCAAGCTTGCCAAGGAGTTTGGCACGACGATGCCCGTGATTTACGGGTACAAGACTTCTGAGAAGAAGCCTGCTACCGGAATGAAGGGTGTCGAGTATTACACTTGGCGTGACACGTTTATCACCTCGCTGCTTACTCCAGACAACCTGGCGAAGATTCAGGATCACTTCTGGCACAAGCCCCAGGGGGATAGCGACTGGTTTAGCTGGCCTGATGCCGACGAGAGTGACGGTGCGAAGGCTCTGGCTGCTGCTCTGGGTGACACTCACCCGATTTGCCAGATGATCACCCGTGAGAACGCTGCCAAGACTAACGGTCTGACGGAGCTTCTGGCAGACCGCGCCAAGGTTTACTACAAGGATTCTGAGGCAGGTATGGCCTACAAACTGATCACGGACAGCTACCCTCTTCTTCGCGGTGGTAACATCGTGAATCTCTGGAAGACCTGGCATAATGAGCCGGCTCACTGGATTGAGTATGTTCAGATTGTTGACGAACGCAACGCTAATCGCAAGCCGGCCCTTGCGCTCGTTCCCTAGAGTGACTACAAAGGATGTATGACTAGAAACATTGTTACCTCAGGTCCACGGTTCGAAGCAATTCAAACCGCTCTCAAGCGGCGTAACGCCAAGTTCCGCAAGCTCACACGTGCTCAGCAACGCATCGCGATTGCAAAGGACGTCATTGCTCAGGTGAAGGTTGGGCGCTTTGTTCCGACCAGTACCTATTTTGAATTCAATCGTTCGGTTGATAACGAGTATGACGATAGTGTCCAAAATCTGGATATGAGTAACTGCATAGCGCAGGCTTCTTGCCAGGTTTGTGGTATCGGTAGCTTGTTTGCTGGTGCTGTGATCAACGCAGACAAGCTCAAGCTGAAGGATTTCAATTTTGGTGCTGAACGTGACAACCAGGTCGCTTACCTCAAGCGCTGGTTTACGTCCAAGCAGCTGGACCTGATCGAGACGGTTTTTGAGCGCTGGTATGAAGATACTCAGGGTGAACACCATTCACAGCAAGTGGCGATGCCTGACATCGTGCTCAAGCACTCTCCGATTTTTCGTACTTCTTCGAAGAAGAAGCGGCTGCTGATGATCATGGAGAATATTATCAGCAACAAGGGTACTTTTGACCTGTTCAAGGGAAGGCACAAGATCTGATGGCGAAGAAACTGATTCCACTCACAATTAACCGTTCTCGCTGGGTCCGTGGCAACAAGGGCGGCATGTCGAGCCTTCTCAACGAACAAGACAACATGTGTTGCCTTGGGTTCGCCTGCCGAAAGCTCGGGCTGACTCGTGAAGCGATCGACGATCGGCCGGCACCCGACGACATCGCTAGCGATGACGCTATTAGCGACACGCGATTCAATTACCTACTCGACAAGCTCTCGCCATTGGTGCGTGTCACGCGTAGCACCGGACAGCGTAAGATGACGAATCGCGCTGCAACTGATGCGGCGATGGAGATCAACGACGATACCCTGATTTCGGAAGAGGAACGCGAGAAGAAGCTGATTCCGATCCTCAAGAAGCTTGGATTTGCAGTGAAGTTTGTGGGGGCCTCGTGAGTAACACCGACAAATTTATTCTCGATCTCGGTACGCAAACCTACTCCACTATTTTCCCATTCCTTGAACGTCCTTTGAATGCGGACAAAGTCCCTCATCTTTGGCGAAGTACTCTCAACGAGATTGCAGTCAATCTCCTATGGCGTATTGAAGAATTGAAGTCGGTTTCCCAGACAGAGATGCTTCAGATCGACATCTCTAAACTCGCAGAATCTGTAGGGTGTACAAAGGGCACTACCGGGCAGATTGTCGAGCACATGACGGGCGCGCTTTTTGCAATGCTTGCCACCCCTCACCTGGTCGAGATCGATCGTAACGTTTACCGCCTGACGACCCTTGACGGGCGCATCTACAGTGAGCATATTACCTCTATGACAAACGCACTTCCATTCTCCATGACCGGCGATTCTGTTACCGTCTTTGTTGACGGTACCCCTCACACCCATCACGCTGGTACCGTCCAGTACAACCAGATCCAGAAGGCAATTCTGGAAAAGGACTGGGCAGGTATCCCGGCTCTTCTGGCCCCGGGTGGTGCTCTCCAGAAGTATCTGGGTACTGCCTTCGCTCTGGACAACGGTGTCGTGAAGTACAACGGTACTGCACTGCCTCCTGCGCTCTCGGACCGCATCAACGCGATGGCCAGCGCTGGTCAGGATCCGTCTCCGCTGCTGCGCTTCTACGAGCGCCTGGACAAGAATCCGAGCTATCGCTCTCGTGAGCAGGTCTTCGGGTTCCTTCAGCACCTCAACATCGCCATCGAGCCGGATGGTACGTTCCTGGCATACAAGGGCCTTCGAGACGACTATCTCGACGTGTACTCTGGCACGATTTCGAACAAGCCGGGCGCGGTGGTCAAGATGCCTCGCAACCAGATCTCTGACAACCCGAGCCAGACTTGCCACGTCGGTCTGCATGTCGGTGCCCGCTCGTACGCTCACGGTTTTGGCTACGGTACGACTGTGGTCGTTCGTGTCGACCCTGAGAACGTCGTGTGTGTCCCTGAGGACCACAATGCGCAGAAGATGCGCGTCTGTGAGTACGAGGTTATTGGCGACTGGTCTGGTCAGGATATGACCGCTGTTGCGGATGACTCGGATCTTCCTGACGAGGAGTACGAGGTCGATGTGGATGATATTGATGAAGAGTCTGAGACTGAGAAGTACACCTACCGCGTGCGGTGGTCCGAGGAGGATCAGGAGCACGTCGGACTCGTGGCGGAGTTCCCGTCACTGAGCTGGTTCGCCGGCACGCCGGGCGAAGCACTGAACGGCATCACTAAGCTCGTCGCCGAGGTCCTCGTTGACATGGCGAAGTCGAAGGAGACGCCGCCCGAGCCGCTGTCGACCCAGGAGGAATTCCCACCGGTCACTGCTGCACAGACGAGCATGTTCGAAAAGGTCGACTACCCTCTGGATCGCATGAACACTCGCGAGCTTATGGAGCAGCCTATCGAGAATCTGCGCAAGTACGCCTCGGGTCGACTGAAGATCCACGGAGCTTCGAAGATTCCGGGTGGCAAGTCCACGCTGGTGGCGAAGATCATGAAGGTTCGCCGTCGTCTGGCGAAGTGAGTGCTCCCACACCTCTCTAGGTAGTCGAGATTAAGTTCTCGTCATAGCGTTCAGGGAGAGAGGGACAACGGGTAGAGTGAACGTACCCCGTTGACAATACGCGACCGGGCTACGCGTGGTGCCGGTATGACAGTCGGAAAGACGACGACACATAGCTGGCTTTATCGGGCACGGTAAAGGATCAGGGCGCTCAAAACTGAAGCAACGTAAAATTGAAGGTGATGAGACAGGTGCGAGACCTGAGTGTGTGCCATTGACAGAAGCTAAACAGATGACTACAGGTGATATATGCAAGTGATCAGCAATCAGGGACCGAAGTTTGAAGCCGCACGTAAGCTCGTTCAGCAGAAGAATAAGGCGTTTGCCAAGCTTCCTCAGCATGAGCAGCGCATCCACATCGCGAAGGATGTGATCGCTCAGATCTACGCCGGCAAGTTCAAGGCGTTCAGCGGTTATTTTGACATCAGCGATTTCAGCGGCGCCAGGGACGAGCTTGAGGTTGCTGATGTGGTGGCCCAAGCTTCTTCGTGCCAGGTTTGTGGTATCGGCAGCCTCTTTGCTGGTGCTGTCCTGAACGCCGACAAGCTGAAGGTCTTTGACCTACGTCCCGCAGGTTGTACCTGGCCGACGATGGCCGAACAACGCAGCAAGCAGACCGAGTATCTCCAGCAGTGGTTCTCCGAGGATCAGCTGGATCTCGTGGAGGTCTTCTTCGAGAAGTGGCGTCCTGGTACCGAGTACCTCTGGCCTGAGTCGGTCAAGATTACGCTGAAGACTCTGCGCTCTTCTCCGATTTATTTGGAGCGTTCCCCTAAGAAGCGTCTCGTGATGATTATGGAGAACATCATCAGCAATCGTGGGTTCTTCAACCCGTTTGCTGGTAAGCATCGGACCCGGTAATGTTGGCTGAACCTGTCGCATTGATCGACATGGACGGTACGATCGCCGATTTCGATCAGTCGATGCGTCACTACCTCAGCCTGATTCGCTCACCTGAGGAGACAAAGCCGGATGACTACTCGGGCGAAGATCAGACCTACGTGAAGCAGCGTCATAGGTTGATCAAGAAGCTGCCGGGATTCTGGCGCAACCTCCCCAGGCTCCAGGCAGGCTTTGACATCGTCAATACTCTGATGGCCTTGAAGTTTCGCTGCAACATCCTCAGCAAGGGTCCCCGCAAGTCGACGGCGGCTTGGCAGGAGAAGGTCGAGTGGTGTGAGGAGCACGTGCCTCACATGCCGATCACACTCTCGGAGGACAAGGGGCTTGTTTACGGCAAGGTTCTGGTGGATGACTGGCCTGCGTATGTCGAGCGCTGGATCAAGTGGCGTCCCCGTGGTCTGGTAATCTCAGTCGCGCAGCCCTGGAACAAGAACATCGAGAAGCTTGGGCCGAATGTTATTCGGTACGACGGTTCTCAGATGCCCGAGATCTTCAGCAAGTTGCAGAAGATTAGGGGCGAGTGCGAATGACCTATCAGTACGTTATTGTATGGGTTCGTAACGGACAAGACAACGTGTTCTGGTCGAACGGTGTTTGGATTAAGGATCCCGAGGGAGCAGAAGAACACTACTACTCTACAGCGATGAAAGTAATCTGGCGCGAGCTAGAGCCTCCGATCGAAGGCAGGTACACGGCGGTACCGAAATTCGTGTTCACTGACCCGGATCCCAGCGCGTAACATTCCCAGCTTCTACCCACTTAGTGAAGCAGTCTGGGAACACGTACTCAGATCCCCAGTCCGCTGGCCACCTCTCTCTGCCTACTCTGCTCCAGCAACCATCCTCCGCTTGCGTAGAGCCAAACATCGTGAGGTCTGCTCGGTCATCTGGACCTAGAGCTAGCTGAGAGCCTATCACTAGCGCCGGTCCGGTCCAACCACTGCGTGTGATCTTACGGCAGGCTGGTTTGAATTCTGCTGGCCTGACGGCAGGCTTGGCTTCTACTAGCGTCGCTCCCCAAGGGAACTCGACGATAAAGTCTGGGATGTACCGCTTGAGATCAAGTGGTTCGAAATCCCAGATCAGGTCGTACGAATCTAAGAAGCAAGCGATTTTTGCTTCGAGTCTACTGCGAAACTGGATGCCTCGGTATATTGTGGGGATTGCCCCGTATTTGATTTCTTTCACATTCACTCCACTTGACAAAGCGTAGCACGTGATTACGATAGGATGCATGATGCTGACACCTAAGCGCCCGCATGACCTAGATATTCTTGGCAGGCCAGAGACCTGGCCTCTGGGTCCAGTAATGCCCATGAAGCGCCCGAAGGGCTCTGGGATGCCCGAGATCGGGTTTGTTGTCCAGGGTAGGACGTGGGTCTACCTCGGCAACGTGATGCGTCTGGAGACTGGCAAGCTGGAACCTCAGCTGGCGGGAATCCCGGCAAAGCAGTATGCCTCTTTTGAGGAAATGCTGGCTGATGGTTGGGTGGTGGACTAATGCCTAAAGAAACCGAGCACATGGTCATCACTCGTGAGACCCTCAGTGTACTCATGGAGAGCATGACTGCTGACGAGAAGTGGAATTTCCTCGTCGAGGTCAAGAGTTACGTTCAAGAGATACTCGACGAGCTTGCAGAGGATTGATATGACCTGCACCTGTAAAGACGACCCGCGTAAGTGCTCATTGCACCCGTACATTTGGGAAGGGCCTAACGGGGTCCCTCGCAAGCGTGAAGACTACTCCCCTAACAAGCGACTGTGTTTCTCATTTGGCGATCTGTTGAAGAAGCGTTGACAAGCCCACCCTTAGTGCTTACAGAGGTAATATGATACAAACAAAGACCATCCAGACCGAAGGAGCCCTGCGCTCCACCATTCAACGTCGACTCAAGGCCAAGAACAAGCGTTTTAAGGCTCTGACGAAGCCAAAGCAACGTATCGCTATCGCGCGAGACGTCATCGCTCAGCTGAAGGCAGGTAAGTTCTCTGCAACCAGCATTTACTTTGACTTCGGTGGCCCTAGTGAGTACGTTTTGGGCACCTCTGCTGCCGTCGAGGCTAACATGGATATGTCGGAGTGTATCGCTCAGACGTCCTGTCAGGTCTGTGGTATCGGAGGACTGTTCGCCAGTGCAGTGCTTAATGCTGACCACCTGCCGGTGGCTGACTTCTTTGACCGTGATATGCCTTTGCGGCAGTTTGAGGTCAACTACCTCAAGAAATGGTTCTCAGTAAACCAGCTGAATCTCGTCGAATGTTTCTTCGAGAAGTGGGACGAGTATAAGCGCCACGATTATCGAATTACCATCGAAGATCATGTAATCAACACTTCCCCCATCTTTACTGAAGGCAACCAGAACGACTGCCTGACGATGATCATGCAGAACATCATCAGCAACGGTGGCAAGTTTGACCCGGCCAAGGGCCGTCACCGGTACAAGTGACCTACCGTCCAGGTGGGCATCCTTCGGAGTGTGGTGACATGGGTAAGTTCTGGCTAAACGTCGTCTACAGGGATGGCACGCAAGACCATCCTGCAATCGGTACCAGCTTTGCAGGCAAGCGAATCTGGCGCATGGAGCTTCACATTTCGCTGGCAGATCTCTACTCTGAAGCTTGCCAGAAGTGGTTGACTGAGGAAGTTGTGCCAAGACTTTATCTTGGTGGTCCTAAGTCAATTCGCATTGAGGTGATTTCGTGAGAAAGTCTTACTCCTTCTTGATCGACACCGACAGATACTCCGGTAACTTCGAGCGCGAAATGCTCTATTTCGTTACCGGACAGCAGAATTGTCCGGATGGGGCAACCGGCATGAACTACGAAGATTATTCGAAGCCTGCCGTGATTGCAGCGATCGAAGCTGGGGTGGATTTTGAAGAACTACTGGAGTACCGTCTGCATCAGTCTGATGACATCCCGGAAGATACCTGTGTGACGATCGCCCCTACGCCTGGTTTCTTCAACGACGGCAAAGGTAATCACTACAAGGATACGCCAGCTAATCGCAAGAAAGCCAAGCTTTGGCAGAACACTCCCTGGCCTGCGTACCAGAGTGTTCAGTTTTTTCTGTCTCGTAAGCCGACTCTCAAGGAGATTGACTTCATGAAGAAGCAAGCTCTAGCATTCGCAGCTGCTCCCAAGATCAACTCGTGGGATAGCCGTCCCAAGATCCTTGGGTTCCGGCTGGTTACTGAGGCTACTAAGGAAGAAAGTGAGAGCGTCTGACTCACTACTACGTATTCAGCGTTCGCAACGGCGACGTAGTTTACGAGCGAACCGTTCCCAGTGAATACTACGCTCGTGAGCGAGTCAAGGAGCTTTATGATCGTAAGGTTCCAGCTTTCTGGTCTACCGTACTCCCTTCTAGGTGGTTCTATTGACAACACCCTAGCAGTGCTTAGGTTGCTCTTATGAAGAAGCGAAGCGGAGAAGCAGTCGCAGCCCAGCATCGCCCTCCTGCTGTCATGAAGCATCGTTTGCAGCCGAGGGGTGGTGCGAAGAACGTTCAAGCATGCCACCTGGATGACTTAGAGGACGACCTGGAAGAGGTTATCGATCCAGAAGATCTGGACCCGAGCACCTCACGGTTCTGGGGTGAGTGTCAGCACGAAGCTTGTAGCGCACCAGGGGTTGACTCTGGTGATATGCGTGTTTACTGTGATCACTGTGGAGAACAGATTTGATCGTCAAACATCTCAGCGTCCTACTTACTCGTGACGGCCTCTGGTACGTCGGGCAGTGTGTAGAAATTGACCTGGCTTCGCAAGCTCAGTCACTATTCGATCTCGTCGAGGAGATGTCTAGAATCGTGGCTGCTCACGTAGAAGCGGCTGTCGAGCTAGGGATTGAGCCTTTCAAGATCGCCAGTGCTCCTGCTAGCGTTAAGGAGCTTTACGACTTGAAGCCCGAGTTTTACTCACGCTGGGTCAAAGCTGCCGATTACACTGTCTATCTTAACTTTAGGATCTCCCTGTGACTGTTGCTGATCTTATAGCCATCGCTAACAATCTCGTAAAGTCTCAGAGCGAAGAGATGGTCGAGCTAGGTATGGGGATCATTGATCTCCTAGCTGAGGCTGATCCTTGTGGTTTTGACCTTGTTCAGGTGATTAAGGGTGACGAAGATGGGCCTTGGATTCAGGCTGACTGGCTCGTTTCTGAGGTCTCGCCAACAGACGCACGTCACATGGCACGAATGCTGCTAAGAGCGGCTGATGAGGCTGAGAAGTGAACGCTTACCAGAAAGCACTAGGGCACCTGGCAGATCCTAAGCTTGCTAAGAAGGTGGGCCACCGTCCGCCTAGGAAGCTGGGCGGATTTGCACGTGCGACTGTCGAGCCGGTTAAGAAGGATCGCACACTTCACAATGTGAAGTTCGTGTTTTTCGGTGGCGACATGTTTTTCGGTGGCGACACCCAGATTAACTGGAACGGTGAAGCAATCTACGCTTACCCGAGGGCAATTGACATGCCTCGGTTCGATCGCCCGAGAGCGCTGTACTCTGCCGAAAGTAGGTGGTCTGCCAAGCGTGAGGCTATGCGTAAACTGTGGTCTGGTGTTGCTGCGAAGTTGGTGTTTCGTCACCCTGACCCACTAGTTTCTGTACAACCACACTTCTCTGGAACCCCTACCATTTATTCACAACATCAGATGCCGTGTTACGGGAAGTTTTCTATCCTCAACATGAAGGATACAACTTCAGACCGGCGCTACAATAACTTCGAAATGATCTTCCAGTGTGGGGCGTGGCCAGGTAGAGAGATGGCCGAGCTTTACATGACGTACGCTTGGACACTGTATTTGCAGCACGAGACGTTGGAGTTAGTGACTCGCGTCAACGATTCCATGGACAAGTACGACGGTAAGTGGCGTGTGGTAGACCCTCACGGCGCTTCGCCGCGTGCGAACCAGCACGGTAAGGACATGTCTATTCTGGGAGGCTATGCCGCAAGCTTTAACCCCTTGGAAGATATCTACGAGTGCGTTAAGAAACTAATTGGTAACCACGTAGATCATTTTAGAGGCCAGGCTAACTGGCTCGGGAACATTGACCCTGTTGAGGAGTTTAACGCTGCCTATGAGGAAGCCTTAGCCAAGTACCCCGTTCAATCCGAGGGCGGCGAGAATGCCGGCAATAGCAACAACTAGGCCTAGGCCGAATAGAGACATCTTGGTGTTTTTGGTCATTCAGAAGCTTAGCACCCCTTGACGCCTAGCCAGCCGATGCTTAAGGTGTTGACATGAAGAGTGAAGCAAAGCTGATTGCGCAAATGAACCTCCCTGCCTTCTCGGGCGTCCGTGTCATGATGATGCCGTTTCATCTGCATGACGCTGCCGGCACACTGCCGGAGCTTGGTGGTTGGCGTTCTGTGGTTTCCAAGATTTCCGATATCGCCGGCGCTAAGGGCGTCGGGTATCTCACGATTGACGAGGCGCTCGTCAAGGCTGGTACGACCCACCGTCGCCCCGGTATCCACGTGGACGGGATCGGTGAAGACGGTGGAGATGCTCCCTACGGCGGTGGTGGTGGTTATGCCAAGAACGGCATGTACATGATTTCCAGTCACACCGGCTGTCGCGTGTGGAATCAGGATTTCGCTGGCACTCCTCTGCCGAATGGTGACTGCTCCAACATTGCCCACGAGTGTGGTGAGGCCAAGCTGATCAAGAGCAACCAGCTGTGGTGGTGTTCGCCTACGTGCGTTCACGAGGCGCTGGAGATGCCTGAGGATACCTTCCGCCAGTTCTGTCGCGTCTCGATGCCTTCTACGGCACCGTGGCACGAGGGATATACGCCTAGCCCGTTTGGAGTTCTTCCGACCGGACCTATCAAGCCTCCGCGTACTGCGTTTATGAACTATCGACCCTAAGCAATTATCACCAGTCTGGCAGAGAGTAAGAGCTAAAGCTCTGCATGTGATTCAAAGCCTGCGATAGACAGTCGGGTCTGTCATCGTACGTAGCGGTTGGGAATCCACAGACTTCCCCAATGAAAGGCTCTAGCCATTCTGCCCCGTCGTGCAGATAGACTAACCCGGCTTCAATCGTAGGAATGCAGGCGTCGAGTCGGGCAAACTTATCTCCCTGTGGTTCAATGGGATCTACTACGACTGATAGCGGGCGTCCGTTAGAGCCGAGGATCTTACCTCGCTGGAATCGATCCTCAAACAGCGTCATTAGTGCCGGCCCTGCTGCCTTGGCTTCGATTAGAATTCTGTCTGGGTCGTACTTACGACACAACCGCTCTATGACAGCTAGAACGTCGAGGATATCCCCTCGCATCGTCTTATCGTCGAGGATGTAACGCTTTGGCCCCTTGCCTGCCATTACAATGATACCGTGCTGAGAACCACGCTCGGTCTTCTTTGCCGCAGCGTCGACTGAGATTACTACCCAATCAAAATCCCAGCGGCTGGCGTACCCGTGGGTTTTCTTAACCTCTTGGCTGTCAAACGTGTGGTCGATTTCCTCTCCACCTACACGGTCTTTCTTCGCAACCGGAGTCTCTCCAGTAAAGTGGAAGTAACGCCACCACTTCATCTTCACAGCGCCACCCTCTGCTAGGGTCGGACGCTGCTGGTACTGGCCAGCGTACTTCTGGGTTCCGAATTGCATACGCGTCGCGGCGATAAGCTCGGGGCTCATACGCTTCGGGTGTAGACTCTGACCCTTTTCCTTGCGGGGGTCTTCTCCCCACGGCGTCACACACTTACGCTCTGGCTCGAATTCTGCTGGGATTACAACGTAGAGCCACTTGTGGGGATTTGGATCCTGCTCGGTCCACTGGCCATAGTGCTTGATGATGTACCCGGTCCAGTCTTCTGCGTGGGTACGCTGCTGAATACCGATTCGTAGAGACTTCTCTGGGTGATTGACACGGTTGTGGATGTTCGTCGTGTAGAGGTTATTGACATCCTCACGAACGAGCTTAGATTCTGCTTCCTTTGGGTTGTTTGCGTCGTCGATGATCAGCGCATCGCCTCGCAGACCGACGATCTCGGAACCGCTGGCACGCGAGAGTCTAACGCCACCCTTCGTGTTACCGTAGTTACTGATGGCGTCTTGGTCCATCTTGATGTTCCACTCTGGAGTGAACGCCTGCTGAAACCAGTCACTTCTGATTAGATTTCGAGAGTCGCGTGCGTCACGCATGGCCGCTTCCTCGTTGACCGAGAGGCAGATACAGCGCCAGCCTGGACGACGAATCCATGCCCACACCGGGAAGAACACGGCCATGATTCTGGACTTAAGTGAGCCAGGAGGGACGTTCATCACGCACTGCGTTATGCGTTGCTTGAAGTTTTCATCGTCCTGCGCCATTTCCCATTCTTCGAACAGGCCCTGCACGACTTTGCAGATTAGTTCGTGGTGCCAGTTCCATTCGAGAACGGTCGTAGGTTCTACGACGTGCCATGCCTGACGGCAGAATTCGGCGAAGTCTACTCTAGCTAACTGAGCATCTACCAGGCGTAGAAGATTTGCTCTGGCATATGGATCTTCAACCACAGCGGGTAGCTTCTCCATGAAGAAATCTGCTGGGTCTCTGTGGTCGACTACTGCCCACGGCGTCTTCGGTCGGCCTGCCTTCTTCGGCTTCCGCATTTCTGCTGCCTTCTCCTGGGCTTTCTTCTTGTCACGCTCTACAATGAGATTCGTAGCAAGTGCAGGAGGTTCTACACAGCCACACTTAGGGTAGAGCATGTGTTTACAGTTGAGTGGTTTAGGCATTGACAGTCCTTAAGAGGTGGTTAGGTTGAGGTTATGAAGATCAAGTAACGATCCACTTCCTAAGCGTCGTCGCTAGGCTTTCCGTTCTTGGTTACATCCCTAGAGGTTGCGTCGATAATCTCTAGGTCCGGTTCGCCGGCTGGGAGTTCTGCTGGACTGAGTCCCTTTACAGCGTTACGGATTGCTAGCAGTGCCTGTGGGCTTAGCTTGCCTAGGTACCTGGGATCGACACCAGCGCTGATGGCCTGCACTTCTGCTCGCACCTCTGCCTCGATGTGCATGTGCTGTGCAGGCTGTCCGTAGCTGCGTTCCATGATGCGTGCGATGGTGAGCATCATGTGGTCGATCGTTGGGCCTTGACCGGCGTAGGTGTCCTCTGCTACGACTGCTAGGCCGCATTCACAGCCCTCATGACACTCTTCATCCTCTGGGACCTTTACGACCTTGGGCATCTTTCGCATGAGTAAGATCTCGTACATGTCTGCGATGACAACCATAGGAAACCGTTGCCTTAGATAGGCTGCAAGACTTACCCGGCTCTCTCGCGTGGATTTGTCGTGGCCGTGTGAGTTTTTGCGATCTTTAGGTCCTGCCATTTCTTATGGTTAGCACGGTGGTATGATTTTTGCAAATTGATATTGACTGAAATTACCCCTTGCGAGGGGTCTCGGAGTGCTTAGGTTGTCTATATGAAGAAGCTACACATCATACACGTTCACGATGACGCCGGTGATCATGCCGACGGTGAGACCTACTCGATTGTCTACGCGTGTGACGAGCATCGCGTGCTTTTCGAGAACGTTCCTGAGGCAGAGTACATTGCTGAGTTCGATGCTGATGCCGGTGATTTTTGTGACCACGCTGATTGTGTGAAAAGAGAACTGGTATGAAGGAGTTGTTTATGTCTACATGGGATACTAGCAAAGGGCGCAAGTGGGTCATGGTTGCCTTCTGGGGCGTTGAGACCACTGTTGAATTCTTCCGTGATGAAGAGGAAGCAGAGCAAGCGTATCTGGCTGCTGTCGAAAACGGTGCCGATGCTTTCTACTCCGAGACTAAGCGGATGATGATGCAGGGTGACAAGACTAAGCGAATTCACAGGGATCACACTTAGCCCTTGACCTGCTCACCCTCGATGCTTAAGGTGATTTCATGATTACGCAACTCGAACGCCGCCCCTACTTTTACTCCGACTTTACCGTTGGTCAGCAGTACAAGCTGCCTGACGGTTCTGTTGTCGAGGCACGCGCTTCGCTTGACGGCTTGAAGCCAGAAGCTAAGTGCTGGTACTTCACGCATAACAATCCTCCTGCCAATCTGCTGGTGATGTGGAGTAAGGCCAGTGAGAAAACGTACATCCCACATCTGGGTTCTGAGAAGCACATTTTTCTAGTCGCGCCTGACGGAGTTTCTATGCCTGAGAACACTATTCGTACTTCTGGTGAAATGTTGCGTAAGGACGTTCGTCCGGGTGAATCGTACAAGTATGTTACCAGTAACGGTAACCCTGGGCCGGCTCACTTTCTTTCCCGTGAGCGTCTGCAAGGTATGCCAGCGGATTGGTATCTTGGTGACATCCCTGCCGCGCCTAATGACGAGAACCGAAGGGTCGTTCTGATCCCTCGGTGGGATGCGAGCCCTACACTCCTGCGCAAGGATCTCAAGACTGGGGATACGTTTCACTACGTTGATTACCCTCACGAGAAGATCATTGTGGCCGACGTCAAGCCTTCGGACCTCCCTACTGGATGGAAGTACTCTAACTCTAACTATGGCGGTAACCCCCTAGAACCGGTTGTGCTAATCCCGAGTTATCGTGCTGAGCCCTTGCTGCGCAAGGATCTCAAGCAGGGGGATACGTTCTACTACAATCAGACTCCGACCGCGAAGTTTATTGTGTCCGACACCATGCCGGCTGATATGCCTAGGGATGGTATCTGGGATTACTCCACTCAGGGTTCGGGCTCGATGACCGAGAAGATTACTAGGATTCCTCGGTGGGATGCTGAGGTGAGCCCGGCCCTGCGCACTTCTGGTGAGTCTATTCGCGGCGACGTGAAGCCTGGTGAAGCTTTTCAGTACACTGAAGGTACGTTTAAGAGCGACGACAAGTACTACAAAGCTGTAGGTTCAGAACGTGTACCTGCTGGCTGGAACCTTTCCACAGGTGACGGTGCTGGCGCTTCGGTAAGGATTAAGTTTATCCCTAAGTGGGATACTACTACTGCTCTGCGCACTTCTGGTGAGTCCATTCGTGGCGACGTCAAGCCTGGTGAAGCTTTCTACTACGTTGAGACGGGATCGGCTGATAGCCCTTACCTGCATGCAACTAAGAGGCCGGATGGGATGCCGAGGTCGTGGTCGTTGGTTCAGACTGGCACTCTAGGTATTGAGACTGCTGGTAATAAGGTTCGGTTTGTCCCTCTGTGGAATCAGGAGTCTACGGAGATCCGTACTTCTGGTAAGGTTCTTCGCAAGGACGTTCGGGACGGTGAATCCTTCACCTACGAAGAGGATGGGGTTTTTCGCAGGATCTTTCAGATGATGGATGCGGAAACTCGAAGCCCTAGTGACCTGCCCTCTGGTTGGGGGTATGATTTTGCCGGTACCAGTAAGAGCGCGACTCGTCCAGACAGGGTCGTTACACTTATCCCCGGATATCGTACGGTCCTGCGCACTTCTGGTGAGAAGACTACCCACAAGTACGGCAACAGTGGTCGCACGTATACGTTCGACGTCGGTAAGAACAGTTACACGAGCGAGCTTGGCTGGCGACCGCTTGATCTATCTGGCAATGGTCAGGATAAGGGATTTGATCCGGTTGCTCCGATCATGGCAGTCCACGATCTCATGGAGCACTTTCCTGGTGATGAATACGCTCCACATAACGAGTACATGGCGCAGGGTGCGATGCTCTGGCTGCGCTATGAGGGCGGTTTCTTTGGCTCTCCTGGCTCCGTTACCGGGGTTGGCGTTGCTAACGCTGTCGTGAAGCCTGCGTTTGGTATGCTGTATTATCATCTTGCTGACGGAAAGACTCCGACTAAGGTTTTTGATGTTGCGGGGTTCACGCCTGATGCTCTGACTCACATGAAGCGTGACACTGCCCTGGTTTTTTATGCTCTAGTTGGTGGAGCGGAGAAGTATCTACGGGAAACCTACAATGGTACCAATCTTAACTCGATGCTCGACTCGCTTTCTGCGGGTGTACCGTGGATGATTTACGGCTACACGAGGGCTGCGGCTCGGTACGCCGGTCTGGATCAGAAGCGTCTGGTTTCTCTGTACAAGCGGACGGTGGAAGCCATTAGTCTAGTCAAGGAAGGCTCGAAGCTTTCTCTTACCATGAACTATGAGACCTACTCGTCTGAGGTTTCTATCTCCTCAACTTTGAAGGTTGCTGTTTAGCTCTTGCGTCGGGCTGTAGGGTGATTACGTTCATTGCATGAGTGAATGGTTCGAACAGCCCTGGCCCTGCGGACACAACGATCCCATCTACCGTGGTTCTGCTGCGCAAGAGTGTGCAGTTTGTGGAGAGATCAGGTTCGATCCTGAGATGTCGCCCCCTGATACCCGGTTTGAGCAGGCCGAAGCTGCGTACGCTTTGAAGCAGGTCACCATTTACGAACCTCTGCGACGCTCTGCGTGGTCGTGGTGGTTCAAGGCAAACCAATGAGAGTTCTACTTCTTTTGTTAGCGTCTTGCACCACAGATTATGCGTGGGATGATGTCCCTACTGCCATCGTTACTGCCCACTCAGAATACCCTGAACACACCACAGGGTGGTCTGAGCAAGTAACTAAGGACATGGATTCCTGGAACACGGTCATGGTCAACGTGGGGTGTACTGCGCCTTTTGTCATGGGGGCTAACGGGAACCCTGTGACGCTGGTGAGGTACAGTAATTGGCCTGCTAATAGCAATATTAGAGGCGTTACTACTTCGGACGGGATCAAGGTGCGTGTCCCATTCTTCATCATCAATCACCGTTTGCTGGACCACCCGGCCATTCTTTTACACGAGTTTGGTCATGCTATCGGTCTGGGACACTCCGACAGCATCCACGGGGCGTCGATTATGACACCGGAACCCACTTCAGATGTGATAACTGAGCTTGACGTCAAGGCTGCTGCGTGTTTACTGGGTTGTGGGAGTTGTGATGAAGACCTATAGCATCGATACGATGGGCGGTCCTGCTGGGATGGGCATTCCTAGCTTGGACGTTGCTCTAATTATCGCAAGGGACATGTTCCTTTATTGTGATTGGGACGATGATTTCGTGCGTAACGACATCGAGATTCGATTCGAACCATCGGACGAATCGGACGAGCCGGTGTGGTGTGTGTTCATTAATGGGCGGCATGACGTTCAGGTTAACGAGGAGCCTGATAGGTGTGAGTGCTGTGGTCAGATTCCTATGCGGAGGTATGTATGACCGTCAACCGCTTTGGTTTCGCAGACTACCCGGCTAGCCCGTACGAGAAGATGTATTGGACTGGGCAGCTGGTCCGGATTCTCCAGGTAGTTGTTCCGCTGGCTGCTGCCAAGCAATTGGGTGTGTTAGAGGAACGGTTGCGGTTGGCTCGTGAGAAGGTAAAGCCTTCGATGCCTGGCTCGTTTTATGTCACTAGCTACGACGATAAGAAGTCGGTTGAGGATTACGAGGCTGCACTGGCCTGGTACCTTGACACCTCTACCAGCGATGATTAAGGTAAATGTATGCTGATCACAACGACTCTGGACATCAAGAACCTCCCCGATTGGACCCTCGAATTGCTTCGCGACGAAGTGGCGGCAGAGCTTCTTCGTCGTAACCCTCCTGAGCCTAAGTGGCCTGCGCTCAGCGATGACGAGAAGCGTATGGTGCAGTTCGACATGATGATCCCGGCTATCAAGTCGTACCGTGGTCGCGTTCTCGTTGACGGTCAGATGCCGGGGCTGCGTGTCAGCAAGGATCTCTGCGACGTTCACCGCGCCGAGTGTGTTCGGCTGGGCACGTTTGTTCCTCGTGGTCAGCGGTGATGCTGGTCGTTGTTTCCTTCGCGCTAGGGTTTTTTCTTGGCGCACGTTATATGGACTACAAGATCGCAAAGTTCATTCGCAGCCTACCGAGGGTGTGATGCCGCGCGGTAATTGCTACGTAACCTGCGAGGCTCTTTATCACTTGCTCGGTGGTAAGAAGGCTGGGTATGTTCCACATACTGTCAGGCATGAGGGTGATGTTCACTGGTATCTGGTGCTTACTACCAAGACTGACGGGCTCGGGATTGAAACGTCGGTGATTGTTGACCCTACTGCTTCGCAGTTTACTACGGTGCCTGATTACTCCAAGGGCAGAGGCAGGGGATTTCTCACTGCTGAGCCTTCGAAGCGGGCTAAGGCTCTTATGCTTCTTATGGTGTGGCAATGATTTACGTGGTCTATACGGGTTATGTTTACGAAGGCGATGACATTGCTTGGGCCGGTTCCGATTTTGAATCGGCGATGACTTTCGCTGATTCTATCGAGGGGTTTGACCACGTCTCTGTGATGCTCATGACGCCTCTACCGACGGCCACCTGGTCACGTGAAGGTTGGCGTACTACTGTTCGTCCTACACTTACCTACCAGCACCGTGAACTTATGCGCGGTTCGTTTGTACTGGTTGGTTCGTTGGTGCGTTGACAAACGCTAACCAGTGCTTAATGTAGGTGTATGATTCCGTTCTGGATAGGTCCTGCTCCCCTCAGAGGCTCACCGGAGTTTACTTACTGGTGGGACACGCGTATCATGTGGGCACGCATTGGTGGCCTATACGCAGAAGAGTGTCAGCAGTGGCAGTACTTCATTTGGTTCTGGCATCGTCTTGGTCACTGGGTTAAGTCCGAGGCACTTGCACGAGCGGGGCGCACTAAGATGGAATTTGTACGCCTGCGATGTCTCAAGGGTTATGGTATTGTCGTTTCTCGGGAGCGTCGCAAGGGTACCAGCGACCTGTGTAAGGTTCGTGTGCTTCGCGACCGTCGGTTTAACTGGGTACGTAAGCCACGTGTGGTTCTGATTGATGCTGCGTGGCTAACACCTGTGGCAGACTGGGGAATGGATCCTTGGGCTCCGTATAACACGGGCATCCCTACTGAAGTTACTCGGGCTCGGCGTGCTGCTGCTGAGGAAACTCTGCGTCTGCGTCGGCTGCGTAAGTATTTACGGCGGTGCTGGCGCGGGTTGGAGTAATTTCGTTAATTGGCGCCGATGGCTCTTGCACGCACTCCTCTGAGTGCTTAGGTTGATCATATGAGTCGCACCAAGCACCCTGATGTTCACATTCGCGGTGAGGGTACTCCAAAGCTTGCTGGACGTCGGTGGATGCGTAGGAACGTCCTGCCTTTCTCTGATGCTCCTCGCGATGTTCGTCGTTCGGTCGACGTTCAATCAGAGCTAGTGGACATGGCTCTGCCAGAAGGTGCCGATTGCTGGGCTGATGTCTTCACACGTTACGGTAAGGTCGCTGCTCTGGCGCTTGAGCAGCAATATCAGCGCTACGCTGACGAGGGTTATCAGTCGTACCTGCGTTATGGTTCTGACTCTTGTAAGTATTGTGGTTGTTATGATGGTTGCGATTGTGACCGGTGTTGGGATTACGACTATAGTCCTTACGATGACGACTACGATCATTGGCGTGACCGTGTAGAGCCCAGGGATCCTGAATGGGTGCCTCTCTGGTTGGAGGGTCGTGTTGACGCTCCTGTGTCTGTTGAGGAACAAGAGTACGAGCATCGTATGTCGATGCTATCTGTGGAGCACTATTACGCTACCAGTGATCACGTTGGTTGTACGTGCGACGAGTGCTCTGGTGTTTACTATGACGGGTGTGACAATTGGCCCGGTGAAGATGAGTTCTTTGGTTGGCCTGTTGATAGTACGCCGGTTGCTGACCTTGCGGTACTGGTTCGTGAGCGTTGGGCTGAGAAGTCACGCGTAGGGGATCGGCGTCGTGCTGCGTAAAACCTGGGATGCCGATGTCGTCTTTGGATTGCTGGCTTCGTCTGTGCCGTGGGTGATGACTCTGTCTGAGGAGTCACATTTAACCGGATTTAGGCTTGCGCTCGCTAAGGCGATGCTTAAGGTGGGTGTATGACGATGGATAACTACTTCGAGTCGATCGAGATCCTCGGCTTTGCTAAGGCTGGGTTTCATTCCGCACAGTGTGCGTATTCGAATGCCAAGAATTGGGGGCTCTCGCCGCTGATTCAGTCGCAGGCGAAGGAGAATCTGCGCATTGCTGCCGGGTTGTATGCTGATCGTCTGCGTAATCACGCGGATGCAGTGCTCGTGTTTGTGAAGGAGTTGCCGTGAGTAGAATTGGTGTCGTGCGTCGTGATGAAGTTCTGCCTGGTGAGTGTTACAAGCACATGGGCGGTACCCAGCAGGGTGTTTGCATTGAGATGCTTATCGCCGGTAAGGGTGTGCCTGCGTTGCCTAATGGGGTACTGGAGTAACTCACACGGTCCTGGTAAGCTTCAGTACGATGCTGGGTATGACGGCTCTGCGCTGGTGGAGTTGATTCCACATTACTCTGCCGCACCTGCGGTGAGCATTACTTCTGCACCACCGGTGAGCCTTCGTACTTCGGGCACTTCTACACGAAGCGATGTCAAGCTCGGTGAGTGTTACTTCTACCCGGAAAAGCCAAGCAAGTTCTACTATTGTATAGATACTCTACCGGCTGGTTTTCCTAGTAACGACGGTAGGACGGGTTGGTTCCAAGGAGATCACTGGGCAACAAAAAGCACTACTCCGGTGACGTTTATCCCGAGGTGGGATTCTGTTGCTCCGGTCGAAAAAACGGTTGCTAAGACGGAGAATAAGTGGCCACATAAGTGCTACGGATGTGGTGGGCCTGCTTATCTAGGTTCGCGCTGCTTCTGCAAGGCTTCTTGTCGACCGGAGTATGTTGACGGTTGACAGCTGCTCTTTCGTGCTTAGGTTCATGCTATGAAACTTGAAATTGATCGCACAAAGTGGCTTCGCGGTGAGGGTTCTGATGCGTCGCGTCTTTTGCGTCCGTCGGACGGGAAGATGTGCTGCCTGGGCTTTGCTTGCCTGGCTGCCGGGTATGCTCCGGTGAACATCGAGAACAAGAGCACGGTTAAGCAGGTTACTGATATGTTCGGTAGAAAGCCGAATATTGAGCCGCTGTTTATCCCTAGGCACTTGGACGAACCGTCTAAGTACGAGAACTGGGATGTGTACGAGGCTTTTCAGGCCAACGACCAGCGCTATGCAGATTCCGATATGACTCTGACTGAGGAAGAGTTTGAGGCTGCTCGCGAGAAGCGTATCGTGGAGTTGCTGGCTAAGATCGGGTTCGAAGTCACTTTCGTCAATTGACAGTGGGCTCTAGCGTGCTTAGGTTGCTTGTATGCACAAGATGTCAGCCGCTCAAGCATACGAAGAATTGACCCTTACTGAAAATTCTGTGGAGGTGGCTCGCGTCGCCTTCAACAAGGCTAAGCTGGATTTTGCGTCCGCGAAGGCTTACTCTGGCGACGAGGCTGTCATCGAGAAGCGTGCGAATGCTGTCCTAATGGCTAGCAATTCTTACCACGACGCTCTCGTTGTTTACGCTGAGTCGGTGGCTGCTCTAGGTCGGTCGGTTACCGCTATTTATCGGTAACCTATGTCAGGGCTGCTACAATGGAGGGTGATTGCTGCCCTGTTTGTTGAGAAACGTGGACCCTACTCGGCGTTACCGGTAGACTTGTGGGACATTTCTCGTGATGCTCGGTTGTACGCCGGTCCTGGGCCAGTGATAGCGCATCCTCCGTGTGAGCGGTGGGGGCGTTACTGGTTCGGTGGTCCTTCGGTTAAAGTTCGGAGAGTGTTAGGCGATGATGGTGGGTGTTTCGCATCCGCTCTCGCTAGTGTGCGACGTTACGGTGGTGTTCTGGAACATCCTGAGGCTAGTCATGCTTTTGCTGCCTTTGGATTACCGGCACCACCTAAGACGGGTGGGTGGATTCCTGCGCCCGAGGGGTGGGTGTGTTGCGTCGAGCAAGGGCACTACGGTCACCGTGCTCGTAAGGCCACGTGGCTTTATTACGTTGGCCCTAAGCCCGCTGATTTGATCTGGGGTCCTAGCTCTGGCGTACGCTTGGACGAGGGGTTCCACACGGCAGAGGAACGTAGGGCTGCTAGGGACGCTGGTAAGAAGCCGGTTGCTCGACTCTTGCGCTCTGAGAAATTGCTGACACCTGTGGCTTTTAGGGATGCTCTGTACTCTCTGGTTTTACCTCTTGACGCACCTTAAGACGTGATTACCTTCATTACATGAAGATCGAAAGTACGGACGCGGTCGAGGGTGACAAGCGCCAGCATCTGCCATTCAAGTGTACGGACACTTGCAAGTGTGGGGAGGTTGTTGAGACTGATTACTCGGACGAGAGTTATCTGTCTTACCCTCGCTTGGCACCACTGATGGTTGTTGATGTTCATTTTTACTGCGGTAAGTGTGACCGCGAGTGGAATCGTCGGGCGCAGTTGCAGATGAACCTGGTGGCGGTGTGAAGAGACCCGGCTATCGCGAGGCCATTCAGTGGTTGCTGGATAACGACGACTGCGACTGGCTGGATGATGGGTCGGATGCATCACTATCGGTTACTGCATCACTGGTCGCAGATTTGTTTGGAAAGACGGATGCACAGGTTGTTGCTGACCTGCTCCGAAGGAGGACACATGACTGACGAAACCTGGGAAGCGGTTCGTAAACTTCAGGACGAGATTCGGGCTGTTCAGCTAGGGAACAGTCTCGATAGGGCTCGTAATTACGTGGATCACGTCGAGCGTTTGCTTGATTTTCTGCGAGACCTTGACCACGAGAATACGAGGGTGCAGGATCATAACCGCTGGAATGACCTGCGTCTTGCCAGGCTGGAGAAGCTGGAGAAATTGCTAATCGAGGCTGGGTTCACGTTTCCGAAGGGTGTAATTGGATATGGGTAAGAGTAAGCTCGAAATTCTGGTAGACGCGTATCTTGACGCTCGGCAGGCAGCTTTCGAAGCCGCGAGTAAGCGACAGGATGCTGTGAAGAACTCCTGTGAGTGCAAGGTCAAGCCTTTGACTGACGCAGCAATTAATGCACATGGTGTGCAAGTCAGGGCATTTCGAGCATTGAGGGATTATCGGCGACCGCCTAAGAAAGGTATTTTCGATGGAATTGGATGACCCGATTGAGGAAATGATTAATCTCGCCAGGGAAATGTACCAGCAAGATATTATTTCCGAGGCGACATTTAATTCTTTGATGGAGAGAATAAAAATAGATAGGGCGAAGATAAATCAAATGGAGAAATTCTCCAACGAGGGTGAAATTACGCCGTCTGAGAAAGCTGATTGATTCTCGAATTCTAGAGATTCTTGCGCAAACTGTGCAATAATTAATCGACGAAGCTATGACCCAAAGAACTACTTACCTATCATTCGTACAAAGTGTATGGAGAATAGATTGCATGTTGTGTAGTAAGCTGGCTTACAACGATCTCTGCAATCTGTTATGGCTAGGATTTGTAGAACCTCCGATCCTGGAGTTTCGCGTGTCATACCTTCGTGGGAGTCATAGCTCACCTTCGGCAGTTACACAGGTATGACTGAATCATTCGGACTCCACTTACTCAAACATTTCTGTCAAGGCAAACTGACAGTGCCTGTCATAGCCAGAGCGCTAGGTGTCTCGACAGGTACCTTAGAATTGGCAATGTCGTCTAATAATCCTACGGCTGAGATGGTCAACGACCTGGCCAAGCTTTCGGAGCACGCGTGGACCTGGGGCGTCGATAAGCTGACGCCTGAGCAGATTTGGAAGTGGGTGGCGGACTACGACGCGGCAGACCCTAAAAATCGAACCACGGTCACTAGGAGCGACTGGGAGGGTACTCCAGTGCTAATCGACCATGACCCTAACCCTGGTCACGACCGTAGAGCGTGGCTACAAGCTAATCCGGCCTTCACGATGAAAGCCTGGGCAGGTACATGGCCAAAGCAGTACATGGACATGGAACCTGAGATTTTACTAAATAGCCTTCACTGGTACCCCATGCTGGAATACAGGAAGTCTGACTCAGGAAAATCTAAGACAATTCACTCTGTCTGGCGCTGGAACCCGTTGAAGAAACACACCTTAACAGGCAGACCGTACAAGCACTACCAAACACCATCAGAACGAAATACTCCAATAAAATCCATCACCCCTCACTTGATTAAGTTACGTCGAGAACGTACTGCGAAAGTTCTATCCGACTACATCAAAGCAGGTATTTATCAGGTGAAGTTTCAGGATGTAGTAGTTGCGTATCACGGTAAGTTCATCAGTTCTACGAAAATCCAGCAGGTGTTACGTAACGACATGACCTATCTTGGTTGGGAGTACAACTCTTCTAGCAGGAAGTGGGAGCCCAAACGATATACGAGCGCTGATGACTAATTTCTAACCGAGGTCACGAACTGCTCCATTTTGGAGCAGGTCTAAGTACTTGATTTGATCCAATTTTCCCAGCAATAGTAACGTTTTGTTACATAGCATTCAAACCTTTTAAAAGTTTCAATGAAGTTTGAAAGCACCTGAAACTTCTAACGAAAGTCACTCATGCGAACTACAACAACTATTGAAGTGGTTTCCATCACCAGAATCCAGACCGACCAAGATTTTCTAACCTGGTTCACCGCCTGGCAGAAACGCTGCGATGAATCACTTGCGCGATTGCGAGCAATCATGGGAGATTTCTAACACGAGTCACTGCTGGATTTCTAACGTGAGTCACTGTTAGATTTCTAGCGCGAGTCACTTTTCCAACCAAGGTCACTTTTCCAACCAAGGTCACTTTTCTAACCGAGGTCACTCTGGGCAGAGGAGGAATTTGTGTTGATTTTGAGGCGAAATCCAAACCACACCTAAAACCCCCTGGTGGGGTCTCAAATCTAACACTAAACCTGACACAAACCCTATTAATGCACAACTTGCGCATTTATTGACAACCCAGCGCTATATATAAGGAAATTGGCGCCCCTATATAGTAAATAAGCGCTAGCGCTATATATACAGACGTGACCTCCCTAAATAACAGGTGCCGGGCTTTGGTCGACCGCCGCGCCGGCCGGGCGCCCGCGCGACCCGCACGCCGGTGCAAAAATCGTGCCACAACTTTTGGCCCGGATTTTGAATAAGGACCTCCTTATTTCCGGTTGGCACGGGGCTTGCTAGGCCAAGTCGTCGAGCGCCGCCCGCTCTGGCAATATCCATGCCAGACTTCACGTAGTGCCGCTGCAGGGCGAGCGTGGCACGATCCATGCTACGTTGCGCACGCTTGGCACGGGCGCGGAGGATTTCGAGTTTTTCTAGCGTGCGCTGACTTCCTGACAGTATGCGTCAATAGCACACTCGTCGGCAGCGTCCATGTGAAGATCTGCCAGAGCCAGAGCAAGTTGCTTGGCACCGATCGTGCTTTCGTCGCACGTACGCCAAACAGCGAGCCAGGCGAGGGCAGTGTTTTCGTGGTCGCGCTTCTTATCGGCGGGATTGGTCATGAGGATTCTTTGTGCAGTCGTTATGCCAGAGCTAACTTTTGGTTTTCACTGGCAGGGTATGTGACTACTTGTCACGTCACTGGAAGGTCGAGTAGCCACTGAACGAAGGATCAGTTACTCGCGCGAGACGATCTCCCAGTTGTCCTCAGAAACTACCGTACACGAGTCGGAAATTTCACTTGCCAGTGTCGATGGGAAATCCTCGTCTCCCTCCCAAAAAGCCTCTGCACATTCCTGCGCAAGCTCCTGGATTTTCTCCAGCAATTCACCGTCTGACATGTCGGCCGGAATCGTGATCTCGACGAGCATTTTTTGCGTTTCCATTGTGCGATCCACTCTGGAAACGACGCAGGGATCTGTCAAGACACAATCGTAATTCGCTAGTGATTACAGCAGGTTGCGCTCGAGCTCGCCATGGAGGCGATTTTTCGTTTGACAGCGATCCCCGCAATGCGTAGTGTGGTCTGCACATGAAGATCACAATTCTTTGCGGCATTCCCGGATCTGGTAAGTCGACATACACGCGCAAGAACCACCGGATGCTCTGGTTTGTTCGGCCGATAAGTATCCCGGTTTGTACACCGATGATAAGATGCAAGCTACGCCAATTTTCAACGCGATGTTACTGTCAAAGGCGCACGCAAAATGCCTCCGGGATTTCGTGGGACATATCACGGCAGACTGGAAATCCGGTACCTGGATTCCGGATGTTGTGGTCGATAACACGAACACGACCGTGGCAGAAATCGCGCCGTATGCCGCTCTGGCTTTGGCGTACGGTCACGAATTGGAGATCGTGACGCTAGATTGTGACCCAGCGATCGGTGCGAAGCGAAACACGCATGGTGTACCGCTTGCCGCTTGCAACGCGATGCATCTGCGTTTGGCAGATCGTCAGCTTCCGCCATGGTGGAACCACCGAGTGATCGCTCCTCGCTGAATTTCGCCCATTGACAACATCTCACCACGTCTCTAAGGTGATCCCATGTCCCTCAAATACTGTGATTGTCCTCGGTGTCTGATCCTCATGCAATTCGCGTTGGATCTTCTCGACGCTGGTATGGTTAACGCGAGCAATTCGATTGCTGCTCGTGTTACCGTTCTCGACGAGAATGATCAGCCGGTCCCCTACGTGCAAGCTGCACCGATCAACGGACCGGAAACGCGCGAGGGTTACGCGGATTCCTGGGTTCCTCCTGTCGAAGATCTTGGAGTGAACTAGTGGATCAGAAATGGACGCGTGCCATCGCGTCGGTCGCGGTTTTTCTCGCAATGATCGTCGGAGATTCTTGCCTAGGAGCATGTTTGTGACCACTCCCATCGTGATCTACCATGGCCCGAGCATGATCGATGGTTCGCCGATCGTTTGCCTGGCAAGCGTCGGATCTTCGAACGTCAAGACGGGTAGCATGGTTCAGACTTGGATCATGCGTGCCGATATGCATCCCTCTGAAGCTTCAGCTACGAAAGCCGATGAATCGGTGTGCGGCCTGTGTCCTCGTCGCCATGCCTTGGGAGGGGATTGCTACGTGCAAATCGTACACGCACCACGTAGCGTTTGGCTTGCGTGGGAGCGATCGGGATTCCCTGGCAGTAATTGGGCGGACCCTACGCAAATCCTCCGTATGACGCAGGACGCGCGCGACCATGGCCTGCGGCTCGGTAGCTACGGGGATCCGATGGCGGTTCCCTTCGAGGTTTGGCAGGATCTGATCTCTGCTCTCATGCCTCGTAGTGTCGTCGGGTACACGCACCAGTGGCGCTCGATTCCGTGCGGACCGATTACCGATCTCGTCGACGGTATGAGCGCACGCCACATGGAATCGGCATTCTGGTTTCGCGATAACATCATGGCAAGCTGTGATTCCACTCGGGATGTTGCTACCGCCGACATGCTCGGCTGGCGTAAATTCCTGGCAGTGCCCGAGGGTACTGAGATCCCCGCTGGCATGGTCCAGTGTCCTGCTACCAGAGAGCAGAACCCGCTTACGTGCGACCGTTGCGGAATCTGTAACGGAGTGCAGGGTAAGAGCAGTCGTGCAAGCGTCTACCTCGTAGAGCATGGAATGCGATCCCAGAGCAAAGCAAAGCGCGTTGCGGCTCTGGCAGTAATTCCCTAGTAATCTCGAGGGGTTAGGCTGGCGAGCTCGTTTCTGGCGATCTTTCTGCGATTTTTGTAGACGCCAGAGTCCGGACGTGCGACAACTCGTGGGCGCCCGGATGTAACGCCGATTATTCGTAACCTGGACCTGTCAGAACCCAAACCCTCAACGCGTCATAGGAGCATATGAGCAAGTGTACCGGTAACCGTTGCGAGTCTTACGAGGCTACGCAGTTTTCCCCGATGGTTCTGCCCGTTGACAAGTCTGATCGCATGGCGCGCAAGCGTGCGCTGATCGACTCGATCCTCGTCGAGACGAGCGATCAGGATGCTTTCGCATACCTCACAGGGGAAACCTCGAAGGTTTCGCGTAAGCGTCTCAAGCGGATGTCACTCGACCAACTCTTTGATCTGTACGAGAGTCTAGCGTGAACATCCTAGGCCAGTGGGCGATCAGTCTGCTCCTATCGCATTCCTGCCCTACTCCAACCGCTTGGGTTACGGTCGCAACGATCGTTGCGGTTTGTGGCGACGAAGACGGTACGCCGGTACTCAACGCACGTAACCGTTGGGCACTGCCCTGGAATATGGGCGCGACCAAAGCCGAGTTTGAGCAGAGCAATTCAGAGGCATACGATCGCGCACAAAAGGTATTGACCCCGTAGGGTATTCCGTGCGACAAAGAGGAATGGAAACCAACAACCTCGAAATCACTCTGCTATCCCTCGTGTGCGCTGCCGGTCTCGTGTGGATTCGCGAGAATGCTCCCACCTCGGGACACATGGCCATGTGTGAGGAGATCTGGGCTCATGTGCGCGATGGAAAGCGTTGTTACACTCGTTACATCTCCGTCGCTGAACCGATCTCCGACGAGGTTTTCGAGGATGACTCGGTGCGAGTCTACTGGTACTAAATCAGCTACTTAGCGCGACCTAACCCGCCCGGAGAAATCCCGGCGGGTTTTCTCATTTGCTCTCAGACGCGATAGGCTTCGATTTGCGAGCGTTTCGCACCGTCGGGCGCCCGGAGTGCCATAGGCGGAAATTCGTGCGCTAATGCTCGAAATTAGCGAGCTCAAACCCTTGGAATTACTAGGCGTGACGCAGTGCGTAGTGGGTAATTTCGTGCGATTCCCGGGCGAAAATCCGCGCTCGGCCCCGTCGCGCCCTCGCTCGCTGGCACGCAGCTTGCATGTCCACTGAACATCCGTTCAGTACCTGAACATCCGTTCAGTACCTGAACATCCGTTCAGTACCTGAACATCCGTTCAGTACCTAAACATCCGTTCAGTACCTGAACATCCGTTCAGTATGATCCTGATGTCACACTGAACAAGTGTTCAGTATCCGATTTTGAGCTCGCGAATTTGGCACAATACTTGAATGTAGACCCGGTTTGGCACGGAAGCTGCTACACGTACAGGTCGCCGGTTTGCCTACATGACATTTAGATCCTATGACACAAATGCCAGGGTAACCAGACACCCGGGTAAAGATCTACTCTGGCATTACGATCCTAGGACAAGAATGTCCGGGTCCATTTAGACCCGGGTCTCGGTGGACCCGAGTCCATTTAGACCCGGATCGAAATGTCATATGATCGAAATACCAGGGTATCGTGTCACCCGGGTGGGTAGTTTTATACCCGGGTAAAGAACCCATGGCATACGGATCATATGACACGGTGATCCGGGTCCAGGTAGACCCGTGTCCGTTTGGACCCACCCCCGGGTGCTCCGATACCCTGCGACACGACATTTGTGTCCTGTAGGGAATTCCTAGTGTGCCATCTTACTAAAAAACGGACCTTCGTTCAGACGCTACAGAATGCCCACCATTGAACGAAAATAATCCCGTCACTAGGTGACACCCTAGGTCCGATCGCGATTCCCTACACTCTAAGTACCTGATATTTTCCCGACGCTACCCAAACTGCTCTGTTTGGTATGGTTCGATACACAAATAACGCTGAACTATGAACGGGCGTTCACAGTAAAGTGTGAACTGCCAAATCCGCAGGTTTGCCAGTTTGGCACTGTAGAATCCTGCCGAATTCGCAGGAAAATAGCCGGTCGGACCAATGCAAGAATCTCGCCAGGCTAAGTCGCTGAAATCGCGAGCTCGAGTGTAACCTGTTGAAATCATTCGCTACCCCACACATAACCCAAAAGGGTTTCCAGTGAAGTGAAAACATGCCTACACTGGAGACATGAAAAAGCGTAATCCCCTCTGTATCGTCTACACGAACAACAACTACGCTGGCGCACATGTCACACTCGACGAGGCAATCCGGATCTGCGATCCATTCCAGAGTCGGCCGATGCTACATGTGCGGCTCGATCACGCAATCCGCTACGCCACGGGTGACATGTGATCAACCGTAAGCAAATCGATCTCGCGCGAGCGATTGACCGCGCGCGACGCACAAGTCAGGATCCGACCTACCTGCTCGGTGTGTACCATGTCGCACATGCGCTAGCGGATGACTTGTGTACTAGCCAGGAACGCAACCATTTCCTCCTCGCATGTGGAGTGCCATTTGTCCTGTAGGATCTTGACTCGCGACGAAATCGCACATGTCCTGAAAACCCGCACACCATACCGAATCACCGTTCGTCCGGGTGCCGTGGTCGTATGGCTCGATCCCTGGCATGGCGCGATCGTTCGCCCGGGGAAAAACCCTACCGTGGTTGCGACAATCCCGGATCCTCGCCTCATGTGGTTGTATGTGGTCGCGTGTTTCGCGACATTAGGGATCGCATTCCTGGCATGGCTCCAAACGAATCATCCGGCCTGTGATGTTGTCGACGAGATCCGCACGGTTTTCAAAAGGGAACTAGGGATCCTCACGAAATAGTTTCTTAGGCGCTTGACGTGGGAAACAAGGATCCCTAGGATGGTCTTGCCACTCGAAACCCGGAACAAAGGAAATCAAAATGTCCCTCACGATCCTCGGAATGTCCCTCGCTAACCTCGGCAACCTTTTTCGCCCGTCGCTGCTCTCTGAGTGTCTGGCGCTCGTCAACGCTTGTCAGACCATGGCCGATTGTGACCGCGTTTCCAACGATTTCCGCGCCATTGGTAGCGTGTACTCTGCTCTCGCTCCGTCGGATCGTGCCGTGGTCAAGCTGGCCGGCCAAACGCGGCGCATGGTGATCACCATGAATTCGATCCCGGGACCGGTCGCACCCGTTGCACCCGTTCAGATCGCCCGCACGGTTGACGCGTCTACCCTCACGGGTGCGCTCACGAACGTTGCGAACGAGGGTGCCGCGAATGTTGCGGCGCGTGCCGCCCGCACCCGTCGCGGTGGTTCGCAGACTCGTAGCCAGTCAGCCGACGCTATCGCGACCGCGACCGCGATGGCTCGCATCGCTGGCGCAACGCAGGCCGGTTACAATGGTCGAGTGGTTGATCCGACGCTGGCTAGCGGCGTGGGAACCATCGTCGCCTTTGGCAAGGTTCGCACGGTCATTGACTCGATCTCCGGCAAGTCTCGCCAGTCACTGATCGAATGGGCATCCGTCGAGAGTGTGCGCGTTACTCTGGGATTGCCTGAGAAGGCCTTTGGCCGCGCACCCGGTCTCGTCGGCCTGCTCGGAAAGGCGACGCAGATCCTCAACCATGGCGGCTTTGTCGCCCGCAACGCTCCTACCGCTGGCAAGTACGCTAGCGCGTGGAAGATCGGGTTTTTCGATAACGATCTCGCGAGCGATTCGCTCGGAGCGAAAGAGGCGTTGATCACCCTCTCGCACGATGGCGTTATCGAGTGTGACGCTCCGGATCACGAGGGTGCGCGTATGGTCCTCGCTGACTTTAACCGCCGGGTGCGCGATACCCTGATCGCATCCGACGATCTCCAGACTCGTGTGATGGCGTGTCTCGTGAACCACTACGGCGCTCGTGACACGGATCTCGGGATCTACGTTCAGCCGTTCAATGCCGCTCGCGCGCTCGATCTCGTGGTTGCCCTCCGGCCGATCATGGGACGTGGGATCTACGCTTGGTCGCACATGGATACCGAGTCGATCGGAAGCGCGCTCACGGAATCGTTTACCGCCGATCTGGCGCGGCTTGAGAAGGATTGCGAAGCCAAGTCTGGCGATCTCAAGCGTATCGCTGGCGCGTCTCTTATCGAGCGTATCGAGCGTATGCGGTCGGAGTGCAATGGTCTGGCTACCCTGCTCGGTGCCGATACCGTTTCCGCCTTCCTCGCCCGGATCGCTGCGTGCGATGCGCTCGTGGTGACCGCTCTGGATAACACTTCTCAGCGCGCTATGATGCTGGAGCTTACCTAACCGGCCTATCGGTTATGTCCGGGGTAACGACCGAGATCTCTCGGTCGTTTTTCGTTTCACTGGAACCTGTTTCCTGTAGAGTCATCGTATGAACACCGAAGGCGCTTACGAATCGCTCTTTATCTGTCCCTGCCTTGGTCTGATCTGCGACTGCCCGGAGTCGGATAGCGCACCGTCTACCCTGGCAGTCATGCTTGATGTTGCTATGGCGTGCGATGACAATGCCCGTGCTGAGTACGCTCGCATCTATGGTATGGAGTGGGTTCCCCTGTGTGAAGCGTACTACACGAACAAAGCGATCCGCGATGCGTCGCCCGTTCGTGGTCCGGGCACCATGGTCGGCCATGGCAATGCTCGTGCCAAGTAGTACCATGGGCATGTAGTGTGCCAAGGGTAGGGCGCGGCAAGGGGTGTGCCAACATGGCGAGCTCAAATGTTGCGTGCCAACACCTTACCCCTAGCATCTAGCGTGCCAAGGCCACGTGTGCAAGAAGCGTGCCAGCTCGTTCAAGGCACCTGGGTACGTTAAGACCCACCCGGCTGGGCGCAACGACAATAAAAATCCCTATATATGTAAAATATTTTCCTCAAATAGTAGAAGTCAAAAAATTTTTTACAAGTTATTTCAGTTACTTAGTACCACTCACCGTAATTGAACTTGGCTTTAATCAATTTGACAGCTTCTTCAGCAGGCTCGGATTCTAGGATATCGATTATTTTATCGACTATCTGCTCGGGCGAAAGTCTGACCTCACCTGCTGGGCGATAAACCGGCCTAGTACAACTGCACTTGTCATAACGCTGGTCACACTTACGACATTCGTAGTGGCCCATCATGCCTCCACCATCATCTTACGAATCCGACCCGGAACAACCTCCGGTGGAACCACCAGCGTGTAGTGAGTGTAAAGCGAGCACAGGCTGCCGGTGCGAGAAAGCACCCAGTCACGGACTAGCCCGCCCGAAGGGTCTCGCACATAACCGCCCTTTGGGTCGTGCAGATACCCCTTCTCAGCGACGATTGCAGCCAGCTTCGGCGTACCGTTTGGGTCCTTCCGCTCATAGCGAAGGTCTTTGACGAACCCAAAACGTAGCTCTGCTGACGAACGACCAGACGGTGCAGCAAACACCAGGAAGTCACCCACGCGAATGTCGACACCCATAGAATCTTGATGTGGCTTACTCATTGTCCCATACCTCGTGTGAATGCGTAGGCTTTTGAAAGAAAAGCTTACTCTTTAACCAGAACCAGATCCAACGCAGCCCTCGCTCACGCGACCACAGCTGACGAAGGTTCTTCCAGAACGGAGCGCGTACCCAATACGTGTCGACGAAGAAGCCGGAGCGCTTCCAGAAATCGATAATCTTCTTGCGATCACAGTCGCGATAGAGTGCTTGTGAGATTACAATCCCACGCGCAGAGGCACGACTTAGCGCAGCCCCGCTGATACGCAGCGCCCAAACCAGGTCCTCCAACATCTCAGCATCGGGACCTTTGAATCGAGCAACACGCTCTGCCATCTCCACAGGCAATAGAGCGTCACCTTCGATGAACGTGAAATCGTGGGCATTGGCGAACTTCTGGGCTAGGTAGGATTTACCAGCACCCATCTCGCCGAACACTAGAGCAATTGTCTTCATCGCAGCGCCTTTGCCTTAGGAAGCTTAGGACCCATCAGCCAGAGTTTGAAGCGTTGCCAGTTACTAGTGACAGTGCGCGCAGTCTCCGGATGGTAATCCTCAAACTCCCATCGTCCGTACTTATATATTCTGGTGACCTCCATCTCGACTGTAGTTGTTAGCTCGTATATGCCCTTACCTTTAAGATAAATGACTGAACCCTTCTTCACACGCTCGTAAACTCTACGAGTATCTCCCGAGTTAGGCAGCGGTTTCGCAAATCGCTCGATGTTAATACTAGGCATTACTTGTCCCAGTCCATTCTAATGTAGAGATATTGTCGACCAGAATACGGAGAAGCTTTAGTCTCCAGATGGACTCTAAAACCTTGTCCCATCAGATAAGCCATAATAGATTTGGCAAGTGGGTCCCACTCCACACCAGCAATACGTGGAGGAGGGCAGGCATAAACAGCATAGTACGTGCCCAGCGCCGCCGCTTTTCGTGCGGCTTGCTCACACGCACCAACAATCTCTTTGATTGCGGTAGCAGCCTTTGCATTAGCGAGCGCACGTAGCTCGGCAGGAGCAGCGTCGGAGATCTTGCGTAGTTCTTCAGCTAGGCTCATAGTAACCCCTTAAACATCGAGTAAATCTCCTCAGCACGACCTTCCGGCAGAGGTCCGAGTGAAGTCTTAGGAACCGTGGAAGCAGGAATAGACCTAGCAAAGCGCTCGCCGGTAACCATAATCGAAAGCACCACAGGCGTGATAGGCTCGACGTAGTGCCAACCCGAAGGGTCGCGCATCTCGTACTGAGAACCGGCGCCGAGAACCAGCGTGGCAGTAACAGGAGGCTCGCCGTAGATCTCACGACCTAGGCCCATTCGGTAAGAGCCAGCGAGAATCTCGACCGCCGACTCCCAAGGGTGAGGGTGGTAGAGCGCCCCACCGTTGCACTTGTGGATCACGTGTAGGTAGATGCGGTAGCTACCCAATTGCACCCACAGACGTTCCACGCGAGGCTGCTCATAGTTAATGTCTAAGGTCTTCCACTCCTTCACATGGAAGTCGTGAAAGAGCCTCTTCGCATCGTCGAGTACGTCGAACATACCAAACATCAGTCTACGAACTCCAGGTCAATACCGACCCGTGCCAGCAGCGCAACCAACTCGGGTTCTCGCTGGGCATCGGTAATACCTTGTGCATCATTGATGACCATTGCGTCACTGATCGCTTCTGGGTGCCAACGACCGTTTTCCCTTACTCGATGCCTAATTGGCAACAAGTTTTCGGATACATCCACAACGTCAGCCGGCGAGGCTGCACCCTTAATCTGAGCTTCGGTCGCACCGAGAGCGAGGCAAGCGAAACCAAGACAGCACATCTTACCGTCCGAAGGGCGAAGAAGTTTACTGGCCGAAGTACCCTCGCCACGCAGCCACTTTGACCGCTGCACAACTACCTTGATGTTACTCACAGCAACTCCTTAAACCGGTGTGCAACCGGGAACCGGGGAATCCCATACTCCGAAAGCTCGAAGTAGTGGACCTCGGCCAGACGACCGATGACCGTCTCCGGGTTCTCAAAATAGGTCTTGAGTAGAGCCGTGTCACCCTTCATCTTGGCTCGGAACTTCTCGCCATTAGGTGCCTCGAAGACGAACGCGCCGACGTGGCCGGCGAGCTTACCACGACCCTCTTCAATGCCGACGACCGTAAAGTCACCCTCCATGAACTCCTTGACCTTCTGAAGGCCAAACGAGCGCTTGTTCTCGTACTTGCTGTCGGCGTTGCGGGCCATCGCACCCTCGTAACCCTGCGCGAGGTACGCACGAAATGCTGCTTCCAGGTCGATCTCGTCGTTCGCAAACTCGGTCTGGACCAGAACCAGCGGACCGGTACCAATCATGTTGAGCAGGAACTGGAGCGAGGTGTGTCGGTTGGAGAAGTCATCCTCCGAAGAGGCCAGGTCATAGACATGATACTCCACAATCTCACCTTCAGGCTTCGGAGTCGAACCACGAATCAGCGAGGTCAGCTTACTAAACTGGTCCTTATGGGTGTGGGAGTAAAGCTCACCGTCGAGAATTGTACCTCGCGGCAGGTTTAAGGACGCAATCGCCGTCTCGATATGAGGCATCGAGTGAATGGGCTTGCGCGTACGAGTCCATAGACTCACGTCACCCTTCATATCGACCTGAGCAATACACCTGTGCCCATCCAACTTGGGCTGTACGTAGCAGGGGAACGTGATCTTGTCTGCATGCTCCGAGAACTTGTGAGCCAGCATCGGCGAGATGCCACCCGTAATCAGCGCGTCGACTTCACCGGCACGAGCCGCTTCTTCGGACTGGACGTAACCCTTCTTGAGTTGCTTGGTCCACTTTGCTTCTGCTTCCGCAAGGGCTTGCTGCTCTGGCGTAGTAGCGTTCTTCTTGCCTTCGTTCTTACCCTTCGTGATGGTGTCACGAGCAACTTGCAGCGCCCCGCCAACCTGACCATGGGTGGTAACAATGGTAGTTCCTTCGACCTGGATTTGCCAGGACTGTAGTGCGCCTTTGCTGCTGAGCTTATAGAGAGTTGGATGGATCATTTATTTACCTGTGTGTAGATTGAACGGTTGAGTTCAATAGCCCGACTTGCCAGATTAAACTGGACGGGGGTGGTTGAACTTGTTAGAAGCTCACGAAGCAGCGTATCTAGTTGCGCTATCTTACGAAGAAGCATGGTCTGATCGGGATCAGGAAGTTCGATCACGGAATCTCCGCTTGAAGTGGAACACGAACTAGGATGGGAACGTAGTTGGGAGGATCGGGTTGCTCATAGCTCAGGTGCAAAGCTACGCCAAACGCAATCAAAGCCGCTGCACCCATGAGCCCGATAGCAAATACTTCCAGTTTAACTGGATCTCGGCTAGCATCTGCTCGCTCAACTTCACCAAAAAGCCAGATTAAACCAGCACAACAAGACAACACAAAACCGACTACGAGGGCAATCATACTGTCTCCTCCACACACTCACCATAAGTACGTTCATCGGCGTCCGCAAGGTCTGCCATCATAATAGTTACAGACACTGTCCACCCTCATGCTCAACAGACTGGAAGAGCGTCAGCGTGTTCTTGTTGCAGAGTAGACACTTCCCATTCCACTGACTCTTAGGCTTAGTGGTACCGCGAATGACCTTAATCTTCCCGGAATAACTGGTGTCAATCACGGACTCACCTTTAATCGTAATGTGATAACTACGTCCCGGTTTAGGTACCTCAGCAATAACCCAATCGACTAGGCGCCACTCCGAAACCCCCGGGTTCTGATAACCAATAACGTGATCACCAACCTTAATCTCGTTGGCAGTGATGATGACCTCTCCAGTAGCCGTTGAATCACCACGCTTTACTCTAAAGATGTAATTGTGAGTCACCGGAAACATGTAACCGCCACTCAGCGCGTCGTACCAATCACCATCCTTAGAGTGACCAATGGTCCACTTTCCCGCAGGAGCCTGACTGGGAGTGCTCCAGCCGGTAGTCCCTGGAGAACGCCAGCCGACGATTTCGTCACCAGGTAACAGTGCGTTAGCAGGTAAATCTAACTGGCTCACGGTACCTTGTTCCTGGTTGGATACTTCTTGGCAGAAGGAGAGTGTCCAGGGAAGAACTTGGGCAGTGGTCCACGCACACTCATACGAACTACTGGCAACCCACAACCACAACCACAGTTGCGTGCAAGCGCACGACCGGGCTTGTGACCCGGGATCCAAACACCGGGGCGACCGGCACCAGGTGCCTGTGGAACTTCACCACCACACCCACACTTACACAGCGCGCCCGAACGCGTAGCTTTTTGAACATGCTTACTCATGGCTTGTATCCTTTCGAAACTATTTCGTCGGCTAACCGCAGGTAGCCAGCATCCCACCCGTGCTCGACATAGTACTTCCACATGTCGTTTAGCGCACTTTCTGTAGAAGGAGGGCGACGCATCATGCCTGCATGATACCCTGGCGTGGAACGCAGTTTCTCGAAACGCTCGCCGTTCATGATACCGAAGAGATGGCGAGCGATACTATCGCGTGTGAATTCCTTCATACACCAATCCAATGTAAACGTGATTCAGGATCGATACTAATCGCGCCCGCCTGAACAAAGTCGTAGATCATGTCTTCAACGTTCTGGCGAATAACCGTAGTATGTTGGACGCCTAAACGTGTGATCACTTCGGACGTATACATCGGACGCTCACGCAACATCTCTTCTATACGCACTCCGATTTCACGAGTGTCTGGTGGGAATAGCCCGCGTGCCATATTGTCGTTCACCACGACCTTAGCCATGTCTGCGAAATTGGCACGATAACTAACCGGATGCTTGGCAACACCGGACTTAGGATCTACACGTTGCCATTCCGCTTCGAGAAGCAGAGCGACTCGATTCACCTCAATCATGTACGGAGTTAGATCACCGCGACTCATGGGCGCCTCAGGATCTTGAACACTTTAGTTTCAAGCCAGCCAGGCTGAATCGTACCTTTTGGACCGTACAGATTCTCGTAGGTCTCTTGCGGAGCCCAGATCTCACACATGATGCGCATACCGATCATGACGCCCCACATGACTAACAACGCACACAGGCACAGCAGGCTGAAGATCACCAGAATAATTGTGATAGCGGTCACTCTTTCACAACCTTAGCTTGAGGAATCCTGGGAGCGAACCAACGCTTGTACCAAGGCAGTTCTAGCTTCGTTACGGTTCGTTCTGGAGCAGACTTCTGGCCGACGGGAGTAGCTGTGGACCACAGATATCGCAAAGGGTACCAGTCAAGGGAGCCCTCTTTGAGGACATCCCACTGGTAGTGAAAACGTTCCACCAGGTCAATATCTACCGGCTCCTTGAGAATAACAATCTCATTCCCGTCACTGTACTGACCAGGCTTCAAGGTAACGCGTCGCGTTCGCTGTGTACCCAGTGTGATTCGCTCTAGCTTCACGGTGCCTCCAGTGCAAGGTAATCACCGTCACGCCAGTCGTCAACATAATTCGCACGCCAGCCTAACAGCTGGTAACTACGTAGAACCGTGTCGATGGCTTCACGGGACCAGTGCCTACGCACTTGAATCGTAATGCCCATGCCTCGCCGGGACGAGTTACGGATCGCAGCATCAATAGCTTGCTCGATCTCAGCATCACCGTTGTGGCACATTATCTTGTATTCACTTGGAGTAATCATGAATCTCTCCTAAGTAGCCCCTTGAACCCACGACAAAGGAAGGGCAGTCCCTTCCACACAAGGAAGACAGGCCAGATAAGGTACATCAGCAAACTAAGTGCCAGATTCTCCTCAGCTGGTCTACGCATCCCTGCGTCACTCAAGATCACACACATCACGCCAACGGTCCCAGCAACCAACCACAAACCGACAAGTGCGGGAAACATTACACAACCCTCGCCTTCGGCAGCTTCGGCTTGCGTGGAATCAGTCTATAGAGGCCGATGAAGCCACGCCCAATCTCAGGCACACCTTTGTACAAACCAAAGCAAAACAAGCCGACTAAGATAAGCGGAGAAAACGCAGCACTTAGTAGACCTGCGGCTACCGCCTCATTTACTGGGCGTTTGTAATCCTGATGTAACGTCATAGCAACCAGCGGGCCGCTTATAGCAGCAATCAATATCCAAACCAAGAAAAATTCAAACACGGCTAAACCCCTCTAGCGAAGATTCACAAAAAGAAAGCGTGCCAGGCTTGAAGTGGTATGATAGGAACAACCCCTCGCCAGCGCTTGTTGAGACCACGTCAACCTCACGTTTGCACTTCTTGCACGTACCCTTGAACTGAATAAAGTACTTAGTCACTCTTTCCACCACAATCCGGGCACTTGTTTGGCACCCTGCTAATCAACTGTTCCAGGAACTCTCGCATCTCAGCCTCCGTCTTTCCTGCCATCGCAGGCACCGTTCTGAGCTTATCCATACACTCGACAAGCTCCGGGTCTTCAAGATTCGTAGAAAGAGCAACGAGTAGTCGGTTCCCCAGCGGGGTACGAAGTTTGCCGTGACAACCTTTAGTCATGAGTGGTCACCATCACACCTTCACCATAATAGAGAAACACGGGTTCTCCAGGAAACCAGCCACACCTGAGCAAGGACTCCGCTTCTGCACAAATTTCATAGTACAGCTTCATGTTTTTCGAGCCTTGCACCCACCCTCTATGTAGAGCCGCTTCGCCCCAGGCCATTTCCGCCAGCACGGCAGCGGCGCTATTGGCGTCGTGTCCTAGCTCGTCGGCTACAGCAATCAGGCGGTCTGATCGTGTCGAGGCGCATGTGTTGAGAATCTCACAGGCAATGGGGCGAGCGATCTCTCGCTCTGCAATCAGGATCCAGTCATATTCGTCCATGCAACTACAATAAGCACGTTTGATTGCTCGTCAAGAGGTGCGCCCAAGACGCACTGCGCAACAAGATTTGAACACGGCGCACACCCCGGTGCGCCTAACCCCCTGAACCCACACAGACGCAACATGGCACCGCATCTGCACAGAGAGAAGTCATGCTGAATCCAGACAATGAAATCACTGAAACCGCAACCCTTACCCAGGAGACGACCGTGGAAATGCAGACCGAGAAGAGTGTAGAGTTGATTCAAGCGAACCTTCACATCGTGCAGGAGCAGGCCAAGGAGCTTGAAGCACAGGCCCTGGAGCTAATCGAGAAGCTTCAGATTGCTCGTGGTACCGGAGACCACACCGAGCAAGCCAAGACGGCACGTCAGCCACGTCAGGCACGCGCCCCCAGGCAGCCCAAGGAGCAAGTGGAAGCAGCCCTGAAAGGGGTGTCGATGAACATCATGCACATTGCGAAAGCTACCGGGCTATCGGTGAACAAGGTCACCGAAGCCATTCGCACTCTGCGCTCTGATCAGCGTGTTGTCAATGTCGGGTCCGAAGACTTCCCGCAGTGGACCGCCCGAATCGGGGATCACGCGAGCACCAAGGACCTCAATGCCGAGATTAGGCGCCTAATCGCGGAGCGCCCGATGACAACTCAGGAGTTGATGCACTTTACGGGAGCACGTCTGAGTCGCGTGAGTGGCGCTCTGATTGCTCTTCAGCGCTCCGATATGCAGCTGCTGAACCGAGGTACGGCTCGTAGAGCCAAGTGGTTCACCGTCGACCCGAAGGCCGTCGTGTCGCGCCTACCGGCCAAGGCCTAAGTAGACCCACAGATGCCCACACTCCCAGCAACGTCGATTGAAACGTGTGGCACCAGGGTTCCACATCAAGTAGATCGGGTCAAGCTCGTAGTCCTGATCAACATCATCGTCCCAACAAGAAGGGCAGTGCTCGATTGATGGAGCCTCTTCAGCCGAAGTCTCGCAGCCCCTGAGGCATGCTACGAACGTACCGACAACCACTTCTCCGGGGTGACCACACGGAGCCTGAGCTTTGCGACCGTTACCAGGTTTCACACATAAGTCTACTCTACAGCAGGCTTTTCGTCTTCAGGCTCTCGGTAACCTAGATCCTCTGCACGCTTCTTCCACATGCGAAAAAGTCCGTCTAGTTCGACGACCGCACGATAAATGCGGGCGCCTTCCCGACCGTATTTGCCTACGTGGTCGTAAGACAGCTTGATTAGCCGATAAAGCTCTTCGCCCGTCACGACGCCTCCGACTGCTCACCGCCGCGAATCACCGTGATAACCCCGGCCCAGTAGTCACCTAGCATGTCGTCGTCTTCACATAGTAGGGCAGCAATCATCGCTAGTTGAGCGTTGAAGAACACTGACTCCACCTCGTGGACAGTGGGCTCACGTCCGTGGCGAATCATCGCCTGCTCATACGAACGCTTCTTCGCTTCTTGGATTAGTTCCGATACCTTAGCCTTCATCGACCACCGCCAGAATGTGCTCGTCGGGCAGCACTAGAAGACCGAAGTACTCATCACCAGAGCGTGCTTCCGGAGAGATGGCGGAACCCGGCTTGCGCTGGAAGACGACGCGGTCGCCTACCTGCACACACTTGACTTCCTTACCGATTTCAAGGACCGTCCCGAAGTTTGGATATTCCTCTTTCCCTTGAATCAAATGCAGCCCTCCAGCTGACATGTTTATAGCTGCATCCTGTTGGATTAATACGTTTTTACCTAGTACTCTCATTGTACTTGGATAACTACGGCCGACGCCCTGAGACTCCCTGATAACAGGCCCTGTTCTGCCAAAGATCAGGTTACATGGCACACTCTGTGCATGAGCAATCAGGAACCTCCTCGCACACCCAAGGGTACTTTTCCTAAGGGGGTTAGCGGGAATAAGCGCGGTCGGCCTAAGTCGAACACACGGCAGGATAGTAGGCTAGACGGCTGGGGTTCCGCAATCACCGGAATCGGCCAGGCGTTACACGACAAGCGTGTCACGCACGACTTCACGCCTATTCACCTAAGTTACACGCAGTGTACAGAGATTTACGAAAGTGATGATCTAGGCAAGCGAGCAGCCCGTGGCCCGGTTGAAGACGCCTTCCGTCAGGGGTACGAAATCAGCATCGCCGACGAGGGGCAGTTTGAGGATCTCAAGGAAGAGATTGAGAACCGTCTTCGTGAGTTAGAGGTCGACAAGGTCATCAAGAAGGCGATGGCTCAGAAGCGAGCACTCGGAGGAGCCGCGATTCTAATTGGCGTCCGAGACAACAAGACAATGGATCGCCCGCTCGACCGTAGTAAGGTCAGCAACATTGAGTTCCTCACAAACCTGGAGCCAATGGATCTAACCCCGCACACGTTCTACGAGAACGAGCTAGAGCCTAAGTTTGGTGAAGTAAAGCTCTGGCAGCTTCAGCGCTACACAAACGGTTTCCTACAGGGCCACTCGGTAAAAACTGCTGCCACAAAGCCACAAGCTAAAGACGTACTAATCCACGAATCGCGTCTGGTTATCTTCAACGACGGTTCGATCTCTAAGTACTCACAAACCCACAATGACTGTGGAGCGTACTGGGGTCTCTCGATCTACACACAGATCTATGAAATCCTTCGTGACTTCAACATCGCGTGGTCGGCAGCCGGTCTAATCGTCACTGACTTCTCACAGGCCGTCTTCTCCATCGAGGGGCTGAACCACCTCGTGATGCGCGAGGAAGACAAGCTCAACGCGAAGATGCGTGCGATGAACCTCGGACGGTCTGTCGCCCGCGCAATCCTGATTGACAATAACGAGAAGTTTGAACGTCAGTCGGTGAACGTTGCCGGTCTTCCGGACCTTCTAAACCAACTGTCTCGTCGCTTCGCTGCAACTATTGACACTCCTCTAAGTGTGTTGATGGGCGGCGGTGCCAAGAGCGATGCTTCCGAAATGGGAGACGATCTTCGCTATTACTACGATAAGTTGTCGTCTCTACAGAGAGATGAAATCGGGCCTATCATTCGGTTGTTTGCTGAGATGATCATGCGTGGCCTACGCCAGCGCAAGATCCCGAAGAAGTGGGGCGTTAAGTGGCATCCACTCTGGCAGCTGACCGACGAGCAGAAGGCGAACGCTCGTCTCGCGCAGGCACGCGTAGATGCAATCTACATCAAGCACGGCGTGCTCGACACGGACACCGTCGCTAAGCTTCGCTTCGGTGGCGAATACTCGTTCGACACGAGCCTGTCGCCAGGCTACAAGTCGCCGGGCTTCATGGCACTGCCACCGCTTGGTGTGCTCGTGGACGGCATGGATCCGAAGACGGGGCTTCCGCCAGGGGTTCTTCCCCCAGAGCCTGGCGGCAAGGGTAAGCCCGGAGGCGGGACGTCAGGCGGCGGTGCAGGAGCACACGGCGTCGGCGGTTACTCACGTCGTAACCCTCGTCACACGAGCATGGCCGGTTCTGACACCACAGCAGGCGGCGACACGGCCGGTAAGGCTGACGAATTAGAAACACCAGAGGATCACTGCAACGGTGAGCATCCAGAAACAGATGATCCACTTTGTGATCACTGCAAAGAATGCATGCTGTGCGCTGAGGGTCAGCAGTGAGTGGTTCTCTTCATGAACCCGCGCCTGAGCCCGAGCTTGATGAAGAAGATCAAGAGTATGAGGATTTCATAGAGCAGTGGTTTTTAACTAGCGGTCCGGACGAGGCGCTGGTGCTGCATGACAGAGACTGCGCCTCGCACGGCAGCTATACGCTCTGCACGTGTGTGCCCGTTACTCTGCAACGGGGCGCGGTAGCCTGATCCAGGGCATTAGGTACTTCGCCAGAATCAGCGTTTCACGACACGCCTCTTCTAGAGTCGAGAACGATCGGCTCATCATGTGATGATCCTCGACCAACCATTTACCCTCATGCAGGGTGATGAACAACATACCGGCGTATAGACTGATGCCGTTGTCCAGGTCTTCTTTAGACCCCATCGGTAAACAGATGGTGTGCCCTTTCTTACTGTTCCAGAAATGAGCGCTTGCGTTAGGCCAACCGTTTGCTTGGAGCCAGGTGATCGCTTCGTCACGTGTCACGGTGACTCCACGGGGCGCGGTAGCCTAAGCGTCCAACGAACCGTCATCCACTCTTTGCCCAGCGCGTTGTTACCGCGCCAGGTACCGTCTGGATTACGAGCCGCACCCCAGAAGAGCCCAGACTCATTCGGACGCGCAGTGACGTTCTCGATGATAACGGCGTCTCCGGTCCCAAGTAGTTTGGTCTTGAGGTCCGGGTGTTCCTCCACCTTAAGTAGGAGAACAAGACGCATCGAGTCTAGATCCTCCCGGCTGCGAGGTACCTTGGTCATTTGATCTACGTAACGCTTCGCAACCATCTTCGCAGTCATGGGCGACTTCTGCGCTCGGATCTCCTCACGAATCGGAGAATGAACGTCGAAGCGGAGTGCTTGGAACAGATGCTCTGCCGTTGGCCAGACCGTACCTAGGATGTCGATTGGGTGTGGGCTCATGTTAGAGAGCCAGCCCCAAGGTAGCTTTACTTTTGTGAATGTGATTTCCACGGCACTTTCCTATCTCGATAGATCCAGCGTTCAACTTCAATGTAGGAATCCCAAGTAACTCCTTTGTGGCACGTGCAATCAATTTGTGCCCACGCGAACTCATAGCCCACAAACACTAGCGCCGTACCGTCACACAACGTGCAGCGTTCATATTCCGGTTCCGGATCTGCTAGATCAGCTACACGTCCGGGTGTGCGGTAAGGATCCACAGGTCCGTTGTTACTCATTTGAGCTTCCTTCGCCAGTAAGTCCAGTTACCCTTGCCAGACCAGTCTTTAAGCATTCGCTCCTTTGTTTTGTACACACCTTGAATGCCATACTCGCTACCAGACCACACCCCAACCACGTAGACGGTCACGATTTCTTACTCACATTCGCAATAATCTGCTTACCCTCAAGGCCCGTACGTGAGTCGACCTTGCAGTCCAATGCTTCGATCAGTCTGTCGAGAGCTTGGTTACCTTCGTCCGGGTGAGCAAGCTCGCGCCCGTGGAACTTCACTACAATGCGAACCCGATGACCGGCTTCGAGGAACTCTTTAGCCTGGCGCGTCTTGAAATCAAGGTCGTGCTGCTCCGTGACAGGGCGGATTTGAATCTGCTTGGTCTCGACGACCGTCTGCTTCTGCGCCTTCTCGCGTTTTGCCTGGTCGTACTTCCACTTACCTAGCTCTTGGATGATGCAGACCGGCGGCTTAGCACCCGGTGCAATCTCAATGAGATCCATCCCGTGTTCGGTGGCTAGTAGCATTGCAGCACCGTGTGTCATGACACCTGTGGCAGGGCCTTCGGTGATGCGAACTTCAGGAGCGTTGATTTGATGATTCAGTCTGGTCTTCAAGGTACCTGCAATCTAATCAGCCTTGGTGCGCCTGTCAAGCTTCTCGCGCCTTTTGTCTCTGGAAAGAAACCGCTGCGCGGTAACTAATCCACTTACACCTTGTTTGGCACGGAAGAAGCGCACGTTAGCATCGTACGCCAGGATCTCAATGTCAGCGTCGGCAGATATGAAGTACTCCGCACCGGCAGTAATCGCACGAGCAAACCAATCACGGTCACTCTCGGCGTGCTCAGCCTCGATCACTTCGTGGCCGAAGTAGCGCAGGAGCTTGGCACCGTCACGACCTATGCAGACGTCTACGGCGATCTTCATGTGCCGTACCCTAACTCTTTGACGAACTCTTCTGGGGTGGTGTCAGTCTCTAGGAAGGTACGGGTAAGCATGTAGTTTCCGAATATGCGTTCTAGATAGTGAACCGCATGCTCCTCACTACCACGTACAGCAGCTTTCGGAGACTTCTGCATCAGAAAAGCCACGTTCGCGCACCAGCTTTCGTACGGGGTGTCAAACATTTCGCGCCTCAATTTCCTTGATAACCCGCTCAATGTCAAGCACAGACTCCCTCAGCTGGGCAACACCCGCAGCGCACGCTCGCTTGCGGTCGCCGCCGTCCAGGAGGTTCTGAGTCCACTGCTCCATGAAGTCTGCCGCAAACTCAAGCGCCTCCTTCTGAAGGCGGAAGCGTGCGATGTTCTTTACCCGATTTTGGTACGGCTTGTCTGGAAGACAACTGTCGGCCGCATCCACATAAAGATGCGCCGCTTGTTCTAGGGCTTTATCGATGGATCGCTTCATATTCTTCCCATGATTGAAGTAGTTCTAGAGTTAGGTGGAAGTACTCAGGTACCAACTTAGGCACGAGTGGTCGCATGTGCAATAGCACCAGACCATAATCTCGGTGATCGGGTGCAGGACCGACACACAACCTAACCGTTTTCGTAACGAATTCACAGTTCTCACACGGTGGATTGCGGTAACAGCAATTTGAGTCTAGGCACGGGTGGTCCCTGGTCAAGATTTTGTCTGCTTCACGCTGAGCAGCAATCCAGGCTTTGAATGCTGCGCTGTAGGCTTGGTAGCTCACAACGAACTCGCGTATCGGCCCATAGATAGTGAGCACTCCACGAGCGTTTGGAAAGGTCCAAATGCCTCAGATTCGGTCTCGTCCCAGAAATAAAGCAAGCCGTCCTTGTCGACGTAGATGTGCTTGTACCCCGGGAACGGTTGCCAACCCTCGGTCTCGTCGCCTCTGTACCAGCGCGTGGTCACTTGATCTCCCTCTCCACAATATCCGCCTCGTCCCACTTGAAGGGTTCCTTGACACGTGCCTTACGCTCATAGTCACAATCAAACCACGCGATCGAGGCGTGTCCGAACCCGTCAGCAAGCAGCGCGTCTTCAGCGGCCTTACGGGTGGAGTAGACGTCTCCGACCACGGATACTTCGTAAGTAATCATCTTGGTGGAGCCGTCGGTGTACCTCGCCTCGTACTCTTTCCAGATCTCCATATGAATGACGAAAACTGTCATGTGGTCCGCCAAGGTGTAGGATCCGTAAGCTTCCCGCCCAGCCCCTCCCACGTGTAAAACTCGTCGCGAGTCAGTAGCCCCCCAGCCTGGGCTTTTGGGATGATGACGTTACTCATACTTCCATAATGGGCAGTATTTGTCTCCTGTCAACTGCCAACCTTCACGCAGGCGCTGCGCTGCCTCCAGATATGTCGATTCATAATGAAACGGGCTATTACCAACACCGTCTGTAAACGTGGCGTAAAACGCACTATCCGCTAGCGATACAGAACGCCAGTGGACATCGAGCGCCAGCGATACGTCACGTGTGTTTACCAGACGACCATCTGGCCCGTCCCATAGCTTGGACTCCCACTCCCATTCGTAGCGGTCTCGACGTGACGAGGCGCAGATGTCTAGAATCCAGGCTGCCTCCTCTCGGCGAGCAGGAGAGTACCGGTGACGATGTTTACTCACTGGCACCCACGCAAACCTTGTCGCATCGCGTGCGCTTCTCGAAGTTGCACGCCAACTCGGCCTTCTGAATCGAGGGACGACAGACAAAGTGGCGATGTGTCTGGCAGTTCTGATCCTCCCAGTGACCTCCGTAGCCCGTGCAAGGCTCCTTGCGCGTTAGCGCTGCGATAATCAAGAACACTGCCAGAAAAAATCCGGCTACCGTAGCAACAATTATGCCTTCGTTATCATTCACAACAACTCCTCTTCTACAACCTTCAAAAGAGCGTAAGCATGAGCGCTTGCGTCAAATTTAGCCATAGCCAAATCCTTGCTCACACCCGTACCAAGTACGTGCGCACCACATGAGACCTCCCAGTAGCTACGCACGTTATCCCAGACTCGAAACTTTAGGTGGCCGGCTCGTGCCGTACCGTCTTCTGACCAATTCATGATTACCACTGATATCCGGGACCACTGGCGATCCCTTCTAGGTTGTCGACTTCGTATTCAAGTTCTTCGATCCGACCAATCAAAAACTCAGTTTCTTCTTTGTGGTGTGCCTCAAGCTTACGGTAACGATCCTCCCACGAAAGTGACGGGTCGTCCACGTACTTCTTGATGGGAATTCGAGTTTTCATGATTCATTAACTCGCCAAGCAGTAACACCGTCTATTCTTAGTGAGACCAGAAATGCAGTACGAAGAGACACCGTAATATCACCGGCGTAGTGTGTGTAGAAGCTGTCTCCGGTCTGAGGTCGGTACATCACCTTTACACCTTGGCCTTCTTCATCGTAGGCACGCGGACACACCAGACCACTTACCCACGCATGAACGTTCTTTCGACCTGTCTTCAGGACACGGTCTCGCCCACCTTTGCGCACGACAAACTTAGCGTCCATCAACGTGATATCACACGTGTGCCCTACAACGTAACCGCCCTGGCGCACCGAATACCAGGCACCTGCACCAGACATGTTCAGGTTGCGATAAACCTCAACGCGTTCGTGGAGGTTCAACTTACGGCCTTTGTAGGAGTTCACGGTGTCAAGGTAACCACCGTCCGTCCCTTGTCAAGCCTGAACCGGTAATAATCGTCAATCGTACGAGCCTGTAATGACAAGCTAACTTAGCTTAGTTGCTGAGGAATCCTAACGACCGTACCTTTAGGGATGGCGAACTGGACCCCTGTAACACCCAAAAGTGGCGGACTCGTGCATATGACGTCGTTGACGAGTCCGACCCGCACGCAGTGTGGCAAGGTTTGCTCTGGGTGGAAAGTGTCATTCGAGAAAGTCGACTGCGAGAAGTGCCATGACGCAGCGCAGACGCCGAGAAAGAAGAAAAAGACATGATGACTGTTCTTCTGGGAATCCTCGTGTTCACAGCCGCAACCTGCCTGGACTTCTGTCACACACGTTACGTTCGCAGTGTTCAGGAGAACAAGGCCTGGACCGCAGCAATGTGGTCAATGCTCCAGTGGAGTGCAGCCACCGTCGCGTTCGTCGTCGCAGTAAAAGTTTCGCTGTGGTTACTACCGTTTGAAATGCTTGGGCTCGGGTTCGGGACGTTGCTAGGCATGCGTAAAACAGCTAAGCTAGAGGAGTGAATTTCACTGATCCTGTCCTTCGTGCCTCACTTCACTCCACCGTAGATTCTCTGGCTGTTGCCAAGAAAAAGCTAGCTAATGCTGAGGAAGAGGCTGCCAAGGTACAACCTCTGACCCTTGAAGTCAACCGTATAAAGAGTGAACTAATGAAACTGATTGATAACCTAGGATTTACTGAAGAAGCCATCGAGCTTCTACTGGCGGCGCGATGAGTTGTCACGGTTGTACGAGTATTCCGTGCCCTTTGTGTAGTACCTGGCCTAACGACTGGTACCAGCAGCTTCAACCGGCATGCCAGTGCCCACAATTTTGGTGGGGTGTTGTCCCACCGTACTGCCCAGTACATAACCCTGGAACTACAGCACCTTGGATAACAATCACAACACCTGACACGAACCCGGTAACCCCTGGACTAAGTCCAGAAGACATCGAGAAAATCGCGAGAAGGGTCGCTGAGTTACTTAGAGGTGGTTGAGTTTCGCAGGCTTATGTAAGCAAACGCCAGAGTAATCAAGTCTGAGGAAAGTTCGTTCACTTCCATCTTACTCATAGCCGCGATCACGTTAATTGCGACCACATCAGCACGGTCGTGGGTGAAGTCAGTACATTGTACAGTTGACAAGTCATCCCTGTCCTCGCCGCCAGGAGGAGTTACAAACTGTGGAAGATACAGGGTTTTTGCTTCTGCTTTGTTAGTCATCGAGCCAGCTTACCAGAGACTGCAAGGGGTGTCTAGGGTGGAGGTTGACGAGACGCAAGAAACTGACATACTGCAACATACATGCCAGCTTTCACCTGCCTCCCAGGAGTACTCTAAATGTCTAAGACCAACAGCTTCGAAAACTCTCTCCTTCTCCTGGTGTTCAACAACACCGACATCGCCAACATCGGTGACGCCGGTGGGCTTCAGAACTCGGCTACTGCCGGCTCTCTGTACTTCTCGCTGCACACCGCTGACCCGGGCGAAGCTGGCGACCAGACCACCAGCGAGATCGCGTACACCTCGTACGCTCGCGTAGCTGTCGCTCGCTCTGGCGCAGGCTTCACGGTCACCGGTAACTCGGTGTCTCCGGTTGCCGCTGTCACATTTCCTGCGGGAACTGGTGGCTCTGGCACTGCAACGCACTTCGGTCTCGGTACCGCAGTGTCTGGTGCTGGCGTGTTGCTCTACAAGGGCACCGTTACGCCAAATATCGTGTGTGGCAACGGAGTTACGCCGCAGCTGACGACGGCGACTGCAATCACCGAGGACTAAACCTCGATGATCCTGCTCGCCAGCACGTCAGACCTGCTGCGTGTCATCACGAGCGCAGCCATCAACCAGGACGTTCACGCGTCCTGGGTCGACGTGTCAGGCTCAACGGTTACGCCTGGTCGGACTAATACGTTGATCACTACCGCCACGACCACCACCGTCGTGGGTTCACCGGCAGCGTCGACCTACCGCACGGTCAAGACACTGACGATCCGCAACCGCCACGCCTCGACCTCTGGAGACGTGACGGTGGTCCACTCGGACGGCACCAACATCCCCGAGCTGGTCAAGGTCACGCTTCTGGCGGGTGACGCTCTCCACTACGACGAGCACGGCGGGTGGACCGTGCGCGACCTGTTCGGCCGTATCAAGCGCCGCGAGGACTCGCTCATCGACGCTGCCTCGCCGGACTTCTCGACGGTGGTTCTCGCCGCCGACGTCACGAACAACAACGCCAGCGCCAACACGATCGCCGACGTCACGGGGCTTTCGTTCGCCGTCGTGAACGGGAGCACGTACTGGTTTCGCTTCTTCATCATGTACACGGCACAGGCAACGACCACCGGCTCGCGATGGTCGATCAACGGGCCAGCGACCGGTTTCCTGATCTACAAGAGCGAGTACAGCCTCACCACGACGAGCCGCACGATCAACGAGGGCATTGCCAACGTCTACGACTCGCCAGCCGCTTGCAACGCAACATCGGCGTCGACTGCCTCAAACTGCGCATGGATCGAAGGCTTCATCACCGCCGCAGGGAACGGTACCGTGATCGCACGGTTTGCCTCTGAGGTTTCGTCGTCGGCGATCGTCGCCAAGGCCGGGTCGATCCTCCACTACCAGCAGGTCCTGTGATCCTGCTTGCATCGACGTCTGATGAGTTGCGGCTCGTCACGGCATCCGCGTCCACGGTCGATGTTGTCGCGACGTGGAGTGACCTGGCATCCGGTGCTGTTACCGATGGGCGCACCAACACACTGGTCAGCACAGCAACCACGACCACCATCGTGGGTAGCCCCGCCGCGAGCACCTACCGCTCCATCAAGAACGTCACCATCCGCAATCGCTCCACGACAGCGGCGTGTCGCATCACCGTGATCCATCGGGCCTCGGGGCCGGTCGACGTCGAGATGCTTGAAGTCTTGCTGATGCCACAGGACTCGTTGATCTACACCGAGCACGACGCGTGGCGGTACATGCGTGGCCCCTACGGGACGCTGTCGTCGGCGCACGATCGTGTCTGGCTCGACCCGACCATCGGCGCCGTGTTCACGCAGATCCTCCCGGTGTCAATCGCGAACGCCAACGCGACGGCGAACCGCCTGCTCGACGTCAAGGAGTTGCAGTTCTCGGTTCGCGAGGGGCAGCGCTACTGGTTCTGTTTCACGTTGATGTACACGTCGGCGGCCACGACCACCGGGTCTCGCTGGTCGATCTACGGCCCTGGTTCTCCGACGGCTCTCCGCTACGTCTCGGAGTACAGCCTGACGACGACGAGCAAGACCACGACGGAGGGTCACGCGGCGTATGACCTGCCGGCCGCGTCGAACGCGACGAGCGCCGCTACGGCGGGAAATCTGGCGCACATCGAGGGCTTCATCGACAACCCCACCTGCAATGGCATCGTGTTCCCACGCTTCGCCAGCGAGATCGCCGGATCGGCAATCACGCTTCTGCGCGGCTCTCGCCTCGAATGGCAGAGGGTGACGTGACGTGCCACCCGTCGGGCTATTCGACCCAGAACTCGTTGATCTAGCCTGGTTCGACATCGCGCTCACGCAGCGCGGTTCGTGGGACGAGGACATCGCTGAGCCTGCTCAATCAGCAGCCACTGCGGCTGTTGGTTCGGCTGCTGGCTGGACACTAGAGAAGACGGGCGGCACGCCAGCTACGTGGGGCGATGCAGGATCGTTCTCACAGTTCATTTCAGGTGACGGATACCTGGAGTTCACGCTCGGTGAGAACACCGGCTTCCGCATCATTGGTCTGTCGACAACGAACGCGAACGACAACTGGGATACCGTCGAACTTGGTTTCCTTGTCAGTGACTCTGCCTTCTGCCAGGTGTGGGAGTCTGGCGTTCAGAAGTTCGATCTAGCGCCGTCAGAACCCACAGACATCCTCAGGATTAAGCGTGTCGGCACGGTGTGGACGTACGAGCGCAGGCGAGCCGGTGATACAGCGTTCACGGTCGAGTACACGTCAGCGATCACGACCGCAGCCGACGTTGCAATCGATTCATCGTTCTACGATGCAAACAGCTACTTCCGTGGCATCCGACTGTTTGACGGGGGGGTTGAGCAGCCAATCACATGGTCGACTACCGCTCTCACCGCTACAAATGCAGGCGCAACTTCTACTGCGACTGCGACTGGCGTTGCGGTTACAGCTAGTACCGGCCTCGTAGCAGGCTGGGATCTCCAGAAGACTGGGGGCGTTGCAGCTACGTGGGACTCTGGCGCATTCGGAACACAGACTATTGCTGGTGACGGGTTCATCGAGTTCTCACCGGGTGACCCAGCACACTCTAAGACTGTGGCGCTCTCGGCCGCCGACAACGGTTTCGACCCGTCGCTCGTGAACTGGGGACTGGTCTGCCACTCCGACGCCGCCGTGTACGTCTACGAGGCGTTGTTCGGCGGTTTCGTCACGACGCTCTACGCTCCGTACGTCAGCACAGATCAACTACGCATCTCGCGCACGGGTACCACGTTCACATACCAGCGTAAGCGCGCAGGCGAGACATCGTACACGACGCTGTACACGTCGCTTGCGACATCAGGTGCCGCAGTTGCTCCGGATGTGTCGTTCAACACCGCAAGCAGTGTAGTGAACAACCTGCGGCTGTTCGACAACGGTACCGAAATCGGTGTCATTTGGACGGCTGTTACCAACACCACAACTACTAACCGCGCGGGTAACTCTGCTGCCACAGCCACAGGTCGATCTACCTTCGCAGCCATAGGCGCGTCCGCCGGTATTGCGGCGCCTACTGCTGTCGGTAGAGCTACCACAAATGCTGTTGGTGCTGCTGCCGCTGGCGTTGCTACACCGACTGCTGTCGGTCGAGCAACTACGAATGCTGTTGGTGGTGCGTCTGCCGGTGTTGCTACCGCCGCTGCCACGGGTCGAGCTACCACAAATGCTGTTGGTGCTGCCGCTGGCGTTGCTGCACCGACTGCCGTTGGTCGTGCCACCACGAATGCTGTTGGCGCATCTGCCGGTGTTGCTACACCGACTGCTGTTGGCCGCTCTACCACGAATGGTGTTGGCGCATCTGCCGGTGTTGCCACACCTGCTGCCGTTGGTCGTTCAACAACGAATGCTGTCGGTGCTGCCGCAGGCGTTGCTACACCTACGGCAGTCGGCACCAGGATCATGCCTGGTGTGGGTGCCGCTGCGAACGGTGTTGCTACACCTACTGCCGTCGGTGCGTCGGCTGCTGCATCCGTCGGTGGTGCTGCCAACGGTGTCGCTACACCTACTGCCGTCGGCCGTTCCATCTTCAATGCTGTTGGTGCTGCCGCAGCCGGTGTCGCCACGGCTACCGCCGTCGCTACGGCAATCATGCCTGGTGTGGGCGCAGCTGCGAACGGTGTCGCTACACCTACGGCAGTCGGTGCGTCGGCTGCTGCATCCGTCGGTGGTGCATCTGCCGGTATCGCCACACCTACGGCAGTTGGACGATCAACCGCCGCATCTGCTGGCGCCGCCGCAAATGGTGTTGCTACACCTACGGCAGTAGGTCGCGGGACGGCTGCATCTGTCGGTGGTGCATCTGCCGGTGTCGCTACTGCATCTGCTACAGGTCGTTCTACCACGAACGCTGTTGGTGCCGTTGCGAACGGTGTTGCTACCGCATCTGCTACGGGACTAGCAACCACGAACGGTGTCGGCGCTGCTGCCGGTGTTGCCGCACCTACCGCTGTCGGTCGTTCTACTGCTGCATCTCTCGGTGCTAACGCTAACGGTGTTGCTGCCGCTGCCGCTATCGCTACGGCAATCATGCCCGGTGTTGGCGCAGCTGCTGGTGTTGCGACACCAACTGCCGTCGGTCGTTCAACAGTCAACGTGGTCGGTGCTAACGCTAACGGCGTCGCTACTCCGACCGCAACAGGCCGTTCAACGGCTGCCAGTGTCGCAGCTGCGTCAAACGGCATCGCTACGGCCACTGCCGTTGCTACGGCGATCATGCCGGGTGTCGGTGCTGCCGCAAACGGTGTTGCTACTGCCACGGCTACCGGCCTCAGCACCTCCACGTCGGTCGGTGCTGCCACTGGCGTTGCTGCTCCGACTGCTGTTGGTCGAGCAACTACGAACGCTGTTGGTGCAAGCGCAGGTGTTGCTACACCGACTGCTGTTGGTCGTGCCACCACGAACGCTGTCGGTGCTGCTGCTAACGGTGTCGCTACTCCGACTGCCGTCGGTCGTGCAACTACGAACGGTGTTGGTGCTGCCGCTAACGGTGTCGCTACACCGACTGCCGTAGGTCGTGCGACCACGAACGCTGTCGGTGCTGCCGCTAACGGTGTCGCTACACCGACTGCTGTCGGACAGTCGACCGCCGCATCTGTCGGTGCTGTCGCTGGTGTTGCAACTGCCGCAGCCACCGCAACAGCAATCATGCCTGGTGTCGGCGCAGCTGCCGGTGTTGCTACCGCCACTGCCACGGCACTCAGTACTTCCGCTTCCGTTGGTGCATCTGCCGGTGTTGCTACGCCTACGGCAGTCGGTGCATCGACCGCTGCGTCTGTTGGCGCGAACGCCAACGGTGTTGCTACACCTACGTCCGTAGGTCGCGCTACTACGAACGGTGTCGGCGCTGCCGCAGGTGTTGCTGCCGCTAGTGCCACAGGTCGAGCAACCACGGACGGTGTTGGTGCTGCCGCTGGTACTGCTGCGCCGACCGCTGTTGGTGCATCTACCGCTGCCTCTGCTGGTGCTAACGCCAACGGTGTTGCTACTCCCACTGCTGTCGGTCGAGCAACTACGAATGGTGTTGGTGCTGCCGCTGGTGTTGCGACTGCCGCAGCCACTGCCACGGCAATCATGCCGGGTGTTGGCGCATCGACCGGTGTTGCTACCGCCGCAGCGGTTGGACAGTCGACCACCGCAAGCACCGGCGCGAGCGCAGGCATCGCTACACCAACAGCAGTCGGTCGTAGCACTGCCGCGAGCGCGAGCACGTCAAGTGGTGTCGCTACCGCCACGGCAGCAGCCACCGCAATTCTGCCTGGTGTCGGTGCATCGAATGGTGTCGCCACCGCTACTGCCGCAGGACTCAGCACTTCCGCAGCTGTCGGCGCTGCCGCTGGCGCAGCTACACCGACTGCTGTCGGGCAGTCAACTGCTGCATCTGTCGGTGCTACCACTGCAACCGCCACTGCGAGTGCCATCGCTACTGCAATCATGCCGAGTGTCGGTGCAGCCGCCGGTGTTGCTACCGCTACTGCGACAAGCCTCAGCAATGCGGCGTCGGTCGGTGCGAGCGCAGGTGTCGCTGCCCCAACGGCAGTCGGTGCATCAACTGCCGCATCCGTCGGTGCGTCTGCCGGTGTTGCTACCGCTACCGCTATCACGGCAGGACTCACTGCTGGTGTCGGAGCGTCGACCGGTGTTGCTACGGCTGCCGCTACCGGCCTCAGCACCGCCGCATCTGTCGGTGCATCTGCCGGTGTTGCTACACCGACTGCTGTCAGTGCGTCGACCGCTGCATCGGCGGGCGCATCGGCGGGCATCGCGACCGCAACGTCAGTTGGTCAGTCGACCGTCGCTAGCATGGGCGCGAGCGCAGGCGCTGCTGCTGCGACGGCAACGGCCACGGCAATCATGCCGGGTGTCGGTGCATCGAACGGTGTCGCCGCTGCCACTGCCGCAGGGCTCAGCACTGCCGCATCTGCTGGCGCATCGGATGGTGTCGCTACCGCCACAGCAACCGCAACGGCAATCATGCCGGGCGTCGGCGCATCTAGCGGCGTCGCTACCGCCACGGCAGCTGGACTCAGCACTTCTACATCGGTAGGAGCCGCAAACGGCGTAGCTGTTCCGGCAGCTGTTGGTGCATCCACTGCCGCGTCTGTTGGTGCTGCCGCAGGTGTCGCGACTGCCACTGCACTCACGGCTGGTCTCAGCGCTAGTGTCGGCGCAAGTGCCGGCGTTGCTACCGCTGTGGCAGCAGGACTCAGCACCTCTGCGTCGGTTGGTGCATCTGCTGGTGTCGCTACACCTACGGCAGTCGGAGCATCTGCATCTGCCGCTGTCGCCGCTGCCGCAGGAGTCGCTACACCGACTGCTGTTGGTGCATCAACTGCTGATACTGTCGGCGCATCTGCCGGTGTTGCTACCGCCACTGCTACAGGCGAGACGCTGTCTACGGCAGACGGCGCTGGTGTGTCTGCCGGCATCGCCACGGCTGCCGCTGTCGGCCAGTCGACCGCCGATGCAGTTGGTGCCGCAGCAGGAACGTCAACCGTATCCGGTATCGCGAGCATCGCTGGCAGCATCGGTGCATCAGACGGCACGTCCACCGCCACCGCTGTTGGTAACGCAATCTTCGCAGGCGCAGGTGTTGCTGACGGCACCGCAGCCGTCGCAGGTGTTGGTGTCTCGACCGCTGCAACCACGGGCGCTGCGACCGGCGCGGCAGCAGTCACTGCCATCGGTGCTGCGAATGCGAACGCGAACGGCCTCGCCGACGGTGTTGCCACCACGAGCGCAGCCGGAACGAGTGTTGTTGCGGCGGTCGGTCTGTCCGAAGGTACGTCGACTGCGACTGCAAATGGAAGTGGTGTCTCACCGGCTGCTGGGGCATCTACCAGCACGTCGACTGCTGTTGCTTTCGGAACCGGACTCGCGAGTGGCATTGGTAACTCGGACTCACTATCTGCCTGCTCTGCAATCAGCACCTCGCTGTCGGAAGGTGTCGGTATCTGTGCAGGTACTGCCATCGCTCGGGCCGTTGTCAAGGCAACTCGTCGTGTCAACACCGTGGCCACTGGTACTAGAACCGCGACCGTAACGGTGGGCGCTCGAAATGCTGGTGTAACCCCTGGAACACGCACAGCTAGTGTCACCTCAGAAGAACGGTCAACCACTGCTATACTGAGCGGTCCAGTGAACACAGTTGAGGAGACATCATGAGCTATTCTTGTATCCGTGGAGATATTACCCAGCCGATGCCATTGACCCTAAACGTCAATGGGGTTGCTACCATTATTGACGATGCTGCCACAGTTACGCTTCGCTGGACTAAACCAGACGGCACAACCACGACGGTTGCACTTGAGGAGGTCGACTTCTCTCTCGGTCAGGTACAACGTGTGTGGGTAACCGGGGACACAGACGATGTTGGGCTTCACCAGGGGCAGATTGTAGTAACGGTGGGTGGCGAAACCGACACCTTCCCGAACGACGGATCGCTAATTCTTTGGTGGGTTTACCCTCAGGTGGGCGACGAATGTCCGTGAGGACTTGACAAACACCCTGCGAGTACGTATATAGAGAACTCGCGGGGAGGGTGTTGTTACCCAAACGAGTCTCATAAGCTCGTCTACGTACGTTAGATTCGTACCTCCGCTTCCGTCCGTGTAGCCCAATGGCAGAGGCAGCAGTTTGAGAGACTGTACAGTGTGAGTTCGAATCTCACCACGGGCACCAGGTCAGCGTAGCCCAAAAGCAGAGGCGACAGTTTCAAAAACTGTTCAGTGCGGGTGCAAGTCCCGCCGCTGATACTATTTCTGTTTAGCGAAAGTTCGCCCGTTAGGGCAGATGCAAGGTTGCTGCACACCCACGGACTTGCCGAAGTAGATCGCTGTCGGGCGTGTGTCGATGATACCTGAGTTAGCGCACAATCCACAAAGCTTTATTTGGGAATGCATGCCCGGAACGTCAACCAGGTATTCCTGTAACAACTTCCAAAGTCGTCGGTGGTACCTCATTCCGGACACCAGCAACCGCTGAAACCCTGGCAGCCGCCCTGACTCGGACACCGCCACAGACACCGATGACCGAGCGCTTCGAAGCGAGGGTGTGGAGACGGTACGCACGCACCGAACTTCTCCTCGACCTCCGTGATGTCAGTCGTGTCGCTGACGCAGATTTCGATCTGACCTAGTTCGTTATCGGCTGGCTCCTCGCACGCGAAGACCAGACCACACCGAGCATCGTCGGCAACCGCACAGTACGCCTCGATTGCTGCGGCGGGACCACCAGCAACGACCACCTTGCCGACGTTGGAAGCCTGCTCGCATGCGGCGAGGGTGAGTAGGAGTAGTGCGAGCCTCACTTGAGCAACCCGTCCAGGTGGCGCTGCATTGCAAGTACCGCCATTGCAGTACCGTCATCCGTCAGTGCAGAACCGATGTAAATACCGTGCTGGAACGTAGCGTGTTCCTTCTTGTACATACTGACCCCGCGACCACCGAACTCGACGTTCGCGATACGGTCGGCAAGCTTCAATGCCACTGCACGAATTCCTGCCTCACGAATCTTCGGGTACGTCAAGGCATTGCGAACCTTACGGTTCTCACCAGGCTCCGAAGTAACGGCACCAACGAGCAGGGCAACACCCTCACCGTAGTGCTCCTCGATGATGCGAAGCTTGACGGGTGTGTCTTCCACGATGTCGTGGAGCCACGCCGCCACCTGAATCTCCTCGTCATCGAAGCCAAAGCGCTTCAAGACCGCCGCGACGGCAGCAAGGTGATGGGTATACGGCAGGATCTCCCCGTAAAGCTGCCCTTCATCAAGGACATGCTTACGAGTAGCGAACGACTGGGCCTGTTCAAGTAGATTCATGCCTGCAACCTAACCACTAAGTGCTTCCACGGCAACCCTTCGGGCGCGATTAGCTCTGGCCTTCGCTGTGTTCATCGGAATCCCGAGCAACTTAGCGACTTGGCCCTCGGTGTTATCCTCGACATACCGCAGTCGGAAAGCCTCCGCACACTTAGGCCCCATCGCCTCGACAGCTGCCAGAGCTACACGCACGTCGTGCCTGGCGTTCAGTTGAGCAGCGTGTCCTGGGTCGATGCGTACCGGACCGATTGCATCCTGTTGCTTCTGCTTTCGCTTCTTGAAGAAATCAAAGGCTGCGTTCTTGACAACCGTGAACAGCCAGCTAGAAGTAGGTTCGTGTCCGCTCACCAGAATCTTCAGCAAAACCTCTTGCGTGAGATCGTCCATGTCGTGGGGATTTCTCACGTACGGCCAGACAAGTTTCTCGATGTGTTCTCTATTGATGGTCATCCCTTGCAACGTAAGCATCCTAACTTCACCTGTCAACGGCGCTGTTTAGCCTTTCGCAAGTTCACTGGACGCCAGTCTGCGTACATACGCTCCTGCCAGTATTCGGTCTGCTCGTTTAGGTTGTCTGGGACATACCTAAAGCAGCCTTTATCGAGTTGCTGGCGGTGGCGCGGGGTGGGCGAGATATCACGATCGTCGTAATCTGTCACGTTCTTCATACCCAGAGAACTAACGCTTGACTTGTCGGACTCCAAGTATTATCTGCTTCGTATGGGGATGACTCAAAAGCTCTGCCCGCGTTGCAAAAAGAAGCGACGCAAAGCTGAGCGCAGCAACACCAAGCCAGGTAAACACTGGGAGTACCTAGGCGAAGACATTGGTTTGGTGTGCTACGTGTGCGTCAAAGAAATCCACGAAGAAGAGGCGGCGGTCTATAGACGACCGTCAGCTAATCCTCTGACAGACGAAGAGAAGGCAGAGTATTTGCGCATGTTAAACGATCCTGATACTGATCGGTACGACTGATGGAAGACCGTCGAATGAAGAAGCTGAACGCCCTGATCAAACCCCAGGGAATCCTGGTTCGAAAGACTTTGGGCAGACGTCGTAAGTACGACCTTGCAGCACAGCTTCGAAGCGTGCTAACACCGTACTCCATCTGCACGCCGGATCCCTACGGGGCAATCACGGGAGGGTCCTCAGGGGGTAGTCCTAAGGTACACTCTATGCATAGGACTCTAGAAGAGGTAGAACAAAGACTTAGGCTGTTAGGCGTTCTTGACGATTCTTGGAGTTGACAGCGCCCCGTGGATGGTTATAGTGCTTGAGAGACGGAAACGACAAACCTTGAACCTGCCACTTGACAAGCTAACCAAGAAGAGTTATAAAGAGAATACAATGACCCGGCCAACGACCACAGAAAAACTACAGGGACGCATTTACAGCGTCGGGCTGTGGTGCGTGCCGGGTCATGACTACCGCCAGGCCAATGCGATCTTTCCCGTGGAGGCCCTAATCTAACTATCTTCAGATAGAACCAGATTAGGGCTCAGCCGGGAAACCAGCTGGGCTTTTCTATTTCTGGGAGTATTGCCAGTACGGTCACTGGGGCTGCCTGTAAAGCAGTTGTACCAACCATTGTGAGTTCGACTCTCACGACTCCCACCGCTCGTTCCTTTACAATCGAATAGTGATGATGCAAATGTGACCCGCCTGTGGGGTCACGATATTCGGGACTAGCACAATTGGCTGTGCAGCTGTTTCTGAAGCAGTAGGTTCCAGGTTCGAATCCTGGGTCCCGAACGAATATGCCCCTCAAGCTAATTTAGTAAAAGCGCGGTGCTGAAGCCACTGAGAACTCGGCGCGAAACCGAGGAGAGGCACTGAGAGAGTAGAGCGGTGCGAATCCGCACCAGGGGCCTAACAGCTGCTGGCTAGTGTAACAGGAGCACAACTCTCGTTTGGATCTCAAGGATTACGGTAGTCCATCCGGTTCTTACCCGGCTTGCCTGAGTTCGACTCTCAGGAGATCCACCGACGAACATGCTGGGCAATCATGTAAAAAGGCGCCAATGGATCTCTGGGCCAAGGTGGCTCACTGGCCTTTTAAGCCATGAGGGCTGGGTTCGATTCCCAGGAGTTCCACTAGCGTAAGTGATAAGTGAAGACTAGGCTTTGGAGGACTCGCGATCTACTCAGCTGCCCTTCGGGGTTGTAAAACTTACGTGACTATCGAGCTTAAGTTGCAAGGTGTGACGCCTGGTTTGGGACCAGGACTTTGGTGGGTTCGATTCCCACAAGCTCGACTACGGCCATCTGGTTGGCCAGCACTATGGACGCATAGTGTAAATGCTGAGGCATGACGCGAGGCCGCACCGGGCAACCGGATGTGATGATGCCCGATAGACGAAGCGATCCAGAAACTGCGGGTGCGTTTAGGAAGCCCACGAGAGTGCCACTCTTATGGAAGCCGGATCGTTACCGGTCGCCCGCTCGATTATGCTCTGCTCCGGTTGATCCTGGGGCGGGGCGCCATGCGGGTCTAGGTCATCTGGGAAGTCACAAGTTTTCCAAACTTGTTTAGAGGGGTTCGATTCCCCTGACCCGCTCGATGTCTTGAATGCGGTAGCCCAGGGAGGGCGAAACTACTCAGGACAGTTTGTGGCCACGACTTTTCGTGGTGACTCGTAGTAGTCGACCGTCTTTAGGGAATTCTAGAACTCCCGAATAGAGGATCAATCTACCGTGTGGCGCACCAACGTAAAACGCCAGAATGCCCGCTGTTTTGGAAACAGCATCCTTTCGTAAGGGAAGCAACGCGGTTCGATTCCGCGAGTGGGCACCATGCTCTTAGTTCTGGGTATCGACACGCACTTGTAATGCGAGTCAGCCAGGTTCGATTCCTGGTGGGAGCACTGAATGTACCTCTAGCACTCATGGAGAGCGCGCCAGGCTGTTAACCTGGGGACGAAAGTCCTAGGCAGGATCGTTACCTGCGGGGTACTCTAAATGCATCCAAGAACAAATGGTGAGTTAGGGATTTGACTTGTCCCATAAGAAGGTTCGATTCCTTCTGGATGCACGACCGACCTGCGGAGTTACACGAGCGGGATAAGAGGGTTACCGATCTTCCCTCAGGCAAACATGGTCTCCGAGTCAGCTAGTGTGGACATCCGCCTCTCACGCGGAGAAGACGGGCGCAAAACCCGTGGAGACTACGATACGGCAGTGATAGTGAACGGTTACTTCTAACTTAAAATTGGACACAAACACCGTTTACGAACAGTCTCCGTAACTTTTTGCCGGGTAGCTCTGACGAGCACTCTCCATTTAAGAGGGAGCGGTGAGGTATAATTCCTCAGCCTGGCGCCATTATGCGCCCACGAAGGGATTCGACCCGACTCTGCGAAGGTTGGTGACCAGGTTCAACTCCTGGTGGGCGTACGAGCGAGGCGGTCAACGCTTCTAGGCAACTTGAGCCGATTTACTCCGGGGAGGGCCTCCCGTTCAAGTATAGATGTCCACCATAGGCGGCGATCAAGGATCACATTGGATTCCAAAACCGATTAGCCCGGCGCGATACCGGGGCTGCCTGCCAAGTGACTGAGTGTGGATCGCAAGAGCCCCTACCTCCCTTCCAGGCTGGATACCTGGCAGTCACACATCGCAGCGAGCATAGGATGCTCGACGCTCTCATAAGGCGTACGACGGTGGTTCGACTCCACCCGTTGCGACGAAACCATCAAGCTTAGCGGCACGATGGAATCCGGCGACCATCACAGAGACCTAAGCGTACCGCTAATACGTGAAGGCACTTCGATAGTCGTTGGTGTGTCTAGTTTAACTGGTAAAACTCCGGGGTGATACCTGGCGATCGAGGTTCGAATCCTCGGACACATACCATGCTCCAGTAGCCCAACAGCAGAGGCAGCGGCTTTAAATCCCGCGAAGTGTCGGTGCAAATCCGACCTGGAGTACTAGTTTGCTGGTATAGCCCAAAAGTAGAGGCGTTAGTCTTAGGAACTAATTAGTCTCGGTGCGAGTCCGAGTACCAGTACGATATGGGGAGTAGGCCACCTAGTGGTGATGACTGTTTTACATGCAGTATGCGAAGAGTGCGATCCTCTTACTCCCTACCATCTCTCATTAGCACAGTGGCTAGTGCAATCGCCCGATAAGCGATCGAATCCGGGTCGGAACCGGAATGGGAGACTAATGGACCGTTCGTACAGCAGCCAGTACGCTTGCCTTATTAGCGAGTCACGAGGGTGCAAGTCCTTCACGGTCTACGATGTGAGCTACCCACACGCAGGTAGTGACTACCACTCGTTCTGAGTGGCCACAGAAGAATATGGTGTCTGTTGCCGTCTAGTGAAGGCGCTGGGTTGTGATTCCAGCAAGGCGGGAGCGTAACCCGTCAGACACCCCATTGACTTATCTTCGAATAGTGCTTAGCTTGGAGTTACCATGAATCACGTTACACTCGTCCTTAACGCTAGTTACGAACCGCTCGGCGTCGTCCCGTGGGATGTGGCTGTAACGGGAATTCACAACTCTAAGATGACGGTTGTTGAAGAGTACGACACACTGGCTCGTTCCGCATACTTAACGATGCGAGTACCTGCCGTTGTTCGTCTGAACAGCTTCGTCAAGAAGCCAGTGAAGGCGCTCAAGTTCTCTCGCGTAAACGTCTATTCACGCGACGGGTACAAGTGCCAGTACTGTGGGGAAAAGTGCCGTACAGACGAGCTTACGTACGACCACGTCATCCCACGCTCTCAGGGCGGAACGACGGTCTGGGAGAACATCGTCTCTTGTTGCTACGACTGTAACAGCAAGAAGGGTGGCAGAACGCCCCAGCAGGCTAAGATGAAACTGCTTAGCAAGCCGGTGCGTCCCAGATCAGTCCCGAAGGTAGAGTTTGAATTCACTGGAAAGACGATCCCAGAGCAGTGGCATGATTATGTGTACTGGAACGGTTCTCTGGAGTCGGACGACTAGCTTCACCAGTTTTCTGGTGGATGAATAAAACACTAACCATTGCTCTAATCGCAGCGTTTGCTGGCACCGCAGCAGCCGACGCAACACCTTGTCCTGAAGCCCCGAAGCCTAAGGTCAAAAAGAAGAAGCGAACTCCTGCGACATCGTATTGCAAAGTCCTTCGTGGGACTCCGGGTGAACCGGGACCACGTGGGCCTGAAGGTCCGCCCGGTAAGGACGGAAAAGTTATCCGGGAAACCAGAGTAGTCGAGCGTGGTGCAGGTAAGTTCCCACTCGATCTCGGTGTCTTCGGAACATATATGGGTAAGCACGGTGACTGGGCATGGGGCCCAGCGCTTCAGGTTCGCGGAATGGTTTCCAAGAACTACGAGGCATCGCTGATGGGCGGTCTAGCAATGGGCGCTACCAGCGACCGAGAATCTGGTTTCACGGCTCGACTTGGAGTTGCTAGGAAGCTCGACCATGCCACCTTCGGTGTCGGTCTCGGCCTTCTAAACATCAACGGCTCGCCAGAGAACGGCGAGATTGACGGCAGCTACGTTACGCTCGACGCCACCATCGGCGTTCGACAGAAGCTTGGCCCGGTGATGTTCCATCTGAATCTGGCCCCACTCGTTCTCGGGATGCTGCACGACGACTCGGAAGAGGGTGCGCAGTGGACCCTCGGTAGCTCGGCAAGTCTGTTTGGATCGGTGAGGTTCTAATGCGTTACACAATCTTCCTTCTCTGTGCGTTAGTGGGTTGCGCTAACCTAGAACGTGATTATGATACCGATGTCCCGCCAACAAGTACACCACCCGGTGGTGAGTATGAGAGACCCGACGCCGGAGCAACAGATGCACCAGTCCTACAACCAGATGCCGAAGTCTGTCCACCTGATGCATACGTGCCTCCTCCTTGTACTTGCGACGATGATTGTGATGACGGAGAGAGATGTCATAGCGGTAAGTGCTACGAACGCTGTGATTGTGATGATGACTGTGATTCTGGTGAGCGCTGCCGATACGGCCTCTGCAAGCTGAACCCATAGTTCCTGACTGATGATCCCGGAAGGGTGAAACGCGTACCGCCTAGCGATGTAAAGCCCCGGGCGGGCGTATCAGGATAACCTGAGATTTTGGAGCTTCTCCGTGAAGAGATATAGGCAAACCGTAGGCCGCAAAGCCGACGTGCTCCCACCCATGGAGTTGTAAGCATCTGGTGAGGCTGGTGTGCTGTCTACACACCGAGGCGGGTTCGATTCCCGTCAATTCCGCAACAATAGGAGTGAGGTATGGTGGTTAATGCTCTCGGCGCTTGTCATCCTGACTGCACCTTCTGTGCAAAGGAGTTCTTCAAGTGGTATAAGACTCGGATGGGAGCGATGAATCGCTCTCTCGACGGGGTACCTTCCTTCTCGGAGGAAGCAGCAAGATCAGTAGGGTCTCGTGTAAACGAGAGTCAAAAGCAGGTGTGACTCCTGCCAGTTGATGGAAGGTCAACATGGGATTGTAGCTCACTTGGGAGAGCGCTTCGATGGCATCGAAGAGGCAGTCGGTTCGAACCCGACCAGTTCCACGACACTTTGGGGTATACAGAAGACTGAGCAAACCGCTTGCACCGGTTTAGAGACGGCGCGCTACCGTCATACTCCACGAAAGCACACGCAGGATCATAGGGTGGTTCCCAGGTGATCGATGCTTAACCAGCGCGTGTGTGATCACCATGCTCTTGACGTCTGGTGAGTACCTACCCTTGGTATGGGTGGAGGCTCGGTTCGATTCCGAGTGGGAGCACTACGCGCCGGTCCTAGCCCAGGGGACCCGTGGCCAGCAATGGTGGCGAGCCGTGGCAAGTCGGAACAAGGCGCCATTCGGGGTTCTGTCTAATGGGCTAAGACGCTCGCCTTTGAAGCGAGAGACGAGGGATCGTAACCTTCACCCCGAACGAATGTAAGTGATGCAATTGGCAGACATACTGAGTGAGTTGTCGTGAGATAACGGGGCTCGGGTCTTTGTGGGTTCGACTCCCGCCTTACACTCTGGAACGTGTATACGCGTTCGTAGTCCGGTGGCTACCTGCCCGCAATGGCGACACTCTACGTCTTGATCGTAAGACGGCAAACCCGGCGATGACGGTGGAACGCCCTCATTAGTTTCTGCACTCTTGGCCAAGTAGAAAGGCAAACGGCTGCAACCCGTTGATCGTCGGTGCAAATCCGACAGAGTGCTCCAACGTCGTGCGTTCGTCGATACAGGGAAGTACCTAACGGCCCTACGGCGGGAATCTGGTACAACGCACGACGACTATGTATCACCTGATAGACAGACGTTTGACTTCTAATCGGACAGTGCCAGGTGCAATTCCTGGGTGATACGCCAACCGCCCACGCGCCCTAGTGGGATTTAGACGGGACCCTGAAGCTTGTTCGTAGGTAAAGCGTGCGCACGCAGCCTTCCCCATACTCGCCGCTAAACGAGGCTAGGACGAATCGGTGATAGGTAAGGGATATGCACTCTCCTATGGACAGGACTTGGATTTCCTAAATCTGACGGAGCGGTTCGATTCCGCTAGATTGCACTGATATGCCTCCAACGAAAGATCGAGCCCGACGCTTCGAACGTCGGAAAGCTGGCGCGATACCAGCTGGAGGTACTAGATCCCGTGGCTTTAACCATTAGAACAAGCCACGTCCAATAACGCCCGCTGATCACGGACACGGATTGGTTAGCAACGAACCTGCTAGGAGATTTGGCCCGAAGCACCGGTCGTGGTGTTAGGCACTTAACAGAACCGGTCAGGGCTCGTTCGTGGCCGGTCATTTTACGGGGAGGTACGCTAATAGAAAGCGGCGGCTGCAAAAGGCCGTGTTTGCTGGTTCATTCCCAGCCCTCCCCACCATGGAGTATTCGTTCAACGGCTAGGACGGTTGCCTTTCAAGCAATTAATGAGGGTTCGATTCCCTCATACTCTACTTATGCCCGGCCTCGCTTGCGATGCCTACCGGGAGTTGGAATTTTCGTACGGACTTTTCAACGCCGGGCTCCTTGACAAACATCAGCATCATCGCTATATAGATAGTGGGCCTGGCCCACGAGGTCATCCCACGATGGCTGCGAGGTACCGGCACCCTCGTTAAACCCCGGATCATTTTATGTACACTCTATCCTCACACAGTTCTAGTTCGCGCTCCTCGTCGTAGACGAGTTGAGCGCTGCTATTCTGGCAGGAAAGAGGTCGGTTGGCGACCTACTAGTCTTGAAAACTAGGTGCCCTTCGGGGCCGGGTTCGACTCCTATTCCTGCCGCCAATGGATAGTTAATCTGTAAGGCACAGAGGCTCCCTGCTAAGGAGTTCGCCCTGGCTAAATGCTGGGGAGGGGTTCGATTCCTCAACTATCCGCGTCATGATTATAGAAATCCGATCCGCCGAGGGCGGTAAGCATAGTGATTACATCGTTGAGCAGCAGTTGTCGATCTACGTAAAGGTTTGCAACAAGAGGGGTCTTTGACCTCGAAGTAGTCGAGCATCGAGACGGCTACATCATTCTCCGTGTGAACGGCAAGGGTGTAGACAAAGTCTTCGAGCACGAGGCCGGTGGACACCGCTGGCAGATGATTAGCCCTACAGATCGCAAGGGGCGCGTGCATACGAGCACGATTACGGTGGCAGTGCTCCCAGAACCCCGTGAGCACGAGCTTAAGATCCTGGATCAGGATCTAGAAATCGAAACGATGCGTGGTAGCGGTGCTGGCGGTCAGCATCGCAACGTGACCGACTCGGCGGTTCGCATCACGCACCTACCGACCGGCGTCGTCGTTCGCTGTGAATCCGAGCGGTCGCAAGCCCTGAACAAGGAGACGGCGATGGCCGTGCTCCGAGCAAGGATCGTCGAAGCGCGGAACGCCACCCTCGGGCAAGAGCGAGACTCACAGCGACGGCAGCAAGTAGGGTCGGGTCAACGCGGAGATAAGGTACGAAGTATCGACGTCCCGGAGGATCGTGTGACATGTCACCTTACAGGTCGACGCTGGCGTTGGCGTGACTATGAGCGTGGGAAGCATGAGTAAGTTCCTCGGCTCGCTTTAGCGCTTCCTCGGCATGTTTGACCCGAGCTTTGTAAATCCTAATCTGAGCCTTCTTGCGAGCGATGAACGACGTCATCGCCTCCTCCTTGGTTGGATGGGCGAAGCGTTTACGTGCCGATAGCAGTACGAACTTCTCATCTTTCATGTGCTTAAAGGATGTAGCGCTGCGATACGGGCTAGCGTTGATCCACGCACCCTTCGGGGTGTAACGAAGGACTTCGTACTCTGTAAGTTCGACTTCAATTCGAGTACCGGAACTACAGTCGCGATACTCGTCGTACCCTGTAGAGTAGGCGACGTCGTTATATCGGTACCAGGTAGTCATCGTGATTGAACAGATCTGCGTGTGCAAACTTCTTGATAAGTACGACCGCTGATCGGATCCTTGCTGGTGTGATAGAGAAGTCCAGTGACAGGATCTCGGGTCAAAGGGTGTTCGTCTTCGCACCCTTCACAGTACTCGTCTTTACTCTGTTTCATCGATTAACCCACCAGCGCCAGAACCTGGGGCTAATAGCGTGAACGGCACGGCTAACAGCACCGCCCCAGCAATTATACCAGAAGCCTGTTTGACACAGGGTACACGGATCGTCTGGTCTGCCGTGCCGGTGTCTAGAGCAAATGGAATACCATTCACAACGCCACGGACCCCAGCCTTTACTAGCGAGGGGCATGGATCACCGGAAGACTACGACCGACACTCGGCTTCGCCAGCTGAGGGTTCTGGCGCATCCAGTCCTGGACAAACCACAGCTGCCCACAGCCTCCACCGATGTCATCCTGACCAGCAGGATCAAACATGCGAGTGCTGAACCCTCGCTGCTGAAGCAGTGACTGGAAACCACTAGCGAGCGTACGCTGACGTTCATTGGCAGCTGCTACCGACTCGTCGCGCTCGCAGACTACCGAGATGGTGGCCTGCCAGAAACCAGGACGGAACAACGCAGCCAAGCGGTCTGCGTCAGCTTCTGACGTGTTCCCCTCGTGAGCACAGTAGTTGAAGAACGGCTGGCGACCGGTCTCGGCGTACCAGGCAGTGCCTTCTTGAGCGATCTCCTCCAGAGTCAGCTTAGCCTTGAACGGGATCAGCTTATCGCGTGCTTCGTTCGTGCTCTCGTGTACGGAGAATTGCAGGCCAACCGTCGGGATTACCTGCGAGACCTTTCGGAACGGAGCATATTCAATCCTCGGACCGGAAGTACTGACAAGCAGCGCAGCGCCTGGGATCTGGGCATGAAGGGCGTACAGCGCCGGGATTAGCTCCTTCAAGTTGAGCATCGGCTCGCCCATGCTCATGAACATGATCTGCAAACGCTTCACGGCGTTAGGATCGATCTGCTGATCCTCGAATAGGCGCATTGGTTGCTCGTAGATCTCTGCTGCCGTGAGAGAGCGTACGAAGCTATCTCCAGCACCACAGAACCGGCAGCCAACCGGGCAACCAGACTGCGTAGAGCAGCACACGACGGTGCGCTCCTCATAGGTTGGGTACTTGTAGAGTACCGACTCGGCAACTGCCGTCTTGTTCTTGAAGACGTACTTCAAGACGTTCTTGTCTGAACTACGAATACGTTCTACGTCGGTCCACATTTTTACCCTCATACGATCACCGGAACCAGAGCATAGTTAGAGCCTTGCTTACGGAACGTCCAGCGTCCCTGGATAATCCCGCCAGGTAGCATGCCAAACGCCTTGATAGCGTCGTAGAACCCGGACATGGCCAGGGAGTAGGTTTCCTTGAGCTTGTGGTTCTGCACATTGAATCGTGCAGATGAACGACCCTTACTCCAGCTAGTCATCACAAGCTCGGCATCGAATTCGTAAACATCACGCCATTCGTCTGGCATATTCCAGCCAGGTCCGCCTGGCTGACGTACTTGTCCAGGCTTGGCCGACGTCCACTCCAGCATGTTGATGTGCTTATCGTCAGCAGCGAAGGGAATCTGGTAGGTCTTTGGTTTACTTACACTCACGACGGTCGAACCCAGACGACAGTATTGCCGTCGCCAAGCTTTATCCCGCTGACCGGCGCCGGCTCCCACGCTCCGCTAGTAGAAGCGTATACATCGGTAGCCTCAATCTCGTCACCCGGCTCTAACTGATAGCCGTAGATGTAGGTCTTCTTGCCGGTGTTGATGATGCGGTCGTCGTATTCTGGGTGCTTGTGGAGTTTTGCGAGTGGCTTCATGCTCTCATAGTAAGCACCACTAGGAGTCTGTCAACCCCAAATTCGTGCCAGCATGTAATCCATATCGTGGCGCTTGTCTAGGGTCTTACGATGGCCGACGCACCACTCACTCATATGAGGGTTAGCTAGTTGCTCCCCGTTGAGTAGCGTAAGCTCAAGAGCCTCATGCTCGGCAAACAGAGCCCAGACAGAGAGCGCCCACATGCGAGCCTTATCTGTGCCAGGGAAGTGGCCGGCGTAGAAGTAGTATTCGAACCCGTCGTGCTTAACCGTCAGCGTGGAATCCGGAAGACCGTCGAGCGTAAAAAGGATCCTCACGTTACGCGGGCGCTGGACGACGCTGATGCGCACGCTAACCGAAGGATCCGGGTGACGGAATCTCAGGTCTGCGATTGCAGATTCCCAGTTAGCTACTAGCTCGTCCATTAGAGGATCTCGGAGGATTCGAACCTACAACCTTGCCACATTTCACTGCGACACGCTCTACCGTTGAGCTAGAGATCCTTAGCGCGTCCAAAGGGATTCGAACCCTTATCCCCCAGGTCATTAGTCTGAGTGCTCTAACCGTTGAGCTATGGTCGCATGTGCTCCCGAAGGAGCGTGAACGTTATCGCGCCAGAGGTAGACTGCTTAGCACCTTTATAACCTGCTCACGATTCTCGGTCGGCGCAAGACCAATCGACATAAGCTGGCTGGGCCACTCGTCGTCATCAGGACACTCGATGACCTGTCCGTACGCGATGCCGGCACGGTCTAGCCTGGCTGCGATTAAACGCAGGTGCGTTTCATCTGCTGCGTGCAGGACGACGACCGTACAGCCAGGCTCGGGCCTAGGTCCAGGACTCTCGCCAGCGGCATGACACGCTTGCGCGAGTTGTGCTCCTGCTGGGATGTCTCGTCGGACGACGATGTAGTGGAAGAGTTTGGAAGCCTTAGGACAGGCAACCGGGACAATGTTATCCGCCGAAGCGGTGCGCTCTATCGCGTTTTGGTCAATGCATCTTCAACCATCATAGCCACCCTTGGGCAGCTTGTCAAGTGGGCTAGTAATCATTGTCATCACGCTCCACTGTTTCGGCCTCGTAGTTAGAAGCTGGTAACCAGATCCCATCGATAACATATCCGTTATGGCCACGACGCTGGAACGCACCACAGTCGCGACACACGAGCGATTGCCAAGATCCGTAGCGAAGCGGAATGTCCTTGCCTCGTTTAGTGTTATCGTGTAGGCAGGTCATCGTCGATCTCCTGCCCAGTACGCATCCTCAGCTGCGTTGCATTTGCACATAAGGATCGCACCATCGCCCATTCGTCCGTCGTAGTAACATCCGACGCCGCACTTATCGCAGACGTAATCGTTTCCGTGACGAATAGGGTTTGCTCGACCGGATGTCTTTGTGGTCTGATGCGTCCGCTCGTACTCCTTAATCTCTTCAGGGGTGCCTTCAATTGTTCCGTCTGGATGTCGCTTCATCAGTGAACCTCAAACGAAATGCGATAACCCAGCGCCTCGGCCGTGTTCATCGTTGTCTCGATCGACCACATAGGGTTAGCCAGAAGTACCTCAACGCCGACCGGGAGTAGATTTAACTCGTCGGCCACACTGTGAATTCCGGTACGACTGATTGCGTCCTGGATTTCTTTTTTGAGAAAGCTGACGAGTGTTGCGTATGCACTCTGATTTGTCACGGTGGACTCACATCTTTCCAGCCCGTCTCCGGGCTACCTTCGAGAATGTTGTAAGTAGTAGCAGCATTCGAGTACGTGACATGTCCGTCGCTGAGCACTTGCCCACCTTCCTCGTGGATGTGTCCGTAGCAGTGCAACACGTTCTTGTTCTTCGTCGAGTATTCAAACCAGTTGAGCATCCCTTCGAGCCCGTACCCGTTATCCCAACGATCCTGCGGTGGGTAGTGGGTTACGTAGATATCACAGTCGTCAGCCATCTGGCGAACCTTGTCGATCAGGTCGTAGCGCAGAACCTCGTCCGAGAAGCTGCCGTTGATGTACGGCACGCCACGATGGCCTGTGATGCGCAAGCCCTCGACCTCAATCACTTCGTTGTCGATAAACTCGTGAATCAGATTGCAGCCCTTGAACAGCGGAGCCATGTCAGCATGGTCATGGTTGCCACGTAGGCAAACGATCGGACTTTCCGGCGAGCCCAGATACTGCTTGAACCCAGGATATCCCTCTTCGGTGAACTTCCAAACGCGCCCAAGTTGCTTGATCTTCACCTTCTGAGAAGGCATGTGCCAGTCAGGGTACATATCCCCGGAGCAGATGTAGAGGTCTGCCTCTGGAATTTTTTGGAAGTTCCAGTGCCAGTCTGAGAAGTGAACAATTCTCACGCTTCGTCTCCACCTTTGTCAGAATTAGGCCCATGTCGTTCCGCACGAATTGCGTACCTCACAAGCGTGGCCATCTGTCGGCTGATCAAAGCAAACGCTTCCGTATATGTTAGGCCGTGTTTGATTTCGAGATCAAGCATGAAGCCGGTTAACTCTCGCGAGGCTAACTCTACAATCTCAGTCCTTGGATGAACTCGCATACCTCATGATAACCACTCACCCGGCGAAGTCAACTCCTTGCTTTGCTTCAAACGATGGTTACACTGATCTCATGGACGAACAGACAGAGCAAGAAGCAACGAAACGTAAGAAGTGCAAGCACGGACAGCACACCGACCGACTCGTTCGTGGTGGTAAGCGTTTGGAGTGTACTACTTGCGGCGATTCATTCCCCTGTCTGAACGTCGACTGCGGGCACTTTGATTGTCAGTGGGAACGCGACGAGCCGGGTGCCGCTATCGCTGGGGAGCTTGGCTTTGTTGTCGATTGATCGGATTACGGCAGAATGGTCAGGGCTCGAAGGCGTGTGGTCCGTTCATATCTACCTGGACGAACACACCTTTGTTGGCGTTTCTTGTGCGGCCGAGCACGAAATTCCTGAAGCGAAACAGCAAGTACTTGCACGTTGTGCGGAAATCCTGGCCGAACGTGGATGACCTTGTCGAACTTAGCTGCGCAGACATTCGGATAAACAAGCAGCCGATGAACCAGGAGAAGGCTGAGGATTATGCGGAGCTTATGGAAGCCGACATCCCTGCCAAGTTCCCGCCTATCCTCGTCAGAATGAGCCCAGAAGGTCCGGTACTTGTCGACGGCAGACATCGGCTGGCTGCACACAAGATGCTCGGACGTTTGACCATCAAAGCTCGCATTACTCTCTGATTTGCAAATAGCGTGCCAAGCCCCATACTAGGGGAGTGGATACGCGTTTCGATAGAGGCACGCTCGTAGCAAAGACCAAGCCCAAGATCTTCAAGGGCACGGTCGCTCGCCTGCATTCTGTCGACGACGCTCTAAATTACACGACAGGGCCAGAGCATCGCGATCTCGCGGAGCTTCAGCGCATCGTCGACCAGCTTCCCGGACTTCCGGTCGTCACGGCGATCGAGCCTGACTCGGAGCACCCGCTCGGACACCCGTCGAATCTGATTATTAGTGGTGTTGAGTACCACGAGATTGGCCGTGTACTCGGAGCAACCCTAACCGACGACGGTAGGGCTGACGCGGACATCTACATCTTCGACAAGGGTGCCCTTCATGAAATTGAAGACGGTACCAACGAGCTATCCTTAGGATATCGTTGTACTCTTGACGCCGAGCGCTTTCAGCGTGGCATCATTTTGGACCACCTAAGTGTGGTTCCTCGCGCTCGTTGCGGCCCGACTTGTAGCCTTCGTTCGGACGCTCTGGACGCCAAGTGCCCATGCTCGCTTGCACAATCCGTGCCAGCTGCTACAACTCCTTCAATGAAGCTTGCTGACATGAACGTCGGGCTGACGGTTACTTTGGACGAGAAGTCCAAGGAGATCTTGAGCACGCTCAGCCAGCTTTCTACTGAACCTGTTACCACTCTGGCGGCAGGAACTACCGAGCATGCCGACTGCGCTTGCAAAAATCATGCCATCGTGCATAATACTGGAGTTACCAATATGGACCTCGAAACGCTCACCAAGAATCTAGAAGCAGCAACCGCAGAAGTTGCGACGCTGAAGACGGAGATTGCTGAACTCAAGACTTCCGCCGGAAAGCTGGACGAAGCTAACAAGCTTGCTCAGAACCAGGCCGCTGCTGACCTCAAGCTTGCTAACGCAACTGTCGAGAAGCTAGCCGCCGAGATCGAGGCTGTCAAGGCTGACGCTCAGGCAAAGGTTGACGCTGCTCAGACTGCTCGCGCAGACGCTGACGCCGTTGCTTTCGCTGCCGCTGTCGACGCCCGCGTTGACCTCCTTTCTGACGCTGTTGCGGTCGGAATCGAAGATGCGAAGTCCAAGACTGATCGTGAGATCAAGGTCGCCATCGTCAAGAAGGTCGACGAGATGGACATTGAAGACAACCACTCTGCTGACTACGTCAACGGAATGTATGCAGGCGCGATGAAGCGCCACACCAAGGCGGGCGCATCGCTTGCCGAAGTTCGCCAGGTTCTCGTCGAGAACAAGACTGACGCCGAGAAGGCCGTTAAGTCTGACCCCATCAAGGCTGAACTAGAAATCCGCGAAGCCGCAGAGGCCGCGCGCAAGAATCGCTGGCGCTAATTACGTCGCCTGACTGAAGTAACAAGGACAAACCACCATGGCAATGAGCATTCAGACTTCTGTATCCGTCGCACCTCTTGAAGGATACGCCGGCACGCTAGACACCGCATACCCCCACACGCTTATCACGGCGCGTAGCTCCGAGTCTTCGGCCTCGATCCCGTTCGGCAAGGCCGTTGTCTGGGATCCTAGCACTCCGACCCACGACCGTGACGTCACTCTGCCTACCGGTGAGACTGACAGTGTTATGGGCATCGTCGTCCATAACCACAACTTCGCACGCGCCTGGATTGACTCTGCTGGCACCACGCACGGCGAGCTTGATGCTACGGGCCTTCGCCCCGGCACGATCTTCAGCGTTCTCCG